TAGAGTTAAAAGATGGTAAGTTAGCACTGTTCATGGGTATCTCAAATTATACCTTGAGTGCTGGAACATTCTTAGATACTTTTCAGTCAGGCTCACTTCCCAACGATGTTCTTGATAGCTTGCCAACTGATATTAAGAAGGCATTGCTAAACAAAGAAAAAAGAATCCCACTTGATTCAGAAAGACTTTGCGTTTTTCACTATAAGAAAGATGATTGGCAGATGTGGGCAAATCCCATGATCTATGCTATCTTAGATGATATTATTATGTTAGAAAAAATGAGATTAGCAGATATGTCCGCTTTGGATGGTGCTATTTCTAATATTCGTTTATGGACACTTGGCAATCTTGAACATAAAATTTTACCAAACAAAACAGCTATTAACAAGTTGCGAGATATTCTAGCCAGTAATGTTGGTGGCGGCACGATGGAACTAGTTTGGGGGCCAGAACTATCCTTCAAAGAATCTAGCAGCGAAGTATACAAATTCCTTGGTTCTGAAAAATATACTTCGGTACTCAATAGTATATATGCTGGGTTGGGTGTTCCTCCAACATTAACTGGTATGGCTACTGGCGGTGGCGGCTTTACTAATAACTTCATTTCGCTCAAAACTCTAGTAGAAAGACTTCAGTATGGTAGAGATCAGTTAACTAGATTTTGGGAAAAAGAAATTGAAATGGTTAGACAGGCTATGGGTTTTAGATACAAAGCCTATATTCAGTTTGATCAAATGACCTTATCTGATGAAGCCGCAGAGAAAGCTCTTCTATTACAACTTGTGGATAGAGATATTATAAGTCAAGAAACTGTTCTTGAAAGATTTAAGGAGATTCCTCAGATCGAAAAGATTAGACTACAAAGAGAATTTGATGAGAGGCAGGGCGAAGATACTCCAGATAAAGCTGGACCATTCCATAACGCTAATCATAAAATGGATTTGGAAAAGATTGCCTTACAGTCAGGAAAAGTAAATCCACAAGACGTTGGTTTAAAAACAAGTGTACCAAAAGATATATTGATGCCAAAACCACCAGCACCCGGTGGTGGTCTTCCAAATGCCCCTAAACCTAGTAATCCAAATGGGCGACCGCTTTTTAAGCAAGATACCGGACCAAGAAAACAAAGGGTGGCAACTCCAAAAAAGAAACCGGGAGTAGCTGAGTTTGTATATTGGGCAGAAGAAAGCTGGAAAGAAATTTCAGACGTTCTTACTAATGCATATTTAAATTCTAAGTCTAAGAAGAACTTAAGGCAGCTAACAAAGTCAGAAGTAAAAGAACTTGAAAAATTTAAAGTAGATGTTCTTACTAATCTAGACATTATGTCTGAGGTAAATGCTACTTCAATAAGAGATATACTTAGTGAAAATAGAAAAACTCCTACAGCGTTTGCCAGCGTTCTACAAGAAGAAAGCATTAATCCAGAGTCAATGAATATAGACAAATACAGAATGCGCGTTATAAGTTTATATATCCAATCACAATTAGCAGAAATGGAAGAATAAAATGGCAGCTGCAAAATATGATTTTGATGTTGAACAGGGTTCTTCTTATAACTTGACATTCATTTATAAAAATAATGCAGGCACAGCAATTAATATTACTGATTGGTGCGCTAGGATTTTAATTACGACCAGTGATAATCAAACAATAACTTACACTTCTGGAAATTCTAATTCAGACTACCAAATGTCTATAGATGGAGTCAATGGTAAGATAACTCTTATGTTACCAGCTTCTACTACTAATAACTTTGCATTCAAAACAGCAAAATATGATTTTGAGTTAGAATCAAATGATATCTTCTATACTAACGGCGGTCGGTATACTACAAGAGTATTATTTGGCCTTATAACAATCATAAAAAGAAATAGCAAAAATTCTACCCAAATGGAGTGCTAAATGAGCAACTACACTATAGAAGTTACTGAAAATGTAGTTAATCTTGATGTTCTCAAAGATCATGATATTATCATAGAGATAAAATCTTCTGATAACTTTATTACATTTGACACTCCCAGTGGCTACCCTATATTATTTACTAGCGGAATTCTTCCCGTCAGTAGAGTTGGTAGTGGATACTTAATTGAAAATTTAACTAGTGGCAACACTATAGTTAGAACATTTGGTAATCAATCAATAAGTGGAATCAAATTATTTAATGATAATGTTATAATATCTGGCTATTTAGCAACTAGATCTGAAGCCTCAAATATTGGAGCTTCTCATTTTCCGGTATTTATATCTGATCCATCTACATTTGCCCGTAATATTCATACTAGAACACCTTCACAATTCAAATCAGACCTTGCTATAAATAATGTTCAAAACATTGCGTTAACTGGCGTAAATTTTTCTGCTGGTAGCGGCTTAATTGGTGGCGGTAATTTATCAGCTAATAGAAGCTTTGACATTGGACAGGGCGACGGTTTAGTTGTAAGTGCTGATAATATTGCTGTTGATTCTACCGTTGTAAGAACAACTGGTGAACAAACTCTCTCTGGCGGTAAAACTTTCAGTGGAACTGGAATAAAAATAACAACTGGTGCAATAGGAATAAATCGTAAAGATATTATTTTAAAAGGTAATACAGGAACATTATTTAATAATACTATAACTATTACTCCAACAAATAATCTTTATACTGATAGAGTTTACTATCTTCCAGAGGCTGGTGTTGATGCAGACTTTGTTATGACCGCTGGAAGTCAAATCATTACTGGACAAAAAACTTTTACTAGTACAGTTATATTTAATAGTGGCACTTTTCAATCTCTTAAACTTGGTGGTATTGATGTTTCTGTTAGCGGCCATACTCATACCTCCTCAAGCATAACTGATTTCAATAGTAGTGTTAGTGGATTATTACCAATAACATTATTAACCGCTGGTAGTGGTATTGGTATATCTGGCGTTGGTTCTAATTATACAATATCTACTACTGGAACATTTGGTTTAACTCAAACTCAAGTAGATTCTAGAGTAAATACTTTAACTAGTGGAATTTATGCTCCTCTCACTGGGGCTGTTTTTACTGGTATCATTAGTGGACCAAGTGGTAGTTTTACATCTTTAAAAGTATCTAATGTCGATGTTTCTGTTAGTGGACATACTCACAATATAGCTGATATTACGTCACTTCAAACAACTCTTGACAATAAACAACCTTCTGGAAATTACGCACTTAGTTCTCACACTCATGCGTCTAGCAATATTACAGATTTCAATAGTAGTGTAAGTGGGCTAGTGAATGGCATATATGCCCCATTAAGTAGTCCATCGTTCAGCGGAGTTCCATTAACTCCAACAGCAACTGCTGGAACTAATAGTACTCAAATTGCTAGTACAGCATTTGTTCGCACAGAAATAAGTAATTTAGTGGCTTCTGCTCCAACTGCACTAGATACTCTCAACGAATTAGCAACTGCTTTAGGTAATGATGCTAATTTCTCTACCACCGTCACAAATAATCTTGCTGGAAAAGCTAATCTAAGTGGTGCAACATTTACTGGAAGTATTAGTGGCCCCAGCGGAAACTTTACTTCACTAAAAGTTAACAATGTTGATGTTAGTGCTAATGGTCATACTCACACTATATCTGATATTACTAACCTCCAAACCGCGCTTGATGGAAAGCAACCCTCTGGTAATTATGCAGCAAGTTCCCACACTCATACTAGCTCTAATATAACAGATTTTAATTCTTCCGTTAGTGGTTTATTACCAGTTAAAAATATTCTTGCTGGTTATGATATTAATATTACTAATAATAGCGGCGTTTATACCGTTGCTTCTACAAACTTAGTTCACGTTGACAGTCAACAGCCTCAAGGATTTGTCAATAGAACTGATAGTAGAATTAGTGTTAGTGGTAACATATTTAGAATAGAACCCACAGGAAGTTCATATAGTTATTACAATAAAGGCATCAAAGTTGTTAAAACTAGTGGTGATAGTTTAACTATACCTAATCTTACTCAAATTAATTATATTCATTTTGATACTGTTAATAATCAAATATCAAATAAAACTACAAGCTTTGATTTTAGTAGTGATATTCCTATCGCATATGTAGCTTGGAACAGTGGAGTTGGTCCTAGTGGACAAATGACTTTTTTTGCTGAAGAACGTCACGGTATTGTGATGGATACTAGCACTCACAAGTGGATTCATAATACTTTTGGCTCACAATATGTTGGCGGTTTGAGCATTGGTAATTACTCTACTAGCGGAAATGGAAATAGCAATAGCGATGCTACAATAGCGATTGGTAATGGTACTCTTTATCAAGAAGATATTGAGATAAATATTACTAATAGTCCTAGCACTGATCCGTTCTGTCAAGAGTTAAGTCCGATTGCTCAAATTCCAGTTTATTATCACCAAGGAAACACTGGTCAGTGGGTTAAGAATACCGCCACAAATTATCCAGTAAAGTATGGAGTTAATGGTCCACAGTATAACTTATTAAGCGGTGGAACTTGGACAACTCCAGATGTTAGTCCCGGTGGAGCAACAAGATATTTCGCAGTATGGATTCTTGCAACTAATCAGATTGATGATCCTATAATTAGTATTATGGGTCAGAGAGTAGACAGCAATCCCGGCTCTGCTGAAAGTAATAACTCTTGGAGTGATGTTAATCTTACTAATCTTCCATTAAGCGAAGTTAAACCTCTTTATCGACTAATATTTGCTGGTGATAGTGATTTTACTAACACTCCAAAATGCTATTTATATAGTATTCTTGATATACGAGTATCTGTGATTAGTACTATTGCTGGAGTTTCTCAGAATGATCACGGCAGCTTATTCGGATTAGGTGATGATGATCACTCTCAATATTTACATGTTGATAATGCACGAACGGTTAATGCAATTCATAACTTCGTTAATGGATTAACCGTTAATGGTACTAGTGTAAGCGTTAGCGGCCATACTCATACATCATCAAATATTACTGATTTCAATAGTAGCGTAAGTGGACTACTACCGGTAGGGACTGCTAATTATTTAAGCAAGTTTGGAACTGGTGGTAGCGGACTAGGTAATAGTTTAATTTATGATAATGGTACTAATGTTGGTATTGGAACAAGTGTACCACAAGCGGGATACAAATTAGATGTTAATGGATCAGCAGTAATAAGAGGTAGTATTCTCACTAATGCTACAATTACAGAGTTTGGAAATTCTAGGTATCAGTTACATAGCGGAGCATCAACTAATCAAGTATCTTATGTTTGTAATGGAGGCGGAAGATTTGGTGTTGGTTTTACCGCACCTAGCGGTTTAGTAGCAATTAGTGGTGGAGTATCTATAGGATCAGCATATAATGTAACTTCTCCAACTAATGGTTTGATTGTAGAGGGAAACGTTGGTATTGGAACCACCACTCCAAGCGGAGCTTTGCATGTTGTTGGAGATACTTATATTGATAATAGTGCTAAACTCTATATTGTAGGAAGCGGAACATCAAAAACTAGAAATTTTATTTGGAGTGGTACTAACGGTAATCTAGAAATTAATGCTAATGGTCCTAGTGTAGTATTTTCTCCAGATGGTGGCTATGTTGATCTTGGAAGAACGGTATCTCAATATATTAATATAGGACATGGATATCTTAATGCGGGAGCAAATAATCAGCATGTAAGATTCACTCCCGGCGGCGTTGAACTAATGAGGATGACTAATTCTGGTACTATTGGTATTGGAACAACAAGCCCACTTGGCACATGCAGATTAACTATTGCTGGTTCTGGATCAACAAGTGCTAGTTCAGCACTTAATGTGGTCAATAGTGGAAACAGCCCATTATTATTTGTTAGAAACGATGGTAATGTTGGTATAGGTAATAATAATCCATCCTATCGCTTAGATGTTACTGGTAGCGGTAGATTTATAGGAACTGGATCTTCTTTAATTTTGAATGCCGATGGAAATGTCGCTGGATCTCCATCAATAGAAGCCACAAGCACATATTCAGATATAAACATTAAGGTTGGTGGTCAAAATATTTTTAGAGGTTTAGATGGCTGGACAGGAACATGGGCTGACTCTGTTGCAACCACATATTTTCAAGTTGGTCGAGCCGCTGGTAATACAATATTTACATCTTTAGTGGGAAATAACTTTAATAGATTAGCATTTGCTTCATCAAAAACACTATTTACTAATTCTACATCTAGCATAGCAATACCATCTGGCTACTTCAATATAGTTAGAAATTCTAATAGTTTGTTCAATGTGATGGATGATGGTAAAGTTGGCATTGGAACTCAAACTCCAAGTGCTCAACTACACGTTATAGGTAGTGGAGTAATTAGTAGTGGATTAATTGTCAATGGTAATCTTACTTTTGATAGTTTCACAGAAAGCGTTGTGGCTATTGGAAATAGTAGCACATCTCAAACAATAAGCTTAACTAGTGGAACTGTTCAAACATGCACACTAACTGGTAATTGTACATTTACCATGCCAACAGCAACTGCTGGCAAGAGTTTTAGTTTGTTTCTTAATAGTGGCTCTGGAAATTATACTGCCACTTTTACTGGAGTAAGATGGGCCGATAGTGCCATTCCAACAGCAACAATTACCGCTAGTAAAGTTGATATATATAGTTTTATTAGTGATGGAACCTATTGGTACGGCAGCTTCTCTCAAAACTATGGGTGATAAATGTTTAGTATAAGACAAAATACATTCCAAAGATCAACACGACTTCCTAAAAAAAGTCAATTATTGACTATGGATGTTATTTATAAAGGTCAGCCGTTTGTAGAAGTTGTTGCAACTAATAGTGATGCACTTAGTCTTGATATTATAAAGCAGGCCCAACCCTTCATTCCCGCATTCGATAATACCAAAAAATCATCTCAGTTAATATTAAGTGGTAATAATCATCCAGATGTTCAGCTATGGCTAAATAATGTTCAAGCCAATGGTGGAAGTGCTAGTGCTGGAACAATTACGGCTTTAAACACTTTTTGCAATAGCATAGATAGTGCTGGGTTGAGGAGCAAATTTTATAGACTTAATTTATTTTGTGGAGATAATTTAAATTCTGCACTAGTGCCAATATATTTATCTACAAATTGGTTATCTCCATCCTATGGTTTTGGCAAAGACATTAACTACAATTTTGTTAGTGGAGATTATTCAGAAACTGGCAGTAATGCTGGATTAACTTCTAGTGGAGCTGATCCCACCCAGCAAAATGTTGGAACTAAGTATTTAGATACTGGATTTTCTCCTTCTATGGTTGGAGCTATTGGTTCACTAATAGATAATTTACATATAGCAGCTACTGTTTCCACAACAGCAATATCTGCGGCTGGACAAACTATAGTTTATTCTACATCTTCATATGTTGATGTATGGATATTATCAATTCAATTACTAAGCGGATATGCCAATGTAAGATCCACAATAACCCAGAATGGTATAAATGCTCAATTAAGTCCACTGTCAACAGGTCTAGTATCTCCAGCGACTCATTTAATTAATTCTAGATTAACAACAACAGATTCTAGAGTCTATCAAGGTGGATCACAGATTGGAAGTACTAACACCACACCAGTTACTGCCACCTTAACGCGATTTACTCCAACATTTTTGCTATTTAGACAAAGTGCTGGATATTATAGTAATCTACGATTAAGTGACTATTCATTGGGACAAGGATTGACAATATCAGAAGCTTCATCATACAACAGTATATTACAAACATTTAAAAATTCATTAAATAGGACTTGATATGCCAACATTCTTTTTAGACAGTGAAAATGGTGATGATAACTTTAGTGGAACTAGCTTTGCTCTTTTGGCTAGTGGTACAGACGGAGCTTTAGCTGCTGGATCTAGTAACGTTTTTGGCATATTAACATCAGCAAGCGCAAATTTTCCAAATAATAATACTATAGCTCCTACCAAAAATCTTGCTTGGTATAGTAATTGTTTGTATCTTAACGGCGGATTAACAGCAGCAAAAATTGGTAAAGAATCCATAGCTGGTCCAAGTGGAATTGATGCTACCGTTTATAAATTGTCAGAAGCCGCTCCACTCACAAATAATATGAGATTTTGGCAAGCAACAAGTTTGTATACTCCATGGAATACTGGAAGTCAGTATACTATCTCTGTTTATGTTAAAGCTGCGGAAAAAATTAAGGTATTATTGAGACTTGCTAGTGATTCTAAAACCGCTAGATATAATCTTAGCACAGGAGTTGTTGAAGCCACAGGTGCTGATCCTTCTGTGTCTTCTAACATAGTAAATGCTGGCAATGGATGGTATAGATTATTATTAACAGCAAATACTAGCGGAAGTATTGGTTCTTTGGCCGCAGATACTTTAGAAATAGCTCTACTTCCAAGTTCATCTACCGCTTTAAATTTGGCTGGCTATGAAGGAAATGATGTTGATGGTGTTTATATCTGTGGCCTTCAGATAGAAGCAGGATCATCTGCTACGTCATACGAAAAACCTCCAGAACAACTTTTAAATATATTCAATGGTACTAATTATACTCCACTTAATATAACACAAAGAATAGATTCTACTAATTTAAGAGTAGTAATAGTAAATGGTGCGGGTCTTAACGTTTCTACTCAAACTAATAGACAATATTATATTGGAGGAAGATGCAAAACATTCACAACTGTTACTAATGCTAATGGTATTGCGCCAGCAAAATTAATACCCGGTGACACAGTTAGAATTATGGGAAGTCCAGCACCAACTATAGTTGGAAGTGGAACATGGTCAACCCTTAGCGGTAGAGTTGGAGCAGGAACTAGCAATGTGGTTACTGCCACAAATGCTAGCCCCATAAGAGTAACTTGTGCTAGCACAATGGCTTCTTTGGGTATAGGTGACGGAGATACAGTTTTAGTTAATCTCGTTACTTCAACTGGTGGAAATACTAATGCTAATGGAGTGTGGACAGTTTCAAATGTCAGTGGCAGCAGTTGCGATCTTGTGGGATCTAGTGGTAATTTTAATCAAACAGCTAGTAATGGTATCTTAAGAAAGATGACTCATAGGGTTGTTACATTAAATAGTGCTGTTACAGCAAATATAGCTAGTTGTGGCAATAGAGGAACAGCATCTAATCCAAGAACAGTATGGACAGCTGCTACTAATGTCACAACTTCGTTATCTACTATAGATGTTGCTGCTGGAGATTCTAAAGAAGGAGACTGTTCTGATAGTATTGCTATTGGGGCAGCATTTGTCACCGGTAAGGCCGCATACAAATCAACGGGAACCCTTAATCTAAGCGGCTATCAACAGCTTAGTTTTTATATTAAACAAACTGCTGGTACTTCAACTGTAAATGGCGATATTAGTCTACGATTATGCTCTGATGCAACTGGAGATACTACAGTACATACATTTAATATTCCAGCAATAGTTGTTAACAATAACTGGATTCCTTTTACAATTGATCTTGGATCATCGATGAGTAGTACCATTAATAGTATTGCTTTATATGTTGACACTGATCGTGGCGCACAGACATTTTTACTTAGTAATATAATTGCTTGCAAAGCTCCATCCTTACCAGATAGTTTAAATCTTCAATCTTTGATTAGCAAAAATACTACTGATGAGTTATGGTATCCTATTATGAGCATTAACGGAACTAGAGTAATGATTGGTCAAGGGGCCAATCTTGGTATCAATACTTCAAGTACCACACATAGAGGAGGTTATTATGGAGTTACAGAAAATGTTACTACATATAAACGAGAAAGTATAAAAACTCCAATATTAAATACCGTTTCAACTGTTAATCAAAGTTTTGCCGAAGGTGGATTTGTCGGAAATTATATTAATTATGAATTTGGATGGGATAGAACCAACATGAGTGTTCAAAATCTTGATACATTCTATGATGGTCTTAACGGTTTTGGATATTGTTTTGCTTCCAGTAATTTCAATTATATACGAATAAACAAATTAGGAATGGTAAGATATCAAAGACCACTGAGACTAGCCGGATGTGCTTTTGGCAATCATGGAACAATAGAATCCGTTGGTTCTTCTGAATATTCTTTTGATATTACTGGCGGTACTAGTGAAAATATATTTGACGTTTTAAAGAGTTCTAGCTCGTCTTCGCAGGGACTTGCATTGAGTTTTGGTTGTAATGGAAATATATTTAACAAATTTATAGGTACTAATCATGCTAATAATTCAATATTTATGACTCAGGGTTGTGGATATAATAGATTTAATTATATATTGTCAGCACATAATAATTATAGTATTTTTATAGATGGTGGTTCTAATAATACTTTCATAAATGGTAACTTTATTCAAAATGCTGGTGACGCAGTAAGATACTATGTTGCAGATAATGAAAATTATGTTAACTGTACAACCACTAACAATGGAAGTACCTATGGAATGTATTTATTTAATGGCGAAATATTCTTAAAAAATTGCACTATAAATGACAGTTTAGAATTCGGTTGTTATACTTGGGGAAATAGTAGAATATATAGTTCTAATCATGATAATACTAGCGGCAATTATTTAATAACAACAGATGCCGGAATTATACGCGCACAAACAAATGTTAGAAAAACTAATTCTGGATACTCATGGAGTTTGGCCCCAACAAGCACTACTTTTAGAGGATCTTTTTATCCATTAGATTTTAAGATAGCTACAGTAGCAGTTAATGCAAACGCTTTGGTTACAATAAAAGCATGGATGAGAAGAAATAATGATTTGCTAAACTTGGGACTAAGAATTAAGGGTGGACAAATAGCTGGCGTTCCTAATGATATTACAAGTTATGTGACATCAACTTTGGACACTTGGCAGCAAGTTACTCTAACTTTTACTCCTACCGAAGTTGGAGTAGTAGACATATCAGCAGAATGTTGGGGTGGTTCATCTTATACTGGATACGTAGACGATCTCACTATAATACAAGCATAGGTGAAATATGAATTATACTATTACCGAAGTCTTTCTTGATCCCGCGAATAAATATAGGGCGAGAGTTGCTATTGATGAAAATTCAACTCAATTTTTCAAATTTGATCATTATCCAACTCAAGAAGAAGTTAACGAAGTTGTTATAAACTACATATCAAGCATAAATAATGGAGAAATAATATGAGTATTTTAGATGGTAACGTTCAGCCAAACCTAGCAGAACAGTCCGCTAAACAAATCATTAATCAAGCCCGTCAGACTTTTCATCAAATAACTGACTCTTTTAATGATGGTACGGTCTTATTTTGGAGCAATCCTTATGGATTAAAACCATCAGAAATTGCTGAAGCCCTTGGACCAAACGCCGTGGAAGTATTTAAATTACACTATGCTTTAGGCCAATTTATTGCTAGTATAAAGCCCGAAGCAATATATAATTCATTATCTTTAGTTGGTCAATTTACTATGAATGAAGATGGAACTGTAACAGTTATCGATAATGATAACCTCCCGCCGGTTACTCCTCAAGATTTTAATGCCTCACTAACTGGTGATCGTTAAGTAATCAATTTAATATGTTTATACGATTTTTGTGTATATTATCTTGAGAGACACCAAGGAAAAAATATGAAGATATATGCACAAGAAATAGCTGACGGAGTATCAGAACGTATCAAAAGTGATACGACTGTAGCTTATTGTTCGCAAGCTGTGTTAACAACCGAAACAAATTCAATTAAGCGATTGATTGATAAAGTAAAGGCTTCTAGCAATCCTAATCAAATTGATCTTTACTATATCAAATCAATTCTTGTTTCTACTGGGTGGAATAAAAACGACGATGTTTTCGATCCGCAGCAAACTTGGGCGGCTCGTAGTACCCCAGAAGATAAACAATTCAACTTAATGCATAATGAAAATGACATCATAGGACATATCACTGGAAGTTATGTTGTTGATCAAGATGGCAATAAAATCGGCGCAACTGAAAATGATGACGCCCCATCTCAGTTCGATATCGTAACCGAAGCTGTAATTTATAACAGCTGGACTAATCCAGAGAACAGAGAGAGGATGAGTAAGATTATATCAGAGATAGAGCAAGGCAAGTGGTTCGTTTCGATGGAATGTTTATTCGCCGGTTTTGATTACTCCGTTAAAGACACCTCTGGTCAAACCAAGGTTATAGCACGAAGTGAAGACTCGGCATTTTTAACAAAACATCTTAGAGCATACGGTGGAACCGGAGAATACGAAGGCTATCAAATTGGTAGATTATTGAGAGATATTTCTTTTTCTGGTAAGGGTTTAGTATCCAGACCAGCAAATCCTAGAAGTATAATTCTTGATTCTAGCAAGGCTTTCTCTGTTAATGAAGAACAAACTATTTCCAATGTTTCAGAAGGAGAAGTTAATATGTCAGAAAACATCGAAGAGAAGCAGCTAGATACTGCCCCAGTGGTAGAAGAAGCTGTACAAGTTGTAGCTGTAGCCGAAGAAGTCAAGGTTGAAAATAATACTTCAGAATTAGAGGCCGCTTTAGCTGCTAAAGATACTGAAATTCAAGCTTATGCTTCAAAGGTAACAACATTAGAAGAGACTATTGCTAACTTACAAAAAGATTTAGCAGCAGTGAACAAGGATATGGAAGAAATGAAGAAAAAGGAAAAAGATCGTAGCCGTAAAGAAAAATTAGTTATGGCCGGTTTTGAAGATGCAGAAGCCGACGAATCGCTCTCGCTATATGACGCATTAAGTGACGAAGCTTTTGAAGCTGTTGTTGCTGCAATGAAGAAGAAGTGGGGAGCAATGAAGGACAAGATGATGAAAGAAGATAAAGAAGAAAAGAAGGAAATGGCTTCAGAAGTCGCTGCTACAGAAGAAAAGACTGAAGTAGCAGAAGAGTCAACTGCTCAACTTTTTGAAGAAGTTAAATCAACAGAAGCCACTCTCGTAGATGCTTCTGATGAAGGTGAAGAAATAGAGGCCACAAGAGCTAGTGTGGCAGAGTGGCTAACAAACAACGTTTTACGTAATAAGTGATAAAAGGAGAAAAACTATGGCCCTAAAAGCAGATAGATATGAGCTTCAAACTGATATCAGTTTCTTCTACAATGCCGGGACAGCAACTCGCGGCGGTGTAGTATGTCATGATACAGCTGGTTCGGGTGCAGCTATGGATCAAGGTGTTAACCTTGTTAAGTATGCTACATCAGGCGTTCCAGTTGGCGTTTTATTAAATGATGTAGTAAATAAGGATCTAACCCGTACTCATCTTAATCAGTATAAGGATGAAGTTCAGAAGGGTGGTAAGGTTACAGTACTCCGCAAGGGTTATGTTGTAACTAACAGCGTCACTGGAACACCTAGTGCCGGTGCAACAGCTTATCGCTGCACAGTAACTGCTGGAAATTTCAGCACAGTTGCTAGCGGCAATGCTGTTGGTGGATTCATGACCAGCAAAGATGCTGACGGTTATGCCAAAGTCGAAGTAAACCTTCCCTGACTAATATAAACAAGGAGAATTAAACATGCCAATAACAGAAAGACCCAGCGATGATTTTATCGCTCTCCTACGTAAGTCAGGGGATGCCGATATCAATGTGGCTATGGCCGCTCAACGTGAGTTTGCCAAAGCACTAGAACTCCCACTCCGTAAGGGCGTTTTAGTCGGTAATGTACTCGGTAATATTTTCGAAACCATCAATGTAGAAGCCGGTTCAACAACCGAATTCCCTCTTGATCTTATCTCCCCCGGCCTTGAAGGTGAGCATGTTGCTTACACCAATCCCGGTCACGGTAGAATTCCAGAGCGTTCGGTCGAAGGCGACTACGTGATGATTCCCACCTACACAATCGCTTCATCGGTTGACTATCTTCTTCGCTTTGCCCGCGAAGCCAGATGGGATATCGTTGGTCGTGCAATGCAGGTGATGGAAGCCGGTTTCACCAAGAAGATGAACGATGACGGCTGGCACACTCTTCTCGCCGCTGGCGTTGATCGTAACATCCTCGTCTATGATGCTGATGCAACAGCTGGTCTATTCTCAAAGAGATTAGTATCACTTATGCAGACAGTTATGCGTAGAAACTCGGGTGGTAACTCGGCATCAGTTGGTCGTGGCCGTCTAACCGATATGTATCTATCGCCAGAAGCTTTAGAAGACATTCGTAACTGGGGTCTAGATCAAGTTGATGATGTTACTCGTCGTGAAATCTATAATGCTGATCCAGCTGCGGCTGTTATCACCAGAATCTTTGGCGTTAACCTACATGACCTAGACGAACTAGGCGAAGGTCAACAGTACCAGAGCTTCTTTTCAACTGACCTCGGCGGTGCATTAGCAACAGGCGGTGACGTTGAACTCGTAGTTGGTCTTGATCAGTCGAGTAATGATAGCTTTGTAATGCCCGTTAAGCAGCAGCTACAGGTATTCGAAGATCCAACCCTACATCGTCAGCAACGCGCTGGCTATTACGGCTGGGCTGAACTCGGCTTTGGTGTTCTAGATAATCGTAGAGTGATCCTTGGCTCATTCTAATCTAGATATCTAAAGATATCGGTCGCAATCAAGCCATCCTCAAGCGATTGGGGGTGGCTTTTTTGTGTATAATAACTTAGATAACGTTATCCAAGGATATGAATAGGAGAAAAATATGGCCGCACTATCGGATTATCTTGAGTCTGGATTATTGAGTCACATATTTAGAGATACAGCTTTCCCCAGACCTTCTACCATAGCAATTGCCTTAACTAGCGGTGTTCCACTTGATTCCGACACTGGGTTAACAATCCCAGAACTACCGTCTGGAGTAAGGAGTGGCTTAAACTTTGTTCCAACAAATTATAGTCGAATTGTTTTAGGCCCACCAGCTACTAGTGGTGATAGGGCATGGAATTCTGTTGGATTAGATACTCTAACTGCCTATACTGTCTCTGGAACCAGACATGACAATACACCGGGATATTTTTATCCACTATATTTAACATCTACTGCGGCAAATAGTAATAGTACAGCCGGTGGCGGTAATGGCAGTAGTCTGTCTATAATATTTAAAGAATTTCCATCTGTGATGTTCTTTGCTCCAGTTGGAGGAAACATATTTCAGTCTGGTGTTTCAGTGCAGTCAAGTTATCAGTCATATGAAGGTAATGGATTTATTAAAAATAAAAATCAAATGATATTTAATACTGCTATCACTGAGTGGGGTTGGGTTTCTGGCATAGCTATTTTAGATCATGAGTCCGTTGGTTCTGGTAATCTTCTAATGTATGCTAAGTTAAATAATCCGCGATACGTTTACCTTGGAGATAATATAAGATTTGATGCTAATTCATTAGAAATAAGCCTAAAATAGTAACTGGAGCTTAATATGATATTAAGCAAGTCTCAACTTGTAAATAATATTAATAGTGATATATCTGATCAATCATATGGTCAAATATCGCCCTATGACATTAGACATAATTTATTAGATATAATAGATTCTGTACATAACCTTACCTTTTCTCAAGAATTAAAATCTCTTAATTTAGCTACATTTCCATCTGGAAATACAAAGCTTGGCCAGTTAACTCTAGAGAATATTAATTTAGATGGTTATAATAGTCAAGACAATACAGCAATTGGATATTCTGTATTAAAATCTAACTATCAAGGCATTAGAAATACAGCCGTTGGCTCTTACTCTTTATCTTGCAATATATATGGAGAGGGTAATGTTGCTTTAGGTTATAATGCGTTAGCGGGCAATACTGTTGGTAATTTGAATATTGGGCTTGGTAGCTACACTCTTCATAACAATAAATCTGGAAATGGTAATGTAGCAATTGGGCATGGTGCTGGATACTACATTGGTAAAAATACTAGCAACAAATTATTTATTGCTCATCACGCTGTTGACGGAGATTATATCTGCAATAATCCCAATGGAACCGGCTTGACACCATTGTTACAAGGCGATTTTTCTAGTTTGCAATTAGGAGTTGGAGTAAAAACCCTTCACGCATTTGGCGCACTCCAAGTTGGTGGCGATTTAACGCCTTCTGGTAATAATGTATTAAACATTGGACACCAATTATATAATTGGAAGAGTTTATATCTTTCAAGCTCTTTAAATTTTGCTAATAATTCTTCAATAAGTGCATATAGTCCAACCGGAATTCTAGTTAGTGGATCATTATTTGTACCCATTAATAATCACTATGAGCTTGGATCTTCTACAAATAAATGGAAACGTGGTTATTTTCAAAATCTTACAGTTGACGGTACGGCTAACATAGGAACTGTAACATACAATGATACTCAAGTGTATAATGGTATTAAAATCTATTTAGCAACAGACTCTAATTTACAACCACAATATTCTGATGCAAACTTATTAGGTGGCGGATTATTTATAAAGTCTTCTGACAATAGAGAATATTCTTTAAGTTACTTTCCGCCAAGCTCTGGTATGCCATGCTTTACTGATAGTTATGATAAATCTACATTTAGAAGTAACATTAGCTTCCAAGTTCCAAGTTCATCTTACATAAAAACTAATAGTATAATTTCGTATAGTTCAGATGCATTTAATGATAGTGACTGTTATGGCCTATTCTTCAATAGTGGTATAACATATATATCAAGAAAAAATGTTTTAAATGTTAATCCCGGCTTGCCAAATGGTCATATTGCTGGTATAGGAAATGTAAATTTTATATCCAACTCTGGGGAAGTACAAAACTATAGTGTTTCAATATCTTCGTTAGAGTCTGGCGTGAGCGTTAGTCAAAGATTCTTATCTGGAACAAAGTCAAGACAAAAAGACGTTGTGACTAACAAAGATAAACTTTCTGGATTTGAGCTTAAATATATCAATGACACTAATAACAATGATCTTGATGATCGTTTAGTCATTGGTTCTTATAATAAAACCCCCAATTTTGTTAACGGTATGATTCTTATGAAAGAGTCTACCGGCGGGTCTGTTATGTCTATTACCAATATACCAGAAGTTACAGAAAATGTGTTACCAAACACTATTTTCAATGTCAGATCTAAGAATGATTGTATTGCTAGATTTACTTCTGAAAATAACGCATATTATAAATCAGCCATTCAGCTTCTTGGATCTGCTAACTGTGAGGCTAGCGGTTTAGAAATTTCTTATCTAAACAATAGCGGTGTTGCCGATGTAACAGTTTATAGGGACTCTAATCCTATCAACTTCATTAGAATGAAAGACACCAAAGAGATTGGAATACTTTCTAGTGGAATTATCAATGCAACTATTACAATTGGAAACAGCGGAACAGCCAAGCTTCCGGTTATAAGCATAAAAGATAATCTATGGGTTGGAAATTCTATAGTAGCTCCTTCAGTTGGGTATGGAAAATTATACAACTTTAGAGCTGAAAAAGGATTTGCTGATCAGTATAATTCACTATATTTTATGGATGGTTCTGGCAATTCTACTGATTTAGTAGTAAATAAACTTGATAACGTAGACGCTAGAGCTATTTATACAGATGGAAGTGGAAATACTTTTGCTGGATATTTATCTCCATCTGGCAGAAAAACTATAACTGGGGCAGCTAAAAACAATATTTCCTATGGCTACAAAGCACTTTATAGTATTTCATCTGGCTCTGGCAACCTAGCAATAGGATACAGCCCCCTTTATGATTTAGTCTTAGGAAATAACAATATTGTAATTGGCGATTCATCTGCCAGTGGATTAGTTAATACATCCAGCAATATCATAATTGGTAATCAATCATTCAACAAGACTTCTGATCTAGCCAACACTAGTGGTAATATAGTAATTGGTCATAATATTGGTGCTAGTAACAGTGGTTCACACAACTTCTTGGTTGGGAATAATGGCTTAGTTCTATTAGATGGTAAGCTTGGCCCAACTAATTCTGATAAAAGATTAACTCTTCCTAGCGGCGGAAGATTATACATTAATAATGCTAATGATACTGATAGTTTGTGCTTAAAATCTAATGTTATAGAAATTATTGATAGTGGCGGCAATAACTATCCAGATAATACTTTAACTTTTAGATTTATTGGAAATAATTCAGCAGACCTTTTAATTCTAAGTCACGACTCACTTGGACCATCAGATTATATTGCTACTTGGGGCTACCCAAAGACATTCAATAATCTTAATTATTATAATGATGAATATTGGTTTCCAACCGTTGGTCTTTCTGGAGAAGTTACTCCTAATGCCATTAGCAATAAAGAGCCAAAACCTTATTCACAGCTAAATGGAAATTTTAAGCTAAAAGGCAATATACAATTTGGCGATGGCACATATCTTGGTAGCTCCAAGCCCATAATCAAAAATACTTTACTTGCAAATAGCGGCATAGCACTTGGAAATAGTGGCATATCTCTTGCCAATAGCGGAATATCAAGAATAAATAGTGCTATTATTGAAGGATTCATGCCCGATGGCTTACAAGCTCCAGCCAATGCCTCTACTAAGACTAGCGGCATCTTAATACTAAAAGACAGTAATTGGGCAAATTCTGGAGACATTTTTGTTATTAATAGAGACACTACATCAGTAATACATTCTGGAGCTTATGTGATAGCTGCTAGGATAAATAATGAATATAAACCCATTTGGATTAGTGCAAGTAGTACGCCATGCACATGCTGTAACAATTAAAGGGCTTCCATATGGGAAAACCATTTAACCCATGCTTCAAGAATCCATCTCCATATATTGTATATACTCAGCCGGGATTAACAACTCTACCGCCACAAGCAGAAGATTTTTTTGCACTGTCAGATTCTTATCATGAATGTGTTCAAGTTTCAGACAGCAAAATTAGAAATTTTCACGAAAAATCTGATACTTTAACTTCTACATCAATAAAAGTTTCTGATATAAGTATTAATGATTTTGGATGTGATGATTTCTATTTGTCTGTGTCTGGTGTAAATAATGACTTTTTCAAAATAAATAACAATAAGTTATATTTTGACTATCTTTATTCAACAAAAAATAAATATGAAGCTTATGTAAATACTGTCAATATAAATGGAGAACTCTTAAATTCAACTTTATTTACTCTGAATGTAGAACCCCCCTGTTATTATTGTGTAGATTTATACGATGGTTATTATTGTGTTGATGTAGATGGATACTACTGTGTAGAAATAGATGATGGTTATTACTGCGTAGAAACCCCCAACCCAGATCCTTACTACTGTGTAAGAATCAAAGATTCTTAAGGAGAAAACATGAGAACTTGCATACATAGTTCAGCATATAATCCATCTGTACACACTATACTTGGTGGTCCATATTCATCCACAAGTCAGTGTGAATCTGTGTGTAGTTCACCGTCTACTACATTACCCCCTATTACAACAACACCCAATCCAAACTTTACATTATTACCTCCAATAGTTCCTTTTATGAATGGAAGTAATTTATTTAACATTAACAATGTTCCAGTTAGGGTATTTACACAATATGCTCCAGATAATCAAACTTTAGGTTCATATACTGATTTTCCAAGCTTTACGATGGATGCTAAAAGTAATTATGATTTAATGTCTTTGTTTGCAGATACTGACCCAACTCTACTAACCCCATCTCAAATAAAGCCTTTTAGTGTGAATTCACAAACTTTTGTGATTGACCGGGGTGGAATAATTAAAGCTAGATTTATTTATGTTGGGTCTAATTCTAGTCAAATCAGTGCTTATTCTCTTACTTCTTACGCTGGTACTATTACTAATACTCCTGTATATCCAACTTACTCAAATACTGATAATATACTATCCCCTATTTTTAGCAATAAAAAGATATATAATCCAAATTACTTTACTGTTATTGCTCTTATTGAATATGCGTATTATTATTCAACTCCTAATTTATTGACACAGGAAAGAAATTGGACAAATTATCGTTTGTCTCCAGTAGTTATTGGGGCAAATTCATTTTCAAATGACATAACTACACTCAGTAATAATGTCAGTATAGTTTCCAAACCATTACGTGCCAGATTTGTGAGAAATGACCTTACTAATACGTCTGTGAGTAGCTACGGTAACAATTATGCCTAGTTATGTTTGTTTAAAATCTTCTCAGATTAACCTATCTTTACATGAGATAGTGAGCGGGCCATATGATGAGCCACCTTGTGGTGGTTTGTGCTATGAGCCTCCCACAACCACTAACACCACTATACCGCCAACCACAACTGTAGCACCAACTACCACCACGGTAGCACCAACTACCACCACGGTAGCACCAACTACCACTACTGTAGCACCAACTACCACTACTGTAGCACCAACTACCACTACTGTAGCACCAACTACCACAACTGTAGCACCAACTACCACCACGGTAGCACCAACTACCACCACGGTAGCACCAACTACCACTACTGTAGCACCAACTACCACTACTGTAGCACCAACTACCACTACTGTAGCACCAACTACCACAACTGTAGCACCAACTACCACCACGGTAGCACCAACTACCACCACGGTAGCACCAACTACCACTACTGTAGCACCAACTACCACTACTGTAGCACCAACTACCACTACTGTAGCACCAACTACCACCACGGTAGCACCAACTACCACTACTCCCAATATTACAACTACCCCTCAAGCTACCACAACTCCAGTTGCTACTACTACTGAGCCACCAATTGATCCGTGCGCAATAGCCAAAATGGCGCAGGTTGGAGTTACGCCAGACGGCAAACCCATATGCTGTGCAATAGGATGGAGTTACGACCCACAAAATGGTTGTTGCCCATCCGAAGGACTATGTGAGCCTCCATATATTATTTCTAATTTTGCATCTGTAACTTTGCCACAAAATGAACTATTCGGTGCTACCCAAGAGATAACTACAAAAAAAATAATAGAAGAAATGATTAATAGCGGTGTTAACATGGTATTAGTTGGTGGATATGCACTGAAGATGTATCATATAAATGATAATCCTAGAGATTTAGATTTTGTTTATGAAGCATCTGATGAAAACATAAGTAAAATAATAGACATTCTTGTTAACTTTGGATACGAAGAAGAAAATCTTCAAAAGATGTACAAATATAAAGATTCAAGCTTTAGACTGAAAGTTATTGTGGGCAATGATATGAGTATTGACTTTATATCTAACATTCTTAACGAAATTGATTATTATTCATTAATAAACGGGACAGTCAAGTGCAATATATTAGATGATATTAATGTAAATCTTATAAGCAAAAATGACTTGTTGAATGCATTTGAAGTTGCCTCCAAGTATAGACCACATAAGTATCAAAAATTAATTACAATCTTGAAAGATTTGTTAAAATGAGCTGTATATGCGGATCAATATCTATTCCGGTTGGAACCAAATACAATAAAAATGGATTTGGACTAAGAGCTTTGCATAACAGCGGCTTTACGGACTTAGAGTTAGTTCATAGTATTGATTGTGTAGTAAATAATGGAAAGAGATTTGTAACCACCTCTAAAAAGCAAAACTTTAGTAACAATATTATTGGATTTGAGATATATTGGGGTGATGGATCATTACCACTCATTCAAGATAATGTACAACTTTCTATATATGATTATATTACAAATGAAAATTTTGGATTTATAAATATTGCATCATTAAATGAAAATGTTATATTCATACCAGTATTAATTACATCTGGATCTGATAAAAAGTTTGCAGTATCTGTTAAAAGTTTGTGCAACATTGAAACTCCAGAATGTTGTTCAAATCCAATAATAACTTTAAATCCATCAATTAACACTATTACTGTTCCATGTATAACTGAGCGAGGACTTGTATTTCCTACTCCAGTACCAACTACTACTAGCACCAGCACATCCACTAGCACCAGTACATCCACTAGCACCAGTACCTCGACTAGCACCAGTACCTCGACTAGCACCAGTACCTCGACTAGCACTTCTACTTCTACTAGTACTAGCACCTCGACTAGCACCACTGCTGTACCCAATTTAAATTCTGCAAATTTTAATAGTTGTGCTGATTGGAATATTCTTAATGGTAATGTTACTACTGTTGGAAGTAATGGTCGTTCTAGTTATTATGGTACATTCGACCAAGGTGGTAATGTGTGGCAGTGGACCGATACACTTGGTAATACGACAGGTCGTTACGGAAATATTAATATTTATCTTCGCGGCGGCAGCTGGAATCTTAATGCGTTCTACTTGACATCATCCAGTAGGAACGTGGACGATCCTTATTTCAAGCAAAGCGACATCGGTTTTCGCATTGCAAGCTCCTTCTCTACTCCTAACCCTTTAAATTTACCTAATTTTGTTACTATAGCAAATACTGATAATAATAATGATATTACAGGTTATGGAGCTGTAAACTATATTTATAGTATAGGAAAATATACTGTAACCAATTGTGAATATGTTGAGTTTTTGAATGCTGTAGGCACTAATGATACTTATGATATCTACAACTCAGATATGTCAGATGATCCTAGAGGTGGTATATATAGAAATGGTATTGCTGGTAGTTGGAGGTATAGTTTTAAAACTGATATGGGCAATAAGCCTGCTGTTCATGTTACATGGTTTAATTGTGCAAGATATTGCAATTGGCTTCATAATGGTAAGTTATCTGGACCTCAAGATAGTACCACAACAGAAAATGGAGCATATCCCCTTAACGGGAGAGTTAACGGAGATTCTGTAGCAAAAAATATAAACGCCAAATACCATATTCCCACAGAAAATGAATGGTATAAGGCGGCATACTACAGCCCGATAAAAGGAGGAGTTAATTCCCCCGGATATTATTCTTACGCCACTCAGAGCGATATTGCTCCAACTTGTGTAACAGCAAATTCTACTGGAGATGGGAGTGCTAGAACTAGCGACTATGTATGTCCCACTACAACCACAACTAGCACTTCGACTTCAACTTCTACCAGTACAAGTACCTCTACTAGTACTTCAACCTCAACTAGCACTACTACTACCGTAGATCCATCTACATGCACAGATAACTATTTAGTTGGAAAGTATCCATTTACCAACGCCGTAGAGTTTACTACTTCAAGTGGAGCATTATTATTTGATATATATCTTGGTGGAACAAACTATCTTGATAATATAAACTATGTAAATAGTACAATATTGCAGCCGTGCAGTAATGTAGGAAATAGATATTATGATACAACTACTGGTAAGTGGCAAGTTAGTTTAAGACCAATATTAAGAGGCGATACAAACCATCCCCTACATATCACTATGTTTAGCTCCCCTCAAGTATTAACACTACCAGTGGGTCAAGAACAAGTTAATTATCAATATTTAATCAAAGTTTCTGGAGGCATATTTGAAATTCCAAACAATTTTATCGCACCCCAAATAAATAGTCAAAATTATGATATATCTCTGTTCAAACCCACTGATAGTATCGCGGCAGCATTATTATTAAAGACGCAAAGCGATGTTTATGGTTTAAAATTACCACCAAGTGATGGCTATTTTGGAAATATTACTAAACCAAATTACTATACAATATCCAAAGTGGTTGGGAATGTGCTTCCCGGTATAAGCGAAAGCACACTGTCTTCATGGACAAATAAATTATCTACTGACAATACTAATTCTGGAGTACTTTATTTAAAGTGTTCTTCTCAAGATCCATTTCTATGCTGTTGGGACAATCCTAGTAATAATTATTTTTCAAACTCAAGTAGTGATTGCGGTAAAACTTATTATCCACCATACAATCTTTCAAGAACAAATTCTGTTGATGTTCCTCATAATCCATATATATATCCAAATGTAATCAATTATGCACCCCCATCAGCATCTGGAAAAATATGCCCTTACGATAGTGACTATCAGCCCGTCAATCTTTCCAATAGAATAAAAATTACAATACCTAACGACCCAGTATTTAGCGGTGTATACGTATTTGATAAATTTGGTAGTAATCTAGATTGGAGATTAAATACTACGGATAGTACTACAAATCCATATACTATAAGTTTTCAAGAATTTACGCTTGGTGATAGTAAATATAGAGAATACTTCTATGCTGATGGATCAAATCTTTCTTCGACATATGCTTTTCCCGCCAAATTTCTTATGACACTTCACCTATCTCCAGTAAATGATAGCGTAGTTGGAACTGGACATAGGGCTGCTGTTGGATTCACACTACCCATACGCTATAGAAAACCATATCAAGATTGGGTTGTTGTAGATAGAGTATCACATGGAATTTATGGAAATGATAAAAATTATGGCTATATAAATACTGCCGGAAATGATATAGAACTTATTGGTGATGAAGTCTGTAGTGGCATACCAGAGTTTGGTTTTGGTTATAGGGTTTCTGCTCTAGGGTTGGGATGGAATAATGTATCTAGATTTATCGGTCCTGACATATTTATAGGATATGAAGGATACTATACAGATCCAACATATCCAGAAGCTCCGTTTTATGAACCAAAGATACCAATGCTAGCAGATGTAGAGTTTGTATATTCTTGCCGACCCAATAATTGTTCAAGTTATGTAAGTCTTCCAGATGCTACATACTCTTCAGCAGTATTTAGTGATAACCCATTATGCGGGTGTACAATTAGTAACTTTGTTGATTGCAACGGTAATGTTGATAGCGACACTATTTATGACAATATCAATGTATATGCAATATTTAATTCTAATGCTGGCTATCAATACTATCGATTTTCTTTAAATAGAATATCTATTCCACCAATATCAGAAACATCTAAAGTTTTAGTATATAGTGTTAATTCTTCTAATAGTAGTACAGATAATAGAGTCATAAATGCAATATCTCAAACAATACAAAATAATTTTCAATATGGCTCTACTTACCCAGATCCCATAAATATAGATATATATTTACAAGCAAATGGTAATAACTTAGATGTATTTATTTATCCCTCAGATGAAGATCAATAATAAATTAGGAAAGGACTAAACATGATACTACCAAATACAATTACTATACAACCACCCCCATACTCAGACAATTCTGGCAGGGTGATTCATCCCCCAGAAGTTCATTTAAATGAACTAAATTTTGTTTTTACTGATAATCCACTTTATAAAAGAATTTCTGCACAAATCATATCTCTACCGGTAAATATAACTATATGGAGCGGTTCAGATTATGACTTAATAGGCGATTGGACTAAATCTCAAGCGGAGCAAAAAATATTGACTTTGCTTGGAGATAACCCGGCTTCATACATACGATCTTTGTACGCAAAAACTCTGGAAGAGTACCCCAATCACCCCGGCACTATTTTGTCTAAAATGATTAAAAGTGTTGGAATTCAGATGACTGATAGTTGTTCATGTAAGGCCCATGCCCTAGAAATGAATGAAAAGAACAATGATTGGTGTGAGCAAAATATAGACACTATTGTTGGATGGCTTCGTGAAGAAGCTAGTAGAAGGGGTCTTCCATTTATGGATGCTTTAGGTAAGTTATTAGTGGGTCGAGCCATTAAAAAGTCTCGCAAATTACTAGCAAATGAGCCGGTCCCAGATAATGACGAAGATCTAGATACTATCTAGTTTTAGTGTATATTACATAGAGAAGCCTAAAAACAAAAACGGGGACTTTTTATGTCTTGGAGAAGCCAGATACCGTTAATGGTCAGGCATTTAATCAATGACCTAGAACCATCTAATTACAAATATTCTGATGACAGGATAGAAACATCCGTTCTTGTTAGCGCACAAATGCTAACTATAGAAACAGATTTTCCTAATTCCTATTCTATAGACATTGCTAATGGTCAACTATCTCCAGATCCCACTATTGGTGATATAAAAGATAACGCATTTATTAATTTAACTGCTTTAAAAACAGCCTGTATTATAGTCGGAAGTGAGTTAAAGACCGAAGCTTCAAATGCAATCTCTATCAAAGACGGACCCTCTGCTATAGACTTAAGGGGAGTAGCCTCTACCCTGTCAGTTCTATACAGAGATCTCTCTGATAAATATGCTAAACTACTACTAGATTACCGTGCTGGTGGTAGCATAGTTGGACATGCTATTCTTGGTCCCTATAGTCCAGCTAGTGACTACGTTGTTAGAACCCACGGTGATTATGACTCTAGAGGCGGCTATTTTAGATATTAATGGAGGATTACAATGCCAGTTAGAAATAGTGGTGAATTAGTTAGTCGTATAAATCTCGCAATTCCAGACAACAATGCTGGACAAATATCTGCCGCCGATGTGAGAAACAGTATTATTGACACAGTTGATTCTATTGTTTCTATAGTAGCAAGTGGAGATTTGACTCAAACTCCATTTGTAAAGAACGTAACAATAAAGAAAACAGACGGTAATGATAATACCGGACAATTAATTGTTGAGTCTGGTGTTAAATTTCCGGGTGGTTTACAACTTGTTCCATATCCCGGCCCTCAGTCCATAAGCCACAATGATTTAATTGGTAGAGACATTGGAGATCCACATTTTCAATATATTCCAGTTAGTGGCATAAGAGCATTGAGAGGCAATCTAGGAATTGGAAATAATTGGATAAATTCTAGCGGTAATTCTATTATTCAATCTACTAATGGTAAAGGCTTACAGTTTGCCTATTCTACAGATCCCACTAAAGAAACAATTAATGTTGGAAGTGGCACACAATTTACTTTCCTAAAAGATAAATCAGTTCTTAATTCTGCTAGAGGTGTTGCCAAAGCTTGGATAAATTTTGATGCAAGCGGAGCAATACCAGTTGTTAATGATGCTTATAATGTTTCTGGATTAATAAAAGAGAGTGCTGGACACTTTCTTGTTATTATTCACTCTGGTGTTTTAAAGGATAATAATTATGTTGCTGTCGGTAACAGCAATGCCAGTAGTACTAATGATAATGCATTCTTCCAGAAAAATACTGTAGGCTTATCTAAGAGACTAACTAGAGCAGATGGAACTCAGTCAATTACATTTTATGTTATGGATGATGGTGGTCAGTTCTGCAATGCCAAGGTAAATGACTTAGTTATCTATGGTACAGAGCCGCTTGGTTCCGGCAATCCGCCAGTTACAGTAACAGTACTATAATGATAAATATATACGATAGAATAAAAGAAATATCCTACACTATAGGTACTAACAACATCGCTCTTGGCGGTGCTGTTAAGGGTTTTTCTACATTCTCATCTGTATATTCTAACAATGATGAATTATTTTATGCTATAACTGACGGTACTAATTATGAAATAGGCTCTGGGCTTTACATATCTTCTAGCAATCAAATTAAAAGATTTCCTGTCAAAAGTACAAATAGTAATAACTTAGTAAATTTTCCAGAAGGATTAAAAGAAATTTATGTAAATTATCCAGCTACCAATGCTGTATTTAATACATCCGGTTTGTCTGCGGTTCCTCAAAATAGCGGATTACCATTTTGGACTTCTTCTAATTCTCTATCTTACAGCAATAAGTTTGTAGTAGATTCTGGCAATGGGCGTATCGGTATAAATAAAAATAATCCTACAGCATCAATTGATATTGGTGGTTCAAGTTCCGCTTCAAACATAAAAGCATCTGGCTTTATTGTTGGTAATTCTGGCATATACTTTCCATCTGGTAATAATGGATTGTCATCTTATTCTGGTGGTTTACAACTTACTCATTTTGAAATGAACCAAACAGATACTTACTCTGCCTCTGTAATACAGTTGAGTGGTATTGTTAATCAAAATATATTGTTAAAAAAACAAAATGCTGGCACTTTTTTTGCTGGCCCTCCTAGCGGTTGTTCTCCACCCTGTGATCCAGCCTATCCAAATTTTAGACCACTAACAGTAGAAGATATACCAGATTTATCTAGTCTGTATGGTGATTATAATACAATAAATTTTACTCTATTATCTCAGTTTAGAATATCAACATCCACAACTGACCCACTCGCTGAAGGAGTTTCTACAACTATATATTTACATCCATATCTTGGCAATATAATCTCTCTTTTCAATGGATCTACTTGGGAAGAAAAACAATTCTCTAGTACATTGGCGTTGAATGCGACCTCTGTTAATGCTAACACAAACTATGATATTTTTGCTTATCTAAATGGAAGCACACTTTCATTTGAAAGCATTGCGTGGAGTAACAATACATCTAGAGGTACTGAAATATCATTACAAGATGGGGTTTATTGTAAAATCAATGATAAAACTAGAAGATATCTAGGAAGTGTACGAAAGATTAGTTCCAACTTTTATAATGATTATAGTCGTAGATTAGTATTTAATGCTTATAATAGAGTTAAAAGATTAAGTATGACAGTAACACATGGTCATAACTGGTCACTCACCCCTTCATACGACTATACCATTGTTAACACCGGCCTAGTGCCTACTATAAGATTTTTACATGGATTGCCAGAAATGATCGATGCTAATATTAATTTACTTGTTGAATTGCCGGGAGCTAGATCATCATATCAATTAATTTTATTAGACCAGCCTTATTCTGAATATACTATAGGAAACAACAATATTTTTGATGGTGCAGAAATATTTTATGATTCTAATTCTAAAATTAATGCCATTGGTCAAGGCTTTTATATAGACGGTGACTATACTGATTTTATTAAGACTGTAGCTCATGCTGGCATGACAACGGAATTAACTGGCTATTTAGAATTATTAGCGGTAGAGCGAGTTACAATCGGAGTTTCTCCAACAATAGGCACTAATGCGTATGTCGGAGCAGTTGGATACAATGCCACTTCATATCAATAGGTTATAAACATGTTATATAAATTAGTTCAAGAGATAAATAACGTGCTTCCAATAGCTGGGGTATCAGAATCAAATGGTTCTACCTCCGTCATGTATGTTGATCAGCCAACAGAATTGCAACTGGAAGCAATAAATGAAATACTAAACAATTGGCCTTTAAAAAAACTTAAATCAGAAAAACTTAAACAATTAGATATAGTTTGGGCCGAAACTGTCAAAGCTGGCTGGACAACCCAAGCTGGATATAAACTTGGAATAGATATTCAAGATATTACATTATTAACCGGTGCATTCACATTAGCTAAAGAAGCCAACAATATTGGGCTTACTGATCCATCATATATAGTTGATACCGAAGGTAATTCTCATGGATTATCATTACCAGAATTTACTCAATTAATGTTACAATATGGTCAAGCCAGAGCAACCTTAAGCAATTCATACGCTACACTAAAACAATCTATTAATGAGTCTACGACACCAGAAGAACTAAACGCTATCAATTTAACAATATAGGTGACTTATGCCAGTAAATGTGCCAGAGAGCGTTTTTGCCAAATATTATGACGTAATAGATTCTACCTTCGATATTTTTGGCGTAATGTGCAAACTTGTGTCTACTAATAGAATAGAAGAAACTGTATATAATCCAAACAATAATATTCCAGAAAAAAATTCTATAAATGTTCATCGTCTGAATAATCCAGATTATGAGCGAGGCAATAAAATTATAAGAGAAGTAGAAGTACTTACAGAAATCAAATTAAAAGTTTATTGGAATCCAAAAGAGTGGATTAACGTTGCTGGTGATATACAAGTTCCAAATAATGTTATACAGACTATTGGTTTTATGAAAGACTTACCACAAATACTAAAAGCCAAAGCACTCATAGTTCACAAGGATATACAGGACTATAAAGAAATGAGATTTGAGAGAATGGGGGAGCATATACCAATGGGACTTAGGCAAAATAGGTATTTTTCTTGCCTTTGGAATAGAGTATGACGATAACATTGAAATTACTTGAGCCAGTTGATCAGATAGAAAATAATATACTATCTGCTTTGGCTACTCAATTTAATTCTTCAATGAAATCAAATGCTTCAAAAATTCTAAATAGTATTAAACTACTAATTCCATCTTGGATATCAAATCAACCCGAAATGCAATCCTTATTGTCTGGTAATACTCAGTCATTAGTAGGCCAGTTTGGTATAACAATCTCACCATCTACTATAGTTAATACTATAATAACATCTATTGTAAATTCATGCTCCGTATCAATAGTTCCATATAATAACAAACTCAAAAATGGCGGTATTGAAATAAATATTCAGCCCGATGATTTCTCTAATTTATTGAGTTTGCCACAAGGTCATTCCGTATATAGAGATGGAGATTTACATTGGCTAGATTGGTTACTCAACAAAGGTGATCAAGTTATAATAGTTGGATATGAATACAATCCCCAAACTGGTTTAGGCAGATCAAAACTTGGCAACATGAAATCTGGAGGATCATTCAGAGTTCCACCTGAGTTTTCTGGAACTTCAGATAATAATTTTGTTACTCGCTCTTTAGTTGGCTCATCTCAAGAAAAAGAAATAGCTAACATTCTTCAAAAAATATTAGGTACATAATGAACTATTTAAACCTAAAAGGATTTGATAGCGTATTTGATACTACGCTAAATAATGAATTACAAGACAACATAGTTGAATTCTTGGAGTGGTCGCTTTTAGAAAAAGGCAACTACATGAATGTCTCTTTAGGAGAATTATCTCCAGAGGGTATAGACTATAGTAAATTAAGATTATCTTCCAACCCGTCTTTTCCAAGTGGCAAAGCTTGGGAGGGATTTAGGAAAAACTGGATTTGGCAAAGCGGAGTTTCATATTCACCACCGCCAATTATTGGTACTAATAATGCTAAACCGGGAATTTCTGGAGTATACGTAAATAATACTTTTTATCCATCCAGTACTAGTGGAACATATGCTCATAAGGTTGATTATTTCAATGGGCGTATTATATTTAATAATTCTATTCCTACAAATAGCATAGTAAAAGCGGAATATAGTTATAGATATATCAATGTGGTATATGCTAATAGTTTACCTTGGTTGGCAGAAATTCAGTATTCATCCCTAAACTTGGGCGAAGACTTCAATAATCTCAATAAGGGTAAATATGATCTACCAACAGAAGCTAGAATCCAATTACCATCCATAGCTATTGAAATTGTTCCAAGACGCACAATGAAGGGTTATCAATTAGGAGGCGGTCAATGGGTAGATACTGACGTTTTATTCCACTGTTTAGCTGAAGATGAATATACTCGTAATAAATTAGTAGATATTATCTCATTACAAAACGATAAAACCATATATATGTTTGATAGTAACTCTATTGCCAGAAGTGGAGCATTTCCCCTAGATTATAACGGTTTTCCAGTGTCTGGAGCTTTACGATATCCAGATTTAATAGAAAACTACTATCGTGGAAACTTAAGATTGAAAAATTCTAACGTTCAGAACATGAAGTTAATAAATAGTAATTTTTACGCTGGCATTGTTAGGATGACCCTTGAAACAATCGAAACATCAGTATAATTTTAGTGTATAACTAACTAGAGCTTACCATCTTAAAATAGGAGAGAATTATGCCACTTTCAAATAATGCTAGAATTTTCTACGCTTGTCAGGCTGTAGCACTTGAGCCACTAAATTCTGTCACTGCTACTGGCGTGACAACACTTTCAACTGTAAATCCAACTAATTCGAATGCAAAACATAGTCAAGGTGTACAGATATTACACGGCGTTCAGAGCGTTGGCATCAACACAACATTCAATCTAGAACAAGTCTTTGAACTCGGTCAAATCCACATTTATGAAAATATTGAAGGCGTACCCGATATTGAAGTCACCTTAGAAAAGGTTCTTGATGGTTACCCCTTAATGTATCATGTGGCATCTACTGCTGTTCAAGCTGACAACTCGTTAACAACTCCAGCCGCTAAAGCAGCTCTTGTAGCAAGAACCAAACAGCGTTGCAATGCTATTTTAGGTATTTATTCTGATACAGTTTCTCATATTGGGGATGGTAATACAGCCACTAATGACACAGTAGAAGTTTTGATGAGTGGTATGTATATTAGTAGTATTGGATATACAATCCCTGTAGATGGCAATGCGACCGAATCTCTCACACTTGTTGGTAATCACAAGCAGTGGAATTTGACTCCAAGTAAGTTTAATCCAACTTTAGCTCGACAGTTAACTTCTGGCAATGCTCCTGCGGCTCCGTTTGAAGATGGGCCGGGTAATTTTAATAGTACAGCTTTTAGAGGCGGTGTACAAAGAAGAGAAAACGTTGCGTTAAATAAGTCTATTCTACCACAGTCAATCAACGGTGTTAGGCAGAATACTAGTCCCGGTAACGCTTGGTCAACTACACTAAATGTCACAGGCGTACCACTTGTGCATCTTCAGAATGTTAATATCAGTTGCTCTCTTAATAGAGAAAGTGTTCAAGAACTTGGAAGAAAAGCTCCATATACTCGTTATGCCAACTTCCCAGTAGAAGTTACTTGTGAAATTGAAGCAATAACAACTTCTGGAGACTTTGTTCAAGCTTTAGAAGAAGGTCTAAAGGCCAATCCGCCGGGAGATCCTAATGGTCAATTTAATGTTGGTCAAGCAAATTATGGCAACAATACTAAGAATGAAAGAATTAGAATTGTTTTACATGATGGAACCATAATAGACCTTGGTAGTAAAAATAGACTATCATCTATTAATTATACTGGCGGTGACGCTGGCGGTGGTAATGCTACTGTAACTTATAGTTATAGTACATATAACTCCCTAAGTGTTCTTCATCCAAATGATCCAGCAAATGTTGCAGCAACTGATTTTGGTGGATTTTTCTATAATGGTCAATAATCAATAGTATTTATTTTTAGGATTTTTAAGGAAACAAAATGAAACTCCCGCTTGTGAGAAAGCTGTATGAAGCATCATGAGCGGGAGTTTTTCGTTTCTATGATAAGGTCTGGCAAAGTATTCATAAGTCATAAGGATATAGATTTAGAAATATACCCACTAACACTTGATCAATCTTTCAAATCTTGCCAAGTATATCAGAAAGCCTACGATAAAGCATATTCTGAAGAAATAATGACAGAAGAGGATATGGATCAATGGATGATGGAAAATGAACTTTGGACACTGCACGATGATAAGAAGGAGGAAGGACTCAAAAAAGACATTGAAAGACTAAAAGTAGAAATCTACAACGCTAGAGATAATGCTATGCTAGCTAGTAATTTAAGAAAATATATACGGGCGGGCGAAGCTCAAATAACATCTCACCTAAATAAAAAGTATATATATCATCAAAATACTTGCGAAGGCATTGCTTCTTCTGAAAGGTTAGCTTGGATAATAAAAAATACGACATACTTCAATGGTAAGCTCTATAATTTTGAAGAATTGTCGTTGCAATACGTTGTAGATGAATGGCAGTCGCACTTTATTTCAGAAAGTAAATCTAGAGAATTAGCTAGAAATGACCCTTGGAAATCGTTATGGGTCACTAGAGAAAGTTCTGGCTTTACACTTTTTGCAAATCCGCCAAATACCGAATTAACTTATAACCAAAAGAATATTTTAATTTGGTCACAAATGTATGATAATATTCAAGAGTCTATGGAATGTCCAAACAAAGAAGTTATAGAAGATGACGATATGCTAGACGGTTGGTTTATTATTCAGCATAAGAAGAGAGAGAAGGACAGGGTAGAAAAAGAATTCGAAAATAGCACTAAAAACGAAAAAATTAAGAATGCACCAGAGGTATTTGTTGTTGCCAGCAAAGAAAAAGCAGAAAAAATTAATGATATGAATGACATGAATGCTAAGATGATAAAGCACCAAAGAAAACTCGCCCTTGATCGTTATGGATCTTTAGACGAGCAAAATCTACCGGATCAAAGAAGAAACATACAGGCCATGGCTAATAATCAAAACAGAGGAAAATAGGAGGATAAATATGGAACCAGACTATAAAAAGGTTAGAGAATCAAAATACAAAGCCGACTCAAAAGATAGGTTGTCCAAAATTCTTAAAAAGAAAATACAGACTACTATGATTGGTGCTTTGAGTACTTTAGAAGAAAATTTTAGTTTTTTGTGGACTAATGAATCTGGAGAACCCTTATCAAAAGATCAAGAAGTCATGAAGAGCTTATACAATAAAGTAAGGTCAGAAATACTTGACCGAGGAAATAATCAAGCAAGAAATATTGACGCAGAATTGGCTCAATATGAAGTTGAGTGGACAAGATATCAAATGAAAATACCCGTAATCAATCCTAATAACTAATAACTGGAGGAAACCATGTCGCAGGATAAGGAAAAGATCGTTGATGTTAAAACTACAAGAGATGGTAAAGAAGAAACAACTAAAATAGTTGTAAAACGCCCAAGTAGTTCAGTAATTTCTCAGGCGCAAAGAGTCGGAGCCAAAGCTTGGACTGATTGCGTTCGTGATGGGATTATGACTAAAAAGGAACTAGAAAAGTTTATGAAAGAACAAGGTATTTGGGACGAAGGCAAAGACGAAGAACAAAAGAAGGTAATTCAAGAGATTGCAAATCTTGAAAGAAGTCTATATGTGAGTGGAAATGCAGGGAAAAAGCTTAAGGCTTCTGAAGGCAAAAACATTGCTATTCAGATGAGAATTAAGAGAAATGAGCTTAGAGACTTAATTGCTGAGAAAATGAGCCTTGAGCAAAATACCGCAGAATCCATTTCTGATAACGTAAGATTTGACTACCTTGTTGCTAGTTGCACTTATTATGAAAATGGTCAGAAAGTGTATAATGATCTAGATGACTATAAGGAAAGATCTGATGATCAGATCGCTTTTAGCGCAGCTTCTAGTCTAGCATCCATGATGTATTCTGTAGATAAGGATTTTGAGGCCAAACTGCCAGAAAACAAATTCCTTAAAATGTTCCATTTTGTGGATGATAATCTAAGCTTGGTAAATGATAAGGGCGAAACAGTAGATACAGACGGTAAGAGAATAGATAAGCAAGGATATTGGCTTAATGATGAAGGCAAGAGAGTAGATAAAGATGGCAATGTTCTTGATGAAAATGGCAATTATGTCCCTACCGTAACATATGTAGACGACGAGGATAAAGAAGTAAAAGTAGAAGAAACAGAAAAACCCGCTAAGAAAAAGAAGTCAACAGCAACGGATAGTGAATGAGATAGAGTTGTGTGGCATCAGTAAAGGAGAATTATGTCCAAATTCGTACTGACCGCACAATTACAGCTACAAGCCCCGAATAATGTTAAGCAAGTTGTACAACAAATACAAACCCAGTTAAATGGCGTTAGTGTTAACATACAAGTCCAGAATGCTGGACAAGCTCAAAAACAAATTCAGCAAGTAGCTCAAGCAACTAATCAAGCAACAACAGCAGCAGAACGCATGGGTAAAGCATTTGCTCTATCTATTAGGCGTTTTGCTGCCTTTTCTATTGCCACGCGGGCGGTTGGCTTATTCACCAGTACTCTTGGTGATGCTGTTCAAGCATCCATTGACTTTGAGAGGCAATTGATTAAAGTCTCTCAGGTCACTGGAAAAAGCATAGGTCAGCTTCGTGGACTAACTAAGCAAATTACTGATTTGTCTACTGGATTTGGTGTTGCATCTTCTGATTTACTTAATGTTTCTACAATTTTAGCACAAGCCGGTTTAAGTGCTGAAGACACATCGGCAGCATTAAGAACGTTAGCAAAAGCTGCTCTTGCCCCTAACTTTGATAGCATAACAGAAACGGCAGAAGGTGCTATTGCTATCTTAGCACAATTTGGTCAAGGCGTTGGAGCATTAGAAAAGCAGCTTGGTTCTATTAACGCTGTAGCCGGTGCATTCGCCGTAGAAGCCAGTGACTTAATTGACGTTGTTCGTAGAACGGGTGGTGTATTCAAATCTTCTGGTGGTAATCTTAATGAACTTTTAGCACTATTTACTAGCGTAAGAGCCACAACCCGAGAGAGTGCTGAAAGTATTGGTACTGGCTTACGTACAATCTTCACACGTATCCAGCGACCAAAGACCATTGAATACTTAAAACAGTTTGGTGTTGAACTAACAGACTTAGATGGTAAGTTTGTTGGCCCATACGAAGCCATTAAAAGGCTAAGTGAGGCATTAGCTGGACTTGGCGATGGTGATGTTACATTTATTAGAATTGCTGAAGAGCTTGGTGGATTCCGACAAATTGGTAAAGTTCTTCCACTATTACAGCAATTCTCTACTGCTCAGTCTGCGCTTAATGTCGCAATGAAAGCGGGCGATTCTTTAACTCAAGATGCTGCATCGGCACAGGCGGCACTTGCTGTTAGAATTATGAAAGTCAAAGAAGAATTTTTGGCATTAATTCGTAGTATTACTGAAACTTCTACTTTTCAGATAATGGCAAATACTGCGCTATCATTAGCTTCAGCTTTAATCAAAATTGGAGATTCTATTAAACCACTACTACCAATGCTTGCTGCTTTAGCAACTTTTAGATTAGCTAAAGGATTGGGTGGTTTTTTTGGTGGCATGATGAGTGGTGCTGCTTCTGGACGAACTTATAATAAAGGTGGTAAAGTTCTTGGGTTTGCTAGAGGTGGTTTAGTTCCCGGTACTGGGAACGGAGATACTGTTCCTGCGATGTTAGCTCCCGGTGAATTTGTTATACGCAAAAGTAGCGTCAACAAGATGGGTGCTGGAAGACTAGCAGCGATGAATGAAAATCGATATGCGGCTGGTGGAATCACAAAAGCAAAACAAATGGGCATGTCTACGGCTGATGTTTTATCATCCTCTCGCGCTTCCATTAAATCTCCTAGATTTTCAAGAGAATCTTCTGTTGGTATAGCCACTACTTCTTATCTACCGCAACCTGCTTCTTCTAATATTTCTATCGATAGAGATTCTGATGTTATTAATCAAGTTATAGGAGGCGTTGGATATAGTTTATCTTCTAAATTTGGTCCAAAAAATTCTTTAGAGGCAATACAAAGTTTATTCAAGGGTAAGAAAAATTTTGCATTTGGAGCTACCATAGAGGGTGTTGGCAGAGATGAAGAATCTCAATTTGCTAATATAATTAATCAATCTATTTCAACAGCTATTGACACATCTGCAAATAGATTCGCTACAGAGGTAATGAAAACATCACCACCCGGATCGGTGAAAAAATTATCATCTTTTTATAATACTTTAGACCAAGGTTTTCGTGGTCAATTATTTGAAAATACTATTTCAGCATTAGCTGGCAAACCCCTATCTGGACAAGATTCAAGAAGACCATTTGACTTCACAAGAGGTATTGGCAAGTTTAGAAGTATCTATGGTAATCTTGGCATGGATTATATAGATGCTAAAATTACAAAATCATCAGCTGGTTTAGGAACAACAGGTTTATTGACTAGTCCCGGTGAGGACGCTTTAAAATCTAAAGTCTCTGGTCAACTTGCCCTAGAAAGTTTGCCATTCATTCAATCTATTATTGGATCTGCTAAAAAAAGATATTTTGGTGGACTTATCCAAAAGTTTGCAGAAGGTGGTGAAGTATTAGAAAGAGGAACACAAAAATATTTAATCTCCGACGTTGTTAAGGGGATGAGAGAATTACAGGGCAATTCAGCATTAAGCGAGAAAGACGCTATTGCTTTATTTAACTCCAAAGATGCCCGTGGAGATTTTATTTATACTAACTTTGGTGGACCGGGAAGTGTAAAACTACCAAAGTGGATGGGAACTTATAGGCCACAATCGGCAGCTTATGGGGCATTTCAGAAAGCCCAAGCCGATAAACAAAATAGAATATCTGATGCAATGAGAAGGCAGGGCAAATCTATGCGAGATTATGAAACTCGCCGTGAATTTGCTACCGGCGGTGGAGTTGGTACTGATACCGTTCCCGCCCTATTAACTCCCGGTGAGTTTGTTGTTAATCGTAAGTCTGCACAGCGTATTGGTTATGGTTCGTTAAATAGGATGAACAAGGTTGGAAAATATGCGAATGGTGGAGTTGTTCAACACTTTGCGGCTGGATCTTCTGGTTCTGGAGTTAAAGCCCCCGGCGACTTAGCCGCTAGTGGAGCAAGAGTTACAGATGCAATAATGGGCAAATTAAGTCCTAAAGATGCAGCTTTAGTCAAAGATTCGATGAAAAAGAATTCTGACACATTTGATAAACTTACTAAAGAGATGCAGGACTTACTCTTTATGGAAGAAGAAGTAACAGCTGCATATAAAGCATTAGCTAGAGCTTTAAAATCTGGAGTATCAGCAGAAGAAGCTCATCGTCAAGCATTAGCTGCCGCTGATGCGCAATTAAATGCTGGCAAAGGTGGAACAGGAATACCAGCTAGTAGTAGCGGCGTTTTAAGAGAAGCATCAATGACGGCAGAAGCAGAGGATGCAAAGGCAAGAACAAAGGTTGGACAATATAAAAGCGAAACAGGACCGTTAGGTAGAACTTTTGCTACTGAACAGGAAAAAAATGTAGCACTTCTTGAAAATAAAGCTAAAAAAGGACAAGTAACGGCAGAAGACCTTGGCAAAGGTCTAGGTGATGGTTTAAGTCAATCTCAAGCAAAAGCAATTGCCGCAACAAATGCCCAAGCAATAGCATCTCAAAAAGCTGCTCAGTCTAATATGACAGAAGCTGCCGCTTCAGATAAAGCAGCAAAAGCTGATGCAGCAGAAGCTGTAAGTAGTTCTAAAGCTTCTGGTATGGATTTTGGCAATGTAGCAATGGGACTTTCTATGGTTAGTGGAACAATTCAGTCTATGCTGCCACCATTAGATGAAAATGCTAGCTTACTTACACAAATGTCTCATGGTGTTCTTGGAGTTATAACAACTATAACTGGTTTAGCTTTTGCTGCATCTGCATTTGGTATTACTTTGAATGCTTCTACAGTTGCTTCTATGGCATCCACAGCGGCTAGTTTTTTGATGGGTACTGCCGGTGCCGCTGCTAGCACAGCAACATTAACATTAGCTGGTTCTGCTACATTAGCTGCTGCTGGAACTACTGGATTTGCTGCGGCAGCATTTACGGCTGCGGCAGGATTATTGACGGCGATGGCACCATTTATAGCTGCCGCCGTTGCTGTTGCTGGACCATTATTGTTAATAGTTGGCATTGCATACGCTGTAACTAAAGCGTTTAATTTTATGATTGGTGCTTTTTATGATAAGTCTAAAGAATTAAAGAAAGCGACAGAAGAAGGTAAAGTACAAGAAGCTTCTAAATTAGCTGGACAACAATATGATTTAGAAGCTGCTAATAGCACTAGAGCTTTATATGGTACAATGGGTGCTGGTATTGGTGCATTTTTTGGTGGTCCATTTGGAGCATTAATTGGTGCAGCTATAGGAAATCTTGGAGGAACGTTACTGGCTTATATTGCACCCGATTTTACAGAAGGTATCAATGTTTTATTTGGTGGAAATACTAGAGCTAGTGCTGTTGCATTAGCCGCAGCCCAAGCTGGAGCAGTTAAGACTCAAAAATCCTTAGATGAAGCTCAAAAAATAGCTGCTAAAGCTATGGATGATTTTAAAAATGGAACCATATCTGCTTCTGATGCTCTAGCAAAGATTAGAGCTAAAAGTGGTGAAGCGGCATCTCAAGTGGGAAGAGCAGCTTCACTTGCAAAAGAAAATAGTAAAAATAGATCTACTGGGGCATTGAGCTATGGTCGAGAAACTATGGCCTATTTAAGTTTAGGTTATGTTGACTCGGCAAAAGAAAGAAATGATAAGTTAAGCACTCAAAATGTAGAACAAATTAATAATGCATCCAAACAACAACAAGAAGCTTTTAATGTTGAAAGTCCTGCTAGGCAAGCTGCTATTAGATCTGGCTTAGCGAGGGGTGGCAATGCAAAAGATATCAGAACACAAGCGATGGGTAGTCTTCGAAGTCAGCGAGAAGAAGCTTTAAAAACCGCTCAATCTGCTGCAAAATCTGGAGATGATACAACTTATGATGCTGCTATAGCTCAAGCCAAGCAAATAGCTGATCAAATGGAGCAAGTAGATAAAGAAATAGAGAATATTGAGAAAGAGGTTAAGCGTCAAAAAGAATTGTATAATGCTATGAATCTTGGTTTGCGTTCTGCGGTTGCGACTGCTACCGCATTATCAGCTAACATGAATAATTTTTCTGCCGGTCTAGAGGTTGGTGGATCAGCATTCGTAAATGATGTTGAATTTTTACAGCAAGCTATGAGTAGTTCTGCTCAAGCTATGGACCCCGCAGAAATTCAGAATGCTGTTAAGGGTGTATCAGATAATCTTAGACAGTTTGGATCTTCTGAGCAGTATATTAAGAAATTTGAAGGTAATGTTGCCGCATTTACTCAAGCTCAAGCCGGTTATAACACAGCTTTCAATAATATTAAGAAGTCAATGTCTGATGCCGATTTTAAGAATTTAAGTCCAGACGATCTAAAAAAGAAATTTGCAGAAGAATTAACTAAGGGTATGGGTCCAGATGTTTCCGAAGATGCCAAAAAGAATCTAAAATCAGTTATTGAAGGAATGGAATTAGATACCGGAGAAGTAGATAAAATACTTGCTGGAGATTTAAGCGTATTTGGAGATAAACTATCTGAATCTCAAAAGAAAATGCTTGAAGATGTTCAGAAAATTGCTGCCGAAAGAGCAAAAGCTGAACAAGTATTAATTGACTTTACTAAGAAGAGAATTGATGCTGAAAGAAATCTAGTTCAAGCACAGCAAGAAGCTCTTGACTTGACTATGGAGGGTCGTGAAATTCAAGGTAAATATGGTGGCAAAGCCGTTACCGGACAAGAAAGAAGAAACAACTTATTAGCCAAGTCTAATGCCGAAAGCGGTAGGCTAGGTCTAACAAATATGAGAACTGGCAGCATAGGAGAGTTAAGACAAAGAAATACTGAAATTAAGAATAGTTTTGCCGCTATAGAAGCCAAAAGAAGTCAAAAGGGTGGAATGTCAGGAAAATCTGGCGTAGAAGCTGATGAAACTCAAAAAGACTTACAGAAAGCCTATAAGACACAAATTGATACAATAAGAGGATTAATCAAACTAGAAGAAGAGCAGCTTAAAATTACTCAAGAGAAAAACAAGCTTGAAAAAGATTCTATGGAGTCTTTAATCAAGGGAGATGTTGAAGATTTCTTTAAGAAACAATCTGCTGTTGGTGCTACTGCCGCTATAGCAAGCGGAGATAGTAGATTACAAAACTTTTATGGTGCTGATGCTCTTGGGATGGCATATCAAGATATTCAACGTCAACAAGATGCTGGCGTCCAAGAATTATATGGTCAACAACTCGCTGGCCCCGGCGGTTTAACAGAAGCTGCCGCTGGTTCTGCTCTATCAGCAAGAGGTGTAACTGATATGAGAGCAGCACAAGTAATGGCTGGAACAACAGCCGAAGAAGAAGCTAGTAAATCAAGGCTTCGTGAGCTAGGCGGAATGTTAGGAGAAACTGGACAAGTTGGAACAGAAATAGCAGAAATGCAAGTAAAAACATCCGTTGTTAATTTAACAGCAGCACAAGTTACATTTGACAAAACTATGGAAAGGGGCAATGAAAAAGCTAAAGAAGCTCAAGCAATAGAAAATCAACGAGCAATGTCTAGGGGTGGCGTTGTATATGCAAGTCGTGGTATATTTGTACCCAGAGGGACTGACACTGTTCCAGCCATGTTAACACCGGGTGAATTTGTAGTTAATAGAGGCGCAGTCCAACGTGGTAATAATTTACAACTGCTACACGCAATGAATAACAATAACAGCGTAGGGGCTGTTAGCTCAGATGGTAGTGCCGTTGGTATGGCAAGAGGTGGTAGGGTTCAATACTTTTCTGAAGGTGGACAAGCTGGCGGTGGCGGATTCTTCTCTGGAATGTTTGATGGATTATCAAAGTTCGCTACCACGTTTGGTGCTGAAATATCTTCAGCCGTAGAAAAACTTAAAGGAATTAATATAAGTATTAAATTAGACTCTACAAATGTCAATGTTAACTTAAATGATGGAGGGTTATTAAAAGCCCTTACTGGCGAAGTTCAAACAAAGATATTTGAGTCTATAGAGTCACAGTTTAGAGTAGTAGAGGGTGGAAAACTAAAAAGAGATAGTAAGGTCTTAGGAAATAGATAATGACTTGTTCTTCATGCGTTATAAATACTAATACTGTATTGCTTTCAGATAGTAAATTATCTGCTAAGATTTCCTCTGTTAGCAATGGTGCGTCATCAAGAATTTCATCCACATCTGCATTAAGAGAAAATGTTAGTGTATACCGAAATTTTTCAGCGAGACTATCATCTGTATGTTCTATCGCTCCGAAAGAAAATGTAGATTTTTCTCTAAAAAAAGATCTATCTCAATCAGCTGTTGGAAATATATCATCTTACACTTCAGCACTTCTAGCTATTAATCAAAAACTATTTGGATCTGGAAGTCTTAAGACAAAGAAACCAGACAAGTTCGCTGGATATAAACCCAGCTTTAGGGCTTCTGAAAAACTATATCCAATTCAAGATATATCTTTCAAAAGCAAACCATCAAATCAAAATATAACTGTATATAAAATTGAGAATAATATTATAAGATCTACTGCGATTTACTCTAGTATAGATGACGGGGTTTTCACTCAAGACTATGTGGACAATGGAAAAGTTGGCTCTATTATATCAGATGATTCACAATCTTTTGGCTTTACTTATAGAGTTTTTGCTAGCGGGGATATAGAATATAAATTTGCTGTTACAACACCTCTTTCTGTCGCAAAGTTAAGTTATTTAGCAGTTAGGGCTTCAGCACCTTTCAGTAGCTATATCAACAAAAAGCCAGAACAGTATAGGCTATATGATATAAAGTTTGAAGACCCAAATGGAAAATTGATAATTCAATATGAAGACATTCTTATTCGCGGAGAGGGTGAGTCACAATTTACCACTTATATATCTAAACCTCTAATAAATAATTTGTTATTACCAACTTGGGACGCAAATTATCCATCAATGGATATTTCTGGACCATATACACTAAGAACTAGTTTTGCATATGATTGTAGTTCTTCTCCATTTAATGTCAATTTTGATTCTGGATATGAACAAACATGTATAATTAATTCAAATGTTTTAAATCCAAATCCATTTATTGGTTTAAATATCTCTGCCTTAGAAATTGGCAATAGTGGCGGGGTTGGTATACAGAAAGATAATTATCTAAACTTTTTCACCCAAGTAAGATCAAAGTCTGAGCGTACTAAAAAAATAGTATTGCCTAACCAATTATTACTTACTGACTTCAATAATAAGATATATCCAGAAGCCAGCAGCGTGTGGAGAACCCCAGATGGCATTTATACAAATACCACCGATTTACAATCTAATGCATTGCTTCAAAAAGTACAAAGCACTAATGTAGATTATGGAGATTATATTAATCTTATTTATTCTACCCCTAGTATCGATAGTGGAAGACTAGTTTTGAGATTTGGAACCAATCGGGATAGGATGAATACCTATACTGATGGAGCATTCAACTTTGGCGGGAATAAAAGTTTTAATGATGCTATACTTTCAGAATATCAATATGAAGATTATTTTGATGTAGACTACGTTGAACTTAAAGTAATAGCTAAGAAAAATGCAAATAGTCCCGATTACCCAATAGACGTTGTAGGCTATAGTGATGATAAATTATTGTATGGCACTTCCCCAATTGGTGGATTTTTACAGAATGGTGGTACACTAGGATTTAATGAAAACAATGTGCCAAATGTATCTGGATATAATACCTTTAACTTTGGTATGTCTAATAGCTCCCTATCTGATCAATCCGAATACTTTAGCAATGACATATCCCCACTTGGTGATCACTATATAATTAACAACTCGGTTGTTGTAAACAGCACAAGCTTTAAAGAGTATATAGTACCACTAGAGATTTATTCTGATCCAAGAAAGCTAGGAAATACCAGATATTCTCTTAGTCCATATTTTGAAAATTTATATGTAGACATTTGCCCAATACCAAGCGGGGCTTCCATTGCGCATGTTAGTTTGATTTTGTACTATAAGCCCGCCAATGCTCTTTCAATGCATACTCTTGGTAGTCCATCTGATAAAAATGCTACTAGAAAAAATATAACACTATTACCATCTTTAAGTGGAACTATTAGTAATCCTAATCTTTCTGGTGGTTCTATAGTTGGATTTACTAATCCATCTAATTTAAACACAAATTATTCAAGAAGATGGAGGGGAAACACTGGAGAAATAATAATAGGTGGTGATTTTAAGAAGATGGAATTTGATTTCTCGTTTAATCATAAGCAAGCAAATAGTCCCTTCTTGAACACTTATATTGATTTTAATAACAAGGTTACCGATAGTAATATATACTCTGACGATGGTGCTTTGGTAGCTCAACTATCTAATGGCAATGTATCAAGCCATTTACTGTCTAATGTTGGCTGGAGATATTCTTCAGAGCAGCTATTTGGTAGCGTAAGTACTCCATATAAATCAATCAAATGGGCTAACAATATCGATGACACCTTTGATAAAGCCTTAAGATTATCTGGATCTTCAAGATATTTAAAAGTTTTTTCTACTCCATCCAACAATTCATTTTGTATCTTTTTAAGATTTACTCCAGATTATGCAACAAGTTTTCAAACAAAGAACTTACTAGAAGTAGTTTCTCCATCAAATTTAGCCTCCCCCAAGCTAGTACTATCATATAATAGTGGATCTGATTTGAGACTTGCTACTAATAGTGCTATTATAAATGCAACATCATTTTTTAATCAAAAGTTTCCATTGTCTTTATTAATTACATATAATGACGATGGAACAAATAGATTAAAGATGTATATTAATAATTCATCAGATGTATATATATCGACACAAGTAAATAACCTTTTTGCTGGCGATGAAATAATTACTGTAGGAAATTCTATGCCTAGTACCTTCCTTGATCTTCCTATTTTCTTGCATGAATTTGGAATTTCAAAAGATAGTTGCAATATAGTAGAGTCTAATCCAGATAGATCTAAAAATCAAATTTCTGTATCTGAATTTTTTGATTCATATAATGTTCCCGCCTCCTATATTGATGATGATATATCTCAGTGGAAATTAGGAGCTTTTAAGGTTTGTCAATTCTCACCAGATTTCGATTTTTTTACTAAAAGAATTGGTAAGGACTTTATAACATTCAACTTGAGTCATAACGGATCTGGATATTATCAAACAACAAATCTTACTTTACCAAACAATATAAATCTATCCGGGGTAGCTTATCACACTCAAATTGAAAATGACTTTTTGAGATTTGATCTATCAGATATACCACAAGTTGATCAAGATAGATTCTTTGCTATTTCTCCTAGAATATCTAAAAATTTGCCCAAGGGATATAATTTTTATGATCAAGCACTATGTGTTGATACTATCTTAGAGCATGATACATACAATAATATCATGTGGTCAAATGGAAAAGTTGGCCCCAAATTCATCGTCAGTTTATATGCTAAAACTCAAGACTCACTTGAAAGACCAAGTAAACAATTTGGACTAGTAAATAGATCAATACATCACTTAGAACCTTCTGGGTGTGTAAGGAAAATTACTAGTAAATTTACATTCGATGACATTTTAGATACGTCTGAACCTTGGGCTTCTTTTGATGTTGAGTCTTATTCAAAAGAATTTAAAGAAAAATATTTTCTTAATGATATAAATCAGATGTTTTTACAATATGATTTGGTTTATCCTTCTGGTGAACAATTCTCATCTAAAATTAAAATTCATAGTTCTAACATAAGATCAGATAATGCAATATATTTAAGCGCAACAAAAGATGACACAATGCCTTTATATGTAAGTGGATCACCATACCAGTTTGCATTTTTAAACCTTTTTGCCCCAGAAAATGGTACATCTATTAATGGTGGATATTTTAATTTGTATGCCAATTCAAACCCACCAGTACAAATACATGAGAGCGGACTAAAACTTTTTGTTGATAGTAGTGGATATTTTGTTAATCCAGAAATCTGCAACTTGTATACTATAGCAAATGGATCTCTTGATACATCCCAACAAACATTTTCTAGCATGTTTGGATCAAGTCCAATTAATGGCTTAAATTTATTTGTTAGTGGAAAATTCATTAGAGAAGATGTGATGCCGCTTCATGCAATAGGAAGCGGCTATTATGCAGACAATTCATTAAATTGTATGACATTTGGACCGGTGGGATCAGAATTTATAAATGAACAACTACCAATGAGGGTGCGTGGAATAAGTCAGTCTTTTAATGCCTACCCCTCTTCAGTAATGTCACTCCATACATTTAATGATCAACAGATTATTAATAATTCTAGTTCATCTTTTAATCTGTTTTTATCAGCTTTTAATGCTACAATATTTGATACTTCCGGCAATTTACCGCTAATTACTCTAAATTATCCAATATCGGACTCATTAGCATCTAAAAGTGCCACAATCACATGGGACAGTAATAATGTCGGTCAGGGTATAACATCTGTAGATAATGTCTATGCTTATGTTGATGCGGATGATAACATAAGAGGAGTCAATTTGGCCTGTTACGGAGACTGCAACACATGAATCGTTGTACAGAAGCTATAGTGGATATTCACGGCATTAGGTGGTATTATCCAGAAATTTGTGTAGACGGTGGCGTATTTAGAGCTAAAAATACATATACCAACTTGACATTTCCAAGCGGTTCATTTAAGCATACTCTCACTTCTGTCAATTATATAAGTACAGAAGATGGATTATCTGTTTCTACAGAAGATAACAATCCTATTCGTACTGAATTACTTGATGTAAGTTACAACCCCATGCCATATAGTGGTCATTTCTATGGGATTAGAAAATATACAGGACTAGCCCCAAATTTGCCATATACAATTAACATAACGGGCAAGTCTGGATCATCTAGCGCAATAAATATTCCAACAGAAATTATAGAGATGGAATATAACAAAAATGAAAATTATGGAATTACTAATGACTATGCCGGTTTTAGATTAGCTGATAATATTGAGAGTAGTGGACAGTTTGGTAAATCAATAGCTTCTAAAAGTGATTTACTAGCCATTGGGTGTCCCAAGTTATCTATAACATCGCAAAATATAACTTACAAAGACGCTGGTTCTGTTTTCTTATATAGAAGAAATCCTAGACCTTTTACTATTGATTGGCCAATAAACAATTATAAATCTGATTGGGTTTTAGAAACACAGCTTACTCTTCCGTCTGGATTCATTGGAGATTATTACAAAAAAGAAGAAGTGGGGATTGGTGGATTATCATCAGATTTTAAAGGTATCAGAACTTCATGGTTTGTTGGACAAAACGGAAGGCAATTCGGACATTCTTTAGATCTATCAGTAAATAATAGCAGAAAATCACTTGGCGAAAATAAGCAAGAAATTCTTGTTGTTGGCGGCGTTGGTGCTAAATGGGATAGAACCTTTGAGGAAATACCAATATCTGGAGTGTCCGTTGGATTATTTATTTTTACTGATGAATTTGAAAGTGTTATTCCAGCACCAGTGCCTGATAATCCATTAAGAAAAATAACATATCAAGATATACTATTACATATATATGGTAAAGATGAGGTATTTTATTATTTTTCTGACCCAAGGGTGAAATTTGATGTTAAAATAATGATTTGTGTGCCAACGCTAGGATTAGATGCAGACGATCCAGTATTCCCCGACAAACCAGATTTCATAACTTTAAAACGTATAAGTAAAAACTATGGTTATCCGGTATCAGAAGAATCTATTTCTGGTACTTTAGATGGTATAAGATCAGCTTTTTTAGAGGCTTTTCCATATTCGAACAATTTGAACAGTGGTATTCCTCCGATGATAGGAATGTGTATTGATGGCAGTCTTTCCATGGGCGGTAGAGAAGCTTTAGAGCCAGCGATTGATAGATTTATTGATTTTTACAAAAGTTATAGTTTTGCCAGTGGCCTTAAGGATTTTTATAATGTTCCATCATCTGGCTTTGTTTATGAAATAATATCCGAAAACTCTGATAGCAACTGGATTAATATGTCTAAGTCTATCTTAAATGAGGTATTAGATACTGGCAATTTATTCAAAAATGATCAAGTAAGATTTTTTTCCAACAGTGTTGGAACATTCAATGGAAATGATAAAGATTTCAACATTCCTCCAGATAGTGGCGGTAAAGTATTCATCTTTGAAAAAGAGAGTGGATGCTGGAATTTAATACAAGCCATAAATTCACCAAATGTAACCCGTGAATATAATGATAGATTTGGTCATGATGTTGCAATTAGTGATAATGGCGAAGTTATTGTTATAGGATCACCTTATATCAATCAAGCTGTTATGGCCTATGAAAGAAATTATGCGGCTAGAGATATGTTCTATTATGGGCTTCCAGCGTGGATACAATCCAATCGTTCAGAAAAATATGCAATACCATTAGAAAAATATTACAAATCACCTTCCAGATTAGATGATATAAAAGCTCTTTATTTATCTATAGATCAAGATGATAAATTTCAATCTAGACTAGATATGGGGATAGAAGAATATCAAAATATATATACATATGAACATAGCTCAATGCAACCGGTAGGATCATGGTCATTCATAGCCGCTGAACATGCTCCAACACCCAGACTTGGTTATAGTGTGGCTACTAATGAGGATGGTAGTGTTATTGTAGCTGGTGCGCCAACCGATAGTTTAAATTTTTACAACGATGCAGATGTATATTATGCATATAACTCTAGCTTCAAAGGTAAATATTATGGAACTGGATATGTTGATCCAAGTGGACTTATAACTGGTCCAGTAAACTCATCGTGGTCTTCTAGTTTATATGCTGGATCTGCTCATGTATTTGAATCTAGAAAATATTATCCACATAATCGCGCTATTGAGTACGGTAGATTTGGAAACCTACATGAAAATATTAGCAATAACACAGCCGACTCTGGACATTTTCATTATATATCACAAATTTTTTCTGATAAAAACTTTACTAAGACTGATTTTGATAACTCTGAAATTCCGAATGATGCGGGTTTAGTTTTTATTATTACCCCAGCAGTAAATGCGTTGAGTGATGAAGTTGTAAATAATATCAAGAATTGGTTAGCACTTGGTGATAGAAATTTAGTTCTTGTGGCAAATGATCCTATATGGGAAGCAAGTGGGATTTACGGTAAGTCTAATGAAATTTTAAATAATTTGTTGGACAGGCTTCAGTCTAGGATGAGGATAGTTCCAGCAAGAAATCACTATGAATCGCTGCCAAGTGGATATACATCATTCAACAATATTGTTCCATCAGTTATTCCACAGGGATCTACATATACTTATGTTAATAGATCACCAGCAAGGGCGAGCGGCGTTGCAGATATAAAAGTATTTTTTAGTTATGATGAGCAAATGTCTTGCAAACCAGTTCCGGGTTGTAGTTTAGAATTGGAGTCGCAGCAAATTCAAACACGATGCGAAATGCCACTAAGAAATTATGGAGATTTAAGAGCATCTTGGAATGAGTTGTGCTGTAAATCAACACCAAATGGTACATTGGTTCCAGTTATATATTCTCATAATTGGCCTCTTATTTTTGGTTCTTATACGCCAGACTGTGATGACGTAGCTTTTGAATCTAAACCAACAAAAAATCAAGAGCCAATTCCAATACTAGTCGCCGCAGAAAAAGTAAGACAAGAAATTATATATCCAGCAGTACCGGCATCTTCGGGATATGAAATTATATATGAAGATATTTCTTCTAACTCTATCATACATGAATTTGGTAGTCCAGATGATGGTGCTGAAACTAGTTTTTCTTATGGTCTAAATAGTCAAGAAGGGATTGACTATAATTCTATAGAGTACAATATAACTAATAGGCAAAATACTGAATTATTCTATAAACCATTAGATGATCTTGGTGGATTATTGCAAGCTAAAGGTATTGCAAAGATAGATGTAGTTCCATATTTATACAAAGAGCAAATCTCAGATAGGGGCTATTTTGCTGTAGAATATTCTTACAAGAAACAAACATCTTCTAAGATAGATATTATAGCAAATTTTGAAATTGAATCTAAGTTTGCAGAGGGTGCTGGAGATGCCAATATTTTGTTTTATCAAAATTTAGCATCATCTTCTGAGACTAGGTTCAAAGAATCTAAGATAGCTCAATTGAATTGGAATGGTAGGCAATTTTTCTCTGATGCATACCCATATTCTCAGGCAAAAGGTGCTTTACAAATTGGAAATAATCTTGAACAAAATGTATCTGTATTAAATAGCACATACAATGTAGCTTTTCTTCCGGGCATCAATGGGCAACCATCAAGTGACAATATGCAAAATTTAACTGAATGGTTATCATTTGGGAATAAACGCTTGATTATAACGTGTGAAAATACTCTGTCTAGCATAAAAGAAGCCCAAAAGCTATGTGAAACTTTAGAAATAAATTTAGAGTTACTTACCAATTATTACAACGATAATATTTCTGTCGGTTTTGGATCTTTAACCATAAATCAAAATCACAGAATTGGTGGTAATAATTTTACAAATGTAAGAACGATTTTTAGAAATATCGAAGATCCAAACCCCAAATTAATTACGAGTTTATCATCATTTAATTGTGGCGGTCTTTCGTTTTATGCATTTAAGCTTAATGAAAATGCTATCCCTTTAGCATATCTTGACAGTCCAATTTATGATTACATTCCTAAAGAATATAACAATAATAATTGGGATGTTAATGCCGGTATAGTAAAATTAAATGTTCCAGTTTTACCGGGATCGGGATATAGATTATTTATCAACTCTGAAGCTCTAGATACTTCAGAAACAGTAAATTTAACAATAGATGTAGAAAATGCTTCTTTGTTCCCAAAGATGCCGTATCCAGATTTATCATCCGCATTTATACCAGAGCTAGATAGTAATAGAGAAACATTCGACTCCAAAAATATTACTACCTCATTTTATAGTTTGAAATGTAACTCTCCAATTTTTAAAGATATTCAAGTTGGTGATACTAATAATATTAACATTTATATTTCATGTGTGTCACCTAGACTGAAAAGTGATTATGTTCCAAAGAGCGTAAGATTATTAGGTATATCTGGCGTACCAATTCCAGTATATGAAAAAATTACTACATCCACTGTTCAAATACCAGTTGGAGGATTTCTTTATAGAATATCTGACCCAATAGATGAAAGTAGAGAGATAATAGATGTTGTTAGAACAATAAGTACAGATAATACAAAATACTGTAAATCTGGATGTGAGTTTTTAGGTAATCAATTAATAGAAGATGGTCCAGTAGTAGCGGCCCAAGAGCTAGAAATATTTTCATCTTTTGAAGCCGGATTTGCAAGATCAAGAGTCACTGTAATAACAGATTCTAGTATTGTGCAGGGTAGATATTTAATTGATGAAAATGAAACAATAGTAAAGAGTACTTACGATTTTATTAGAAGTTTGTATCCAGAGACTTATTTTTTCTCAGAAAGATCTGGAAGACAAGTTGATGTCTATAATAAACTTATATCTCCAGAACGCGGAAGCCCAACTAAATATCATTCCCGAGCAACAAATCTTGGATTAAATAAGAATTTTGGTAATTTTATTAATGCTCCTTCTGCGCCTATAAATGGTAATGAATCAAAATATATTCCTAAATATGTTACTAGACCCAAACTTCCTTGGGAAGATGAAATAGATCCTAAGAAAGTAGAAGAAATTAAAAATCAATTTATAAGTGGATTTTTACCACAACAATTTCAACACTCTGCTGTATCAAGAATAAGTGGTATTATAGATGGGGTTTCTTACTCTGATGCTACTGTAATAGGTGGAGTTCCTCAAATCTTGAAAGACAAAGGTTATGATTATCTTGATCTTGATAAATTTCCATCTGGATACCCCGGAGATTTATTTGGATATTCCATTGCCGTAAAAGGAAAAAAGATTTTAGTTGGCTCCCCATTTTCTGCATTTAATTCAGAAACAATAACACCGTGGAGTAATAATGTTTCATTACGTTTAGGATCAGATGGTGGTGCTGGTGCTGTTTATATGTTTGAAAAGTCTTCTGATAGTAAATGGGTTAATTCTAATAAATTTAGACCACAATCACTCATGGGACAGTTAAGTGGAGTAGGAATTTATTCTGACCAGTTTGGCCATTCGGTAGATATACAGAATGATGTTATAGTGGTTGGCTCACCTAATCACAGTTATGGAAATTACTATGATTTTATTTATAACAATGGATCATTTTCTAGAAAGAACTTTAATCCACAATTTGATATTCCAGACTTGAAAGTTTATGATCTTGGATATTCTGGAGTTAGAAATAGCTTGAATGTAAATAATGCTTATAATAAAAACGCTGGAGCAGTTTACGTTTATGAGAATAAGATTACAGATTGGGAAAATAAAAAACAATCTTGGACTCTTGTAGAAAAACTTGTATCTAATCCATCTAATCCAAACGTAGCAAAATACTTTAATGGAAGTGGAGAGAGATTTGGAAATAATGTATATATTACTAGGCCATACAGAACTGATGCTGATTATTGTATATTTGCTGGATGTGGATTTGCATCTGGAGTTTCCAAAATTAATGTAGGGGCATCGTATGCAAAAGATATCATGCTTAGATCACAAAAGCCTTCTATACCAAGTAGTTCTGCTTGGATATCTGCCAAAGTGTTTGGTAATAGGGATGCTAATGGAGATCCAACAGTCACATTAGATTTTAATAATATTGGAGATAGTAAAAAATATTATGCAAGTGGCATTGTTATTGCAAATGAAAATGGAACTTTATTTATAGAAGTTTCTGGTCAAGACCCGTCAACAAAAGGCTTCATATCTCATAGACCATATATTGAATCTGTTTATGGGTATTACCAATACGGCAAGCTTATGGAGGTTGCTACACCTCTGTATGTTAGCGGCGGATATATATCCCCAAGCTCTCAAATGCCATTAACTATAAATGTGGAAAATTCTGCATATGTGTATAATACTGTAGGATTGTATAGTGAGGTAAAATCTGGTGATATTTCTACATATCCATCTGGATTGCCTCTATTTATAGAACCCCCATCCGGGGTATCTCTTGAGTACTTGAATTTGTATTCTAGCGGGACAGGAAGTCAAAACGACAATCTTAACTTAAGTATAAGAGGTAAATAATGCTAGCTATTTATTATGATGAAGCTACAGCCTGCATTCTTAGGCCCACTCCGCTTATTTCTATAACTCAAAATGTTATTAGGAATAAGGCTGGTATGCTTGGTAGTTATTACGATATCACTTTAAATGGCACTATTCTCCCAGACGAAGGTTCCCCGTTTTATGTAACTGGCGGCGGTTCTGCAAACCACAACTCTCCAGCTACAGTACAGTCGGCGTTTTCTTCACTCTACTCAACGCCGCCAAAAGAAGCAGTACATTTTGATAATTATATGAGTTCTATTATTCATAAGCAGAATTTACTTAGAGAGTTGTTTAAGCGTGACGGTCAACTTGTTGAATTATTACCAGTTAGTGTAAGAACCGAATCAGACAGTGCAATGACGGATAATCCCGTTTTGAAGTTTCACCCCACAGTACAGTCTATTTCTTTTGAAGAAGGTATTTATGTTACCAATTGCAAATATACTATTAATTTACGTGCAGAAGTATTATTAGACAACTCTAACAATATAATATCAGACGGTATTACCAATTCTACAATATGGCCAACGGGTTCGGATAGAATTCCAATAAGAGCCAATGATAGAAATTTGAAAATTGTAAATGCGTTAAATGCCAGCGGTTTTGTTGAAGACTATAGCGAAAGTTGGTCTATAGAAGTAGAGGAAGGCAACGGAACAACTAATACCGCCGCCCCAATTACGACAGCTTTACCAACTAATCATATAGGATCACTCAGAACATATAGAGTGACTCGTAATATAACCGCAACTGGCCGCACAATGTATTATTCAGAAAATGGTTCAAAGGTAATTAAAAGAAGAGAGGCTTGGGAGCAAGCAAAGCAATACATATATAATACAGTTTTAAAAGATCAAGATAATATTTCAACAAACAACTCTACTGGATATGAACAATTTCCAGAATATACTTTAGGCCCATATTTTGGAAGTGGATATCTTAATATTGCTAAAGATATTTGGGGAGGATATAATCATTTAAGAACTGAATCTATAGATACCACGGCTGGAACTGTTACCATAAATGATACTTGGTTAATGTCAAGTGGCAATGCTTATGAAAACTATAATCTATCAGTATCAAAAAGTTATGATAACGCATTACATAAAGTTAGCATAGACGGAAAAATAAAGGGCTTGTCTAGCGTACATGCTGGATCAACACAATACGGCGGCTCTAATACAAGCACAGCAACTCAATATGGAAACGCTCCACTAAACACCGCTCACGAAAATGCAAGATACAAATGGAATCAAGTGAGTAATACTGGAGTTTATGGGCCAAACTGTTATTTATTTAGACGCGCACAAGCCTTAATGCACTTGCCGCTGAATTATATACCTTTATCAATATCATTATCTTCTAATGAATTCACGGGTGAAATAGATTACAATGTTGAATATGACACAAGACTTCAAAATGTAGTAAGTGGCACTTTATCAGAAAGTATAACTTGCAGCGACACATATCCGGGTGATGTTTTTGCTGTTATACCAGTTATTGGAAGACAACACGGGCCAGTATTACAATATGTCGGCGGAAGAACAGAGTATCAAAGAAATTTAAGTATAGAATTGGTGATGGACAAATATTATACTTCTGGAAATGGCTCTTTAGTTAATAGGATAAGACAACAATCCGTTTTATCAAAACCAAGTTTAAACGAACCTTTTAAGGGTCAAATTAATTCTATCATTCATGCGTATAGTCCAGTACAAGAAGCTAATATAAGAAAATATTTCGTTAGCCCGCCATCAGAAACTTGGGATCCAAGCACCGGAAGATATTCATTACAAATCAATTGGACTTATGAGGTAGGTAGGTAATAAAATGCCAACAAGATCTGAAAATACTAATATAAATCCATCTGAACTTGTACCCGCAGGAGATAGAAAAATATCTCGGCAATTGATGGATAATATATCTGGTGTGACTCATGGATATACATATGATAGTGTATCAGTAACTAGACCTCCAAGCCCTCTAACTCCAAACGGATTAATTTTTGCTACTACTGGAGTATCAAATGGCTATGCTTCTACTGTTAGCGGTATAACTAATTTTACTGCTTACAATGACTATATACATTATGCTCCTGTTGGTGCTGGTGGTAGCCTTGGTGGAGCTTTAACTGGGGCGGGTATAACTAATGTTGTATCACCACCAGCTAGATTTAATGTATTTAACAATTTAGTCAAAGCAAATTTTAGATTTGAAATTTATACTAGGCAATATAGAACATGACTACTAGATCAGAATTAACATCGGGGATTTACGGGAATCCAAATCCAGTGCCAAGGGTACAGGCTGGAATTTTAAATCCTACTGACACTTCTAAAGTTTCTTCTATCATTCCATCTAGTGGATGGTACGGAGTTAATTGGCCCCGATATAGTGGTAGTGTTATACCACAAGGTATTTCAACTGGAGGTTGGGTTTTAGACCCTACGACTAAGGATACATATGATAGGGGATATCCTCAACAAACATTTCTTGGAGCTTCTATATGTAATTTTAGTATGAATGGTGGCTTTGGTGATAGTAGCTCAACATTGTCGTTAGATCTAGTTGCTGATGAATATAATAACTCTGATAATACCGCGCAGGGGGCGGGAGATGATGTTTATCATAGTGGACTTGGTGATAGATTTGTACCACCTATGGCTGGCAGTCCAGTATTTTTTAAATTTGGGCAAAACTTTGCTACGGTAGAAGAAGCTTATAGATATACCTTTGATACTATATACAGAACTAACACCATTCAACCAGCATCTATAACTCAGGGCGGAACTTTCAACAAAGATAACTTTACATCTTTGGGAGCAAATCAATATGTTAATTTGTCTAATAATGGTATCTATAATTTTACTCAGGCTGTTACTAATCAATATGTAAGAGGATCTGGCCACATAGTATTTGGTGGTATCCTGCAATCCTATATACAAAACCGTGGCCCCGGTGGGAGTCCAACATATTCTGTGCAAGTCACAGACCCAAGAGAGATACTATCAAATGTAACAGTAATTTTGAACAACTATGCCGGAAGTACATTCAATACAAAAAATATCTTTAATGTCTATGGATTTTTAGAACATAATGTTTCGACTACACTTTCTGGACAATTAATGGGATATTTTGGTGGATTTAATCTGTTAAAAAAGTTTGTAAATCCGACAAATGGATTTGTTAGTTATAGTGGCGAACAATATCCAAAAGATTTTGTTGATTGTTGGGTTGGTAATGCACCATTCCCAGCCTTTGGTGCTACCAAGTCAGCATTTCCTTTTACTGGCACTGGCATGTCTAGAAGAGGATCTCAGGGTATTCCATATTATCGCCTTGCTCAAGCGATGAATGCATTAATGTCTATTCAATATCCTTTACCGCAAGAATATATTAAAAAAGGATTTGGTGGTACTATAAATTTTCGTGGATATAATTATGTTGTTGATTTTAGTGGACTCCCTAATTTACCACCTTTATACTATTTAGATTTTGATCAAATAAATCTACTAGACTTAGCACTTGAGGTTTGTGAGGTCGCTAGCAGAGACTTGTTTGTTTCTTTGCTGCCAGTAATAAATCATCCTGCGTGTCAACATTTATATAATAGCCAACAAGGTGGTTCATTTACTGGTCTAAATGCTATACCCAGTGGTTTAATAGCTGGAATTATAAGACTAGATAGTATTGATAGATCCTCGCCCCCAAATTATGGTGCAATTAAACGATACATAGATAACTTATCTAATGCTGGAATATATGTAGAAAATCAAGATATTGGTTATGAGCTTTCTAACGTTACAACTGATAAGTTTGTTACTGGCGCACAAGAAGTTGATATGTATTGTTTTTCTACTAATTCTGATAGAGGAATAGTGAACGCTAGGAGTAGACGTAGCGGTGGTGAGGGTAACGATGCTGATTGGCAACAATGGACACTTGAAAAACAAGTTGAACAACAGATTTTACCCTATTATGGAACTTTAGGTCAAAGTGCTGTGACTATTCCCAAAGGTTGGGGTGCTTATCAACAAGTATTATTAGATGCTACAACATTAAATGCTAAAGGTGTTGGAGCATACTATGTAACAACAGAAATGGAGCTACGATGTGCTTCAGTATCGTATGAATGCTGGAAGAATTTTTTACAACAATATAATGATACATATTTAGAATCTATAGAAGACGATGATACATTTGAGGGAGCCGCCCTTAATCAGACCCCTAATTTTGGTGGAGTTCCAGCGCGCTCAATAGCTACAAATTATGCCGTTACAGTTCCACGTTCCGTATTTGATACTTACACTGCTTCTGGCTCACGGTTTGGTCAAGATAATTTGCCTGCTAGTCCATGCAATCCTCCATATGGATATCCACTATATTATAAAAGAATGACTAAGTTAGGAATACCAGAAGGAGGATTAACAAAATTACAATCCCGGTTAACTGGATTTATTACTGCCGCCGCGACTATTAGAGGTGCAGATGCAGATAGTTGGGAAGATATTAGAAATTCTGTATTAGCAGAATTAGAACAGATTAATTATGGTGAGTTGACTCAGCAAGAACAAACTTTTTATACTACCATTAAAAACGAGTTACAAAAAAATCCTCCAAATTTAGAAATGTTGAATGGCATAGATGAAGGATTGCATAAAATTGGCGCGGTTTTACCAAGATTAGCAAAGAAGGGGACAGAAAATGCATTAAAAGTATATGAGTTTTTGAAAAAAATAGCTGATGAAAATTTAGGTAAAAAATTCTTAATAAAAATTCCTAGCAAGGTTAACTTTTTTTATGATGAAAATATAACTTGGAATAGTAGTTCAAATGGCGGTGAATATTTGACCGGCCCATTTGGTTTCAAGCCTAGGCCGGTTACATCTGGAATATATGAAGAGTTCTCCGCAGATTTTAAAAATGGATATATTGCAAAAAGAGATAATTCAAAAAATTCTATTAATTCATTTTTGACCAGCGGCATCGATACAAAACAAGATGATTATGTAGGGGCTTTGAAAGTCAATTTTAATCCCATAGCTGATAAATATGAATTCAATTATTCTCCTAGTAATTTAGGTGGATACTTTCCATTTGATTTATATACTAATACTTTAAGCTATAAAGATATACAGAAATTACCACCGAGTGTTCAACCAAAGGCTGTTTTTCAACAATTGATTCCACAGGATGCTAGTAATTTCATAGATGAAAATGGTAGGCTTTCAGCATATGTAAGGTTTGATCACAGTCAACATTTGACACTCAATTCTATGAACGCAGAAGATTTTACTCAACAGCTTATTACTGCTAGAGGTATGATTCCAGATCTATGTGAATTTTTAGATAATGTTGGCGAAGATGTATGGACATCTTTTAACGACGCAGATGCTAGCCGCAGAGACAATAACCCATCAGCTTCAAAGCAGTGCTTGTTTGTAAAGTGCAATGTTGATGAAAAGTTTTATTTAGCACCAAAGTTAGGATTTCGCCCAATACAAATATTCGGAGGTAGCACAACACAAAAATCAAAAGTATCTCGTCCAAGAAAAATTTTCATACCATGCTCTGGCTGGAAGGCTGGATCTTCGCCACAAACTAGAACTCGCTCAGATTTAATTCCCGGTACTGGATGTTATATAGACAGTTACAATTTTATTGAATATAATTATTCTCCAACAATTGCCGGTGGAGATACTATTAATAGATTGGATTATGATAGGCCATATTCAACAGAATTAAATAGTCATATAGTAAATACTTCTCTAGAATCATTAGACACTAGATTTGTTTATGCTCTGATTACATTACCAAATAAAGTGTTACCTACAAAAGATTCAAGATATAGGGATGCTGTGGGTCAAGAGGGTGATACTAAAAGCGTCAAACATTATTTAACTATGGACGTTGTTAAAGGTTTGCCAGAATTCGGTGATATAGCATATGCCAACGAAGCAACGCAGGGTGCAAACAATATCACAGCATTCCCATCTGAAATTGCTAGCAGGGCGTGGTTAGCTGCTAAAAAAGCAAAGTATGCTATGCAATTTGGTTTTCCATATCAAATCCAAATGTCAGCACCGTCGCCAGTTTATCCAGATTTAGTTGTTTTGCCGCTAATGTCTCATGAAAGATGTTATGGTCCTTGGATTTCATCTCAAGTAGATCCACAGTCAAATGCATATGTAAATGTTGGTGGTAGAGTAGAGTTCATTAAAGATGAAAATTTAGCACCTTGGAATTACTCTGGATACGAATTGATGAATGGTGCAGGAATATTACAAGCTCAATTTGCTAATAGCTTATTATTATTTTCAGAACGTGGAGGATTTACTTTTCCCGGCATTCCAAATAGATCACTTTGTCAAGCACTGGAAAATGGTGGACCATTAGTTACAAATATATCTGTTGATGTATCTAGTGCTGGATTAAAAACAACTTATAAATTAGATCTTTACACATCTAGTTTTGGTAAATTACAAAAACAAAAACAAGATATGATTTCTAAAATTAGTAGAGAACGCCAAAAGCTTAGAGATGAGAGAAATGCATTAATTAGAAAAGGAATCGGAAAATCACAATCTAGCATTAATACTGTCGGAGCTGCAAATTTATTTGGTAATAATGGAACCCCAATGAGAACTCCCCAAATGAATAATTACATAGTAGCATCTGTAAATGAATATGAGAGTCAAGTATATGCTCCACTATTACAAAACTATAGCAATTTTGGTGATGGCCCTTCATCTCAAGGCGAGGGGGTTGTAGATCATGGATTTGCAGTTGGAAATACATCCGAAACAGACTTATTAGATTCAATGAATTATTTTGCTGGAGAAAAAGGGAATTTATTATATAACAATCGCTCTTACAAAACCGGCGGGGCTTCTTACGATCAAATATTTAGTCCATATTCTGAAGAATACAATCCAAACATGCCAAACTTTTTAAATATTAATCCAAATACAAGAAGAGGATTTTACGAGAGTTGAAACAAAGGAAAATATATGACTAATTTTTTTAATTCAAGATCTGGATCTATTGTAAAGACTTATCACTATTATGTTACTTCTGATAAAAAGTTGCATGATATAGGATTAGCATCTTATACTAGAAATAGTTTAGAAAAGTTTGGTAAAAGGAAAAAAAACGGAGTAGAACAAAATGATCCAGATATTAGTGAATATTTAACCGGCGGTGTTGATAGCATCAAGCCAATACTTCGCGGTGATGGTAGAACACTAATTGTTTATAGATTTGACAAAGATACAAAAAGATATTTGTATACAACCAATAGTGCTACTGGTGAAGACAATATTTTTTGGACCCCTAGTGGAGATATAGTATATACAAACCTAAAAACATTTCAAGAAAAATTTGATTTATATCAAAAGGGTTGGATCACAAATGATACAGAAGCTTTTAATATTTCATATATTTGGTCAAAAATAAATACAAGCTTGTCTGGATGCATTAGTTTTCAAGCAAATGGATATAGTATTTTATCCCAAGCATCTAGCGGTATTGTAAATATGTTTCTACAGTCTAAGGGAGATGGAAGTAACAGAGGGGTAGCTTTTCAAACACCAGTTATTGCTGGAGTTGCATCAACGGCTGGTGGTATACAACACGCTTTTGGTATAAGCGAAACATTACCGCCGGGAGCTTTTTCTGCCCCAGATGTTGGCGGTGCTAAAAATCCAAATAATACAGTTGCTGGCCCGTTAAATTTACATCTTAATCGTGGAACCGGCAAGTGGGAATCTGGAACTACCCAAACATATTGTCAGATATTAGATGATGTGCCGGGAGTTCCATTGTCAGACTTGCCTAGTAATGTAGATAATATAGACAATGAAACTTTAAAGTTACCATTTACAAGTGGTATTGCTATGGTAATGGAAACAGAAAAGGGCAATCCTCATCTTTGTGTGCCATGTTCTATGGGGTGTAGCGTATCTGAAAAACACAAAATAACTGTAGTGAACAGAACCCCCAGAGCTTTTGTGAAAGGCGAAGTTATATTAGCTAGTCAAATTAATGGAGATTGGGTTCCAGTACCATTGACTAATGGTGTATCGGTAGCGAAAAAATTAGTTTTTGAATGGTCACAAATACAAAAATATATAGTAAATGCAAAAGGATTTTTTAGGAATATTAATGATGCCGGCCAGTTTATGGACAGAGAAGTATATACCGATACTATGAGAGCAAGATTTTATAATACTCTTCCAAGTACATCTTTTACCGATAATGCCCAATATAATAATTTGAGTAATTTAAGACTTCTTAACCTTGCTAAAGCAGAATCTGATAAATATGAAATAACAAGTGGTGGCAGTATAAATATGAATGGAATAGATGACGCATCTTTGAACTCTCTTGGATTACAAACCTTACTAAATAACAGAGTTAGTTATAATTACATGCAATTTTTTGATGCTGATATTATTGGTAAAGACTTGGGTGGAAACAATCTTGGAACTAAATTAAAGAATACGGTGATAGCAAAAACAGAACCAACTAGCTCAGATGGAGTTTCATCTGCAAGTGTGCCGACTAGTTGGGGCTTGTATTTTCCAGATGGATACTCAACAGCTAGTGTGGGAAGAACAATAACTAATACCACTAGCGTTTCTCATTATAGCAGCTTAAACATTTATACTTCCTCAAGTCTTAATTTTGCAAAATATAGAAATACTGTACAAACAGATCAATTCAATCTAAAAGATATGTATTTTTATCATATGCCAGCACAAATGGCACTGAATGGTTCTGGAAATCAAAGTATAGATTACCAATTTTTTCCAATGACCTCTTCTTTTACAAATGATGGTTTTTGTGATAAGATGATAAGATATATACAAAATCCAGTTAAGGGAGATTGGTTAAAAACTTCAACTGGTAAAAATTTATATGGATTGACCCCCATAAATTCTACATCTGTTCAATTTACACCGCTATCATTAGAATTAGCATTATCTTCTACCAAAATCTTGGATAACGGACTTGGTGCTGTAATATATCCAAATAATGGAGGATATAAAAAATTAAAAACTAATTTAAACAATATTAAAGCATATGGAATATATGCTACAGATGATTCATTTTTTGGTAAAGCTTGGGATCGTCTTCAAATTTCTGATGTTAATCTAGAATCAGACGGTTCAGTACTTGCAAAAATATCATTTGGAGACAGGTTAACAAATTTGGGATGGGGAAAAGAGAACTACGGTAAACTTGAGAATATAGGTAAGCCATTCCGTGGAGATAGACCAGACGGTGGACCAGATCTAATACCAACACAGGGAAACAGCATGGAAAGTTCTAATGTAGTAGGAATTATTGCTGCCAAAGCTACATTTTCACTTACTGCCGGTGGAGCAATAGAGTTAAAGACTAATAATAAATTCGGAATGCTTGCATATAAACAGTCCACTATGGCAAATAGTAGTTTTTCAACTGTGTTCGGTGGTATAGCTGGTCTTTTTATTCAAGATAATAGTGGTCTTTCTAAAACATCTGATAATGTTCAGTGGGGAGGAAGTCTTGGGGATGAAAAAGTACAAGATTTAGGAACAACTGCACTCTGGTGTGCCGTATATGATCACTGTCCAAATACCATATATGATGGAAGATATTTTGCACCACTTCAATTTAATCCTTCTGGCGCATCTGTAGACTTTGATGAAGTTAATCTTTCTGTTGGTCAAATTGTTGGTTTAGCTAATAAAACTATTCCAACAATTAAAAATAAAATTAGAAGAAACATGTTATTATCAAACGGTGGATTTGCATATGTTAAGAAAGTCATATCGGCTAATCCAGCTTCAATAAATATTAAAAAGGCTGGACGGGGTTACAGTGAAGGGGATAAAGTAGTTTTTAAAATTGGTGGTAAAGAAGCAGTATTTTTGGTATCACAAACTTCTGGTGGTGGTGGCATAGGAGGTTTAATTCCAGATCCAGACCTTGGAGTTGACGCATATGGCGAAACCGCTGATGGAGGAACTAGTAATCCATTTAAATCTGGAGTCATAAACGGAGTTATAACATCAAATAATGTTGATCCCGACCCCGACGCAAAAGCTGTAATAGAATTAAGTTCTGGTAAAGTCATAGAAAAACTATTAGTTGATAAGTTACAGTTTCATGGCTACAAAAAAGTTACCCCGTCTGATGCAAATGGAAAGGGTGATTCTGGAGGATTTGTTTATGGTAATAAAACTACAACTTTTTCATTACCAAAAAATAGTACTGGAAAATACGATTTATTCTTTTTCTTTGTAAGCGATATTGCTAATTATCCAGAAGGAGGAGTCCTTTGGGAAGGTGCTAGCGAACCGCAGGGAAGATATGTCAATCTAGAAATAACAACTATATAATAAAAGTGTATATTACTGTATAACCCACGAAAATAGGGAGAATTCTATGGCTGAAATCAAATTTTATGGTAATTATGTAGCTTCATTGGATGAGAATCTAATAAGGCACGATTTAGGGTCTGGAATAGGATTTTATGGTCTAGACTTTGGAATTTCTGTTCCAATCGGCTCACAGCAAACATCAACTTGGATCACCAACTCTGATGGGACTGTTCCCGGCCCAAGATTGAACAATACAGCCAAAGTAGCCAGTGGTATTGGCAGCAGTAAAGGTACTGTCAGCATTAATGGTACTAATGCTATTGATTTAGATTTACTACCAAATTATTTATGCCCATTAAATATTAGATTCACTCATTCAACCCCAGTAAAAGTTCAAAATGGAAAATTAAGAATATTTGCTAGAAATGATGGAATTAGTAAGCCAGCCAGCGGAGTTACAACTTGGGTTTATGAAGCTAGAAGACCAACATCTTCAACTAATCCAGCGTTAGGGAGTTTAAATCTCAGGGGGGTTTCAGATTTCGTGTGGGCAGAATTCGATCCATTATCGACCCAGACTGAATTGCCCCTTACTCCATCTCCGGGTATGAGTGGATTAAATACAAGTAATCTGGACGCTAATGCAAGTTTAGGATATACTAGTCAAAATGGTATATCTCATAGTTCTTCTAGACATGATTGGTATATTGCTCTCAGTTCAGAGCCAGAGAGTATCGGAAGTAAAACTAATTATGCTTTATATTATACAGTAGAATATCTATGAAAAAAGGGGCGGTTTCCCGCCCCCAGATCATCAGTAATTCCAGCACCTATGTCTGTGTCTTACGACCGGCATAGGTGTTGTTGTATAATAAGGATACCCCCAATAAATTCTTTGATCAATAATTGGTTGAGGATAAACTACTATTGGCACAGGAACCGTAACGATTAACTGCGGTGCTTGGTACACCATAGTTTGGACAACCACCGGTTGCTGAACAATAGGAACCGGTTGTGGTACAATGTAAACTGGATAATTAGCAAATCCCTCATTTGATATCCCTATCAGCATAAATAGTATTGCTAAACATCTCATTCTGCCTTCTCCGTCTTTGGATTCCACTTGACCCAACCGTTATCGGAAAGCCAGTTACCTTCATTGTCCTTACGCTTTGGAAATAGACCGCCACCCTTCTTGTGGACACCGAATGATAGTCTAGCACCACACTTCATACAGCGAAGTTCGTAGTACTGGTTATCATCAACGGTACGAACCACAAATCTGATATCATCAGATCCACACTTACCACATGTGGTTTCCTCAAATACCTCTTGAAATCTACTTAGTTCATTAAATAGATCCTTCTGTGATTCGCCCTCTATTTCTGCCTGTAGTCTGCCATTCTTTGTTGTATATAGAATCTTCATTTACGCCACTCCTGTTTATAGCCTATAATATCTTGTGGAATTGAACTCTTATCACGCTGGTAATCGTTTAGTGAATCAATGATTTCACTAGCGATCTTCTTAGAAACTTTCTTTCCGCTATCAACACTAAAACGTGCAAATAGCTTCTCTCCATCAATATTGAGTTGCTTACACTTTACATCAATAAAGTTGTATTGTGCATCACTCATTCTACTCTGATCGTCATACTCGCCCTCGCTAGCATTCTTAGTATTAGAAATATCCCTGACGATCTTTGCTGTATCCTTCTTAGTTAGTTCTTCGGCAGCAACACCCTTAATCTTTAGTGCCTTACGCAAAGCCCTTGCTTCTGCTCTGGTGCTAGCAATAGCAACCGCAAAAGCACAGAACATGTCATCAGTGTTGCCTTCCCAAGAGTCTGCAACTTCCGCATACCTCATACCATTAGCAAATTCTACGCTAAATATGACGGTCGCTCTACCATGATGATCTTCTCTTTGAACTGGAAAGACCTGTGTTGGGCCACTAAACATAATTGGACCCAGCACAAGCTCTGCTACACGCCTTAAACCGGCAACTAGAGGATGACCATCAACCATCTCTGACTCAGTGAATAGAGTCATAGCGTAGTCATGCCACTCTGGGGAAAGCATGGATGGAACATCTGACACTACAACGTCCTTAACTGATGTATTTGTATTACTAGGTGAAGATAATACCACTTCTTCAAAAATACTTTCAATATTACTCATATTTCAATCTCTATATACCTTTCTGATTTTGGAGGGAACGACTCCTTTATTCTACTCAAACATTTTAAAATGTCAAGTCTCAACTTCTCCTTATCGGCTAAACAAACCGAGTCAGATAAGTTTTTTATTCTCAAAATAACCATCCCTTTGCTTAAGATAAGACCACTCTTTTGCGTATCGGCCTTAATTTGCTTCTGGAGCTTTTCTTCTCCCCATATCGGAAGAAAGTGGGATGGGCCGTCTACCTCTATTATAGTCTTGATGGAGGGTACGTACATATCAAGTTCCATGTCGTGATTTTGGATAAGGTGCTTTTTGTGATATTCAACACTATATCCTGCCCTAGTTATTTCTTCGTATAAAAATTTCTCTAATTTAGATCCTTCTTTGCCAGCAATTTGAATACTCTTAATAGCAGCAGTCATCATTTTATCCTTTTCTACGTCGGATAATTCTTCCCACCTTTTCTTTGATTGTGCTACGCGAGATTCATATATTTCGTCTGACATATCATCCCAATACTTTTTAAGACCAGAACTAATCTTTAGCTTTTCTTCTTGTGTTCTTATCTTGCCGCTAGTTGGGTGAGTGGCAGTTCCACTCTCTATTGCATTCTTCTGCGCCTCACTTTTAGTCTTTAGATTAACGCCACTCTTGATAAGAATACGTCTTATGCGATTGGGATAAGTATTTAACTCTTCCGCAATCTCATAAGTACTCTTATGCTGTTTGGTATACATCGTTATTATTTGATTTGTATTCATCTTCGCACCTTGCTATTAAGTTGATAATGTCATTAAAATTTTCTGATATTCCTATTGGACATTTACCTGTGATTCTATATATTTCTTTTGAGTCTTTTTCTGATCTAGATATAATTTGCACATTTTGTACAGATGTCACCAATCTCAGAGTATTCTTCTCTTCATTCCATCCATGATAGTAAAAGATATTAATATTATTCACTACCTTTAAGGACGTTGCTAAAGCCTCTAATGATGTGACTATCAAATTTCCATTGAAACTCCATAAGTCTGTTGAATTAAACATTCCGCACAGAGTATGATTTTCATTAAAATCTACATCATCATAAAAGATACTTATATCATGTATTGATTTATTGTTTATATTGTTATTAACTAGAGAGCTTATATAATGTAGTTGTTCTTTATCTGATAATCTAGATATATATATTCCTAAATTCATTGATCCCACGCTCCTGTCATGTTTGAAAAATAATTGTTTCCTAAATAATAATGTCTATCAAATTCAGCGGATTGTAAAAATGGATTCAGCGTTGATCCAATATCTAGGTATGTATTGTCTTCACAGTGTTTAGTTAGTTCATAACACAATATATTACCAAATGGCCCGCAACAGAATAAGAATATCATATCTTTTAAGTTTCTATCGGTAATCATAGACTTACTTTTTTCAATTAGATCCCAATTGCTTTGCCAAGCATTGTTCTCTACCGGAAAAACTATTTTAGGTCTAAATGGTAGACGTTCTATTTTAGCGTTCTTATTACAAAATAAAACAACGGGTCTTTCCTTGTAGTGGGGCAATATGTTATTGATATAATATTTATAATTGCTATTTACCCATATGTCTGCCCATGTCAAATGACTTTCTTCTTGACCGGACAACTCTTTCATTTGCTGGTGAGTTTCTAAGCCAAAAACGTTAACGCACGTAACTCCTACAAAATATCTAGAATTTTTATATTGAAAAGCATTTATTAGTTCTTGTCTCTTCAATTGATCTTGCTCATTATTAGGATCAAACCAAAACTCTTTATTGTTTATTGGTTGATTGCACATGACAGACCATTCTCCATCACAAAACTTCGAAAAGCTTATATTATCCTTAGACTTTAGTGCAGACTCTAAAACCTTGATATCTTCTCTATAATCTTTATTCGGTGGCGTTGTGAATTTCATTTTGTTCCTTTTCTGATTCTTCTTCAGCTATTGTATATCCCATTTGTCTCACAAAGTTCCAATATCTATTCATACCAATATTTGCGTGATAATCCATAGATATTGCTACTGGCTCTTCACCGTATTTTAATGCTGTCTCTGGCATAGATCCCCACATGTCCATATCACCTTTTGGGTGCGGTGGAACATATGTATTTAATCCAAAATGCCTTTTTACAGCGAATGATAGATGCGTATCCTCTCCGTATCTCATTGGATTTATATCCGGCATTTCTGCCCAGAAAGCTCTCAACCAATTTTTTTCAAAGAACCAAGAATGACAACCCATGTCTACTCTTACGGTTTCTTCATTAGGATTACACCATCCAACGGCTGTATAGCTTTTTGGTGCTGGGTATGTCAGGTCATAACCTTTGTGTGCTATTACTCCCCTAGTACTCAATATACCATTATGAGTTTCCAATGTTTTTAAACAGTTTTCTAGCCACTTTTTACCCGGAATGGTATCATCATCAATTACACACACGTATTTAGTTCTTGCATTTAAAGCTACGGCAAATCTTCCCCAGCTACCATAATCAGTGTTTGATATTATTGTATTGCACTGGTTTAATATATCTCTGTCAAATTGTACATTATCAACAACATTGACCCACATCATTATATCTATATCACTCACTGTTTGAGATTTGATGGCTTCAAACTGTTGCTTTAAAACGTGCGGCCTTTTGAATCCGCTAAGAACTATAGTAATTAGATTACTCATTTAATTTCTCCAATAATTTTAGTAAGTTCTGATGCTTTGTCATCAATATGTAAACTATTTAATAGTGTTTTTAGTCTGTGTAAACAAGTGTGCTTGTTTTTTACTGATGATAATAATTTTTGCCCCTTGAATATATCGTCTATTTTATCTAGATCCTTGGTGTCTTTTGTGTCAAATGTGACCTTAGTTCCACTATATATAGAATTAAAAGCTAATTGTGAACCTATATATGATCTACCCTTAAACACAATCTCTTTGTAGTTACGGAATAAAGTGTTCAAAACATGAACAGGCAAAATAAAATCTACTTTATCAGCTAACTTATGATTCCATGAAGAGTAATGATAAGTTCCATCTAATTCCACTATATCCTCTTCTTTTTCTACAAAAATCAATTTTTCTATAGAATATTCAGCATTTCCAGAATTCAAAAATATATCTGCTGATTCTAGTATTTTAATATATGAGCCATTCTTTAGCTCAAGATTGCTATTTCCAAAAAATTTAGCATTTATTTTTTTGTCACTTAATGAGGCGGCAAAATCTTCTAATGATGTAGTATCTATATTATTGATATTTATTAATAGTGATATATTTTTATTGGATAACATATAGTGTATCATATCTTTTGAAACACCGCTTATGTGAGTTATTAAAATATCCGGCTTGAAAAGATCAAATTCGTCATATATGCTGCTTCTACTATCGAAAATCTTAGACTCGATATTTATCTTAGAGAGGGCAGCATTGATATAAAACGGCTCAGTATTCCAAGGTGTGCTGTAATCAGATATTAAAAATTTCATGATTATCCTTTATAGTGTGATAAGTTTTGATGTTATTTATTTTATAGATCGGAAATTTGTTTTCGATGCAAGAAATGGAGTAATCATTTTTGATAATGTCGTTTATAGCTTCAAAGATAAACTTTTTCTTACTATCTTGATGATTCAAAAATTTTCGTAATGTGTCTATTACCTCTGCACCGTTTAAATATAATAGCTCTGACCAAGTTTTATATGCACCAAAAGAAAAATGCTCTGCTATATTTTGAGAGTTTACATTTATGCCAATCTCTAGGTTTTCGCATGGGTTTCGTTCAACAACGGCACATATTTTATTAGTATCTATTAGCGATAAAGCTTTTTTGTTTATTAATAGACTCCCATCCACGACAAGAATTTTCTCATTAAAAGTATTATTAATTGCTATTCTGAAGCCCTCACATGAATTGCAAGATCCAAATACTTGATTTTCAACTATTCTTATATTAAGATTTTTATACTTTGAGCGTATATACTTTGATATCTTTTCACCATCAAACCCAATGCAAACTATTATTTCGCTATTTGGGAAACATTTTTTAATGCATTCTATTTGTATATCTATTAACACTTTCTTATTTATTTGAATCAATGATACTGGACCATAAGATTTCATTCTATATCCCGGCAGATCACATAGCATTATTATTGTAACAAAATCATGTATTTTTTCTTCGGCCTGTTTTTTGATTATTGTTCGTTTTTTCTTTATTATTCTTACCATTTAGAACTCAATATATAAGTTGTTATTTTTTATTTGTTGTTCTACTTCTGGGTATTTATTTTCGAAATCTAAATACAATTCTGGATATAGTATTTTAAAAGCTAATGTTGATATAGCTGTTTTCGATCCACTCTTAAATATTAGACCTCTCCCAAGATCCTCATTTATAATAGTATCAATATCTAGTATAAATTTTTCTATTCCTATGTAATTAGTTTCATCTACTATGGTATGAAATGCACTAGCAGACTTGAGTAATGTCAAGTATATGTATTCGGCCTTATTAATGTACATAGAGACAAATATGTTATGATCAGTATAAACTAGATTTTTGATTTTCTCTTTTTTGTCATCAGAAATTTGATATGAATGAAACAACTTTAGTATGTATTTTTTATTGATTGTTGATAAAAGTGATTGAATATATTCCATCATTTCATCATCTATATTATCGCAATTAATTAAAATATCACAGGTTATTGAAGATTCAAGCCTTGCTTTGCTTAAATCCTTTTGTCCATTATTCCAATCCTTAGTTTTGTATAGGTTACATATTCTATTTATTACAAAAAACTCTTTTTCGTTATCATAGGCTTCTATAATATCCTTTTTGAATTTTTCTATCCGATTAGCTTCACATGCAACCTGAGTGTTATCTTCGTATATGGCAAAGATACATTCTTTACAGCTAGTTTGGCTAATTGTGCCTGACGGCATGTAATTCATATGTCGATCCTTTCAAAAACATTTTTTCAGTTTTGATGCCTAATGCATCTAATCTATCAGATAGATTTTTGCAGTCATAAATAGCTTTTCTGTTATATACGACCTCATTGAATACATCGCAGTCAAGAACCTTATTTATCATATCCATGCATAGACAATTTGCATCAACCCCAGTAATTAAGAGATTACCATTCATTCTAAGTAATTGTCTTATCTTTCCAAGAAAATTATTGATGTTATTGTGTGGTACTTGCTCTATGGTATTTATCATCACGATAGAACTGATAGAATTATCTGGTACATCTAAATTGATCATACCATTTTCTATCATAACTGGATTATAACCATCTACGCAGTCAGATATATCGTTTAATATCTGTATCTTCATTTTGTTGATTCCTCATAGGCTTCATCGAACAACTTATTCCAATTATTTACAAACTGTGTTTCTGAAAAATTATCTTCTATAGTTTTTCTAGCATTAGCACCGATTTTTTCTCTTAGGCTTTTATCATTTAATAGTAATTCTAGATATGACCTTAACTCACCCTCGTTATTTGAGATAAAGCCATTTTCTCCATTCTTGATTATCTTTGGTATCATGCACGTTGCCGTGGAAACAACAGCACACCCACAGGACATAGCCTCTAGCAAAGACATGGGTATTGGACTAAGAGTTGAACTATTAAAATATACAGCGCACTGATTATATGAATCGACCAAATCATTTATACTTTTAGCAGCTTCTGAAAGCCCTTCTGTATCTCCTATTAGTTTTGTATTTAGTCCACTTGTTATTCTTTTCCACCCGGAGAAATTCAAACAATAATCTCTTTTAACAAAGTCATTAGCAACTGTTAAAATTGTATTATTTTTTTCAATGTCTTTGACACTAAAGGTGCTGGTATCTAATCCATGATGAATAACTTTTCCATCTAACTCCCAAGCAGATCTAGAAAAATCCGATATAAAAACATTTATGTCGCCATTCATACTCCGCATTTCTTCAATTTGCTTTTGTGCCATTGAATTAGGGGTTGGTAAGGTGTGTTCTAAACATATGATTGGCAATCCAAGCTGCCTATTTATATTTTGAGCCATTTGAAACTGTCCAAATTTGCTCTGAACAAGAATCATATCAAAATTTAAATAATCACACAATTGATTTTCTGGTAGAATATGATAATTTGCTGGAATATCTGTTTGATTTGAATTCCACTTTTTCATGTTTGAAATATTCAACGCATAAAACTCATGATTTGTTTTACATAGCCCTGTCTCATACCTTTCGTGAGTAGGAAAAGTAAGAATATTATACTTATCCTTTTTTGGACTATTTGCTAGACTAATAATTCTATTTGTTGTATTATTCAGCATTTAGTATTTCCTTTATAATATTTCCCACATTTTCATAAGAAAACTTTTCTGCACACTCTAGCCCTTTTGTTTTATCTATATTACCCCTATTGTCATAATAGAATCTCATGGCAGATTTTATCTCTTGCTCATCTGGAGTAAACCACAATTCCCTACCGGTAAAAATATTGGGAAAAGCAGAATCAGAATGTTCACAAACAGACTGTACCCCATTTATTAGTGTTCCATGATTTCTATCTAAGATATATTCTTTTGGTCCACCCTCATTGCTACATATTGGAGTATTGCCAAAGCACATAGCATCAAATGAAGGAATAGACCACCCTTCACCGTGAGTTGTGTTGACCATACAATCACAAGATTTATGTAATATATCTATCTCTTCTGAAGTCATTTCGTCTGATATTATGATTTCTTCATGATAATCTTCAATCTTAGGATAGATTCTTAGAGTCTTTTTAATTGAATCACACATACTTTTTACATGATTTTTTAAATCTGTTGAATTTACTCCAAATTTCTTAATCTTAAGAACCAACGAAACCGGCTCATATGCATGAAATTCGCTATGAAAAGATTTGATAACTGATTCTATATTTTTTCTTTCATTTATATCTGCAATATAATAAAATTTGAAGCTGCTATTTTTAGCTCCAAAATTAACTCTCGTCTTTATGTCTTTTTTGTATCTACTAATATCAAATGCGTGTGGAACGTATTTTACATTACTAAAGCCATCTTTTTTCATATTATGCAATTGAGTATTATTTGGAACCCATATTTCATCAACAAGACTCAGGCTTGTTTTCCAAGGATTGTATTTTAAAGTATTAGACTCACCAACATAGTAGGCAATATTCTTTTTGAACTTAGAAGTTCCAACTATATGGTGTGGTAATAGGTGCTGGATGCAAAAATCAATATTGTCTAAAGACTTTTTTTCTAGCTCTGTTATCTTATCTGGTATACTAAATGGTTTTGGTGTTAGTTTTACATTCCTACAAACTACATCTATACCAGCTGAATCTATAGCATGTATTAAATCTATAGCTGCTTTTGACCAGCCGCTACTTTCTTTATAATGTCCTATATATAATAATTTCATGTCATCCCTCTAGCTTTCAGCATTTCGATTCTTTTGTTTTCCCAAAAATTTCTTCTTTGGCATAAATAAGCCATTTGATCATAAGCGGTATTAAAATCAAATGCATTTCTGCTATTTTTTCCATCAAACATAGATGAATTTTCATTAAAATACATTCCACCAGTTGTGGATGTAGAACTTTGATATGTCAAATCTCTTATCATCCTTGATTCAAAGTATGAATTTAATCTTTCTGGTTCTCCTAGCACTTCCGCAATGAGCCATCTAGCAATATCTTTATGCGGTATGTTATTAGGTAATTTTTCTGGCTTTGGTTTTGGGGTAGATATCCTTGGTTGATTTTTCCAATTATCAAAATCTTCTGATATTTCTATACTATCAAAGAAACTTTCCCAAGCACTTCCGCTCTTATCCCACTGATAATGCTTTAGAAACGCTTGTCTGGTATCAAAACCTAGTCTTCTTCTTATACTGACAGGCTGTTCGAAAAACTCTTTAAACTTTTGAGCGGCTAATATATTGTCTGGAACCGCTCTAAAACATCCAGTTTCAAGTTCTTTGTATAAAGCTTTTGGAGTAAGTGGAGTTCCACCAAGATTTCTGACTACACTTTCCATAGCAGAATAATCTGTGGCCATTACTGGTACTCCACATGCGGCGGCTTCTACTTGTGGTAATCCAAAACCCTCACAATTAGCATACTGAACATATAGATCAAACAAGTTTATGATCTTAGAAAGTTCTTCATATTCTACGCCGTGCTTTACGTTAGACAAAGATGAACCAAATTGACCAGTATATGGAGATTGTGTAATAGCACCCTTAAATAAAGATGGGAAAGGTTTTCCAGTTTGTCCACATATATATGTAAAATATACTTTAGATGATAGCTGGTATTGCTGTAATAACTCTGGAATGTCCCAACCTAAGTCGGGGTAACTTGTATGACAATATAAATAATAATTACTGCTATCTTCTACGCTGTCTAATAAAAGTCTAAATGCTTGAAATAAATCTGGATATAATTTTCTTCGCTGGTTTCTCATCACTGTTCCAATAATTTTAGCATCTGGATTAATTCCCATTGATGCTCTAAGTCCAGCCTTATCTTCTATTGGTTGATAAGCACTGTGTGCAGACGGAGGAGAAATGCCAATATAGTTTATCTTACCGCCAGACTGTTGTTTCAATACCTCGCCAGCCCACTCAGAATATGTTAAACAGGCATCAGCGGATTCATATGTTGATACCCACTGCCTAGCCTGCGGTCTAGCATCTACTGTGGGCATAATGCACCATTTAAAATTTCTTCTAAAGGGCGACCGTTCAGCAAAATCAAGCATCCAAAAATCTCGTATATCGCATACAACGTCTGGTAAAAAGTCTAAACATACATGCTCAAACATTGTTTCTCCAAACTGAGCCATTGGATTTTGTGCGTATTGATCTTTTTCTTCTTGTGAGCAGGAATTGTCTGGAACAACTCCATAAAATTTCCAAGGTATATTTGATGCTCTTGGGTCGCTTCTTTCGCCATATGAAGCCATTTCCGCAATATCATACTTGCCAGTGCTGTATAAATAATTGAGTATTTCTCTTGTGTAAGTAGCATAACCAGTATTTAAAAATGTTGCTTCACTGCAAAATAATATTCTGGGTTTTCTCATATAAAAAATCCTATTTCTTTATCTGTTCCGGGTGAATTTTTTCTGTAAGTTTCATATCTTGAGAAGGCTATGAGCCGGTTTTTATATACGCAGCACCACCTATTATTCATTGGAGTTTCTTGTCCTATACCTATAATTTTATCATTATCAATATAGTCATTTGATATAACCTCATCTACTGAAAGGAAGTTTTTAATATTTTTATACATATCTCTAGTAGTAAAATAGAAGGCGTCATTTGATGAGGTCGGATTCATTATGTCTAATATGCAATTTTTAATGATTGGGTGATCTGATTCACAATATAAAAGAGCTTGAAATGTAGTATTCTGGCAAGCACCAGAATTAATGCTGAAAAATTCTATGTTATCAGAAATATAACTTGATATTGGGGCAATATGTTCAATGTCTATATCGCAATAATAACCACCATACTTTAGTAGATAACAATATCTAAAAAAATCACCTCTTGTGCATCCAAGATTTAGGCTATTAAAAAAGTCTACATACGATGAATCGTATTCTTTTGATAAGAATGAAACAATATCATTATCTGTAAAAAAGAGTAAATTTTTATCTGAATTCAATCTTTTGATGTTATTGAATACATAGTTAGGAATATTATCATTTCTATATGTTAGTATGATATTATTTGGTATCATTCAGTCCTCAATGTCGCCATGGCAAAAATCAAATTCATTTACCCTAAATATTATTTCAGAACTATCCTTATCTGGATGTTTGGCAGAAGCACTAACCACTAATTTGGTTCCTTTTGTTGCATATTTTTCTATGGTTTCTGCACCAGTATGCCAAGCTTCACAATTTATATAAGTTGGAATTCTATTTTTTTCCCCGCTTTTAGTTTTGCGGTAAGTATAGACTACCATAGTAAATTCTGCTAAAACTACATCATTCACAACAGAAACGTTGGGATTTTCTACTAAATATCCCGTAAAAGAACATATATTCATTCAAATCTCCTATCTTAATATATTAGCAACGACTGATCAAAAAAACAACCGTTAAATTTCATGAATCTTATCTACTATAAATGATGTATCTTTATCACTTACTGACCCACAGAAAATTAAGTTGTTTCCTTCATATAGAATATATTTATACTTTTCACGGGTCTTTGGAAATACTATAACACTGTCTAATATGCACGTATCATCCTCTATAGTCAAAAATGACATGACCTGACCCTTAGATTCGCCTTTATTGATGGTATAATCTGATAGTCTTTGAATGTTGGCAACTACGCACATATCCTTACCCTTCTTGCCATTGATTATTTCTTTGCAAGTTGTGTTAGCAGCAGAAGTGTCAGAAGTCTCAACCTTCGTCATTGTAACTGGACATCCTAGAAATTTGACCTCTTGATCTATAATCCAAGTTGGATCGTCTTCTAGATCATACGGTGGACTTACTAATAGTTGTATTTCATTTTCTATAGCCTGCTTCCTGTCAGCTTTGCTAGTTCCACCACCATCTTTTTTAGTCGGTGCTAAATCTCTCAAGCAATCCACAAAGGAACTCCACTTTTTATCACTATAATGATTTAATATCCAAGTCTGTTCTGCTTTGGTGAGAGTTCTATAAATTTCATAATCATAGAGAGCTTTGTTTCTAGTAACACTGCTCTTGAAATTTCTAAAGAATCCTATTGAGGCTAAAGCCTTGAATGCAGTAGAGCTAATATTTGATCCTATAAAAAGCAAGATTTCAAGCCAAGTAAATTCCTTTACTGGTTTACTCAAAGTCTTTTCAGCTTCATTTATAGTTTCTATTAACTTATCTCCGGTCGCACCCGTTAGTGACTTTACATCCTTAATACCAAAGTATATCTTACCACGCTTAATATTGAACTTTCTTTCAAAGTTGGTTAAGCTTGGAGTTCTTGTCTCAATATCAAATAGTTTTGCCTCAGATATCAATTCATAAACTTCTTGATGAGGGTCTTGCTTTTCATTCGCGTAGAACAGGTAAGACAAAAAGAATTCCTTGGTGTTATGAGCCTTAAAGTATGCACTCCAATAAGAACATACAGCATATGAAACACTGTGGGATTTATTAAATGCGTATCTTGATGATTTCTCAATCCATCCGAAAATTTCTTCTGCGTTCTCCTTACTTACAATTCCAACACGCTCTGCCCCCGCTATGAATGATTTTTTGACTTCATTCATGAGGTCAGCCTTTTTCTTTCCAATGGCCTTACGAAGAACGTCTGCCTCTTGTAAATTGAAACCAGCGATTTTCTCTGCTATACGCATAGACTGCTCTTGATATACAAGAACTCCATATGTTGGCTTTAGAATCTCTTCAAGTGCTGGATGAAGATATGTTACTTCTTCTCTACCGTGCTTACGGTCTACATAATGCTGGGTCATGCTTTTCCCATCAACAATTGCTTTCAAAGTTCCCGGCCTAATGATAGCAATTAGTGCTGATAGTTCTTCAATATTATTTGGTGCAACTTTTTTAGACCATGATTTTCCAAGGTTACTTTCTAATTGAAAGATTCCCTTAGTCTTGCCTTCTGCGAACAGTTGCCAAGTTGTTTTATCATTATAGTCTAAATTATTTAACATACAAATTTCCGTCAGCAAAAGCCTTATCAAAGTTCATGTTTTGGTATACCGCACGATGAGTTTTCATAAGCTTAATAAATATATTTGCTTCATCTTTAACGTCCTGTAGAGCATCGTGAGCATTGTCAAAACTTAAGCCCATTCTCTCACGCAAAGAATCCATGCTTATAGATCTAACACTGGGATCGCTTTCAGTCCAAGCAAATACACTATCCATGATATCTATCTTATAGACTCTACTGAATAGTTTTTGCTGCTCTCTCTCTTTGTCCCAAGGTCCAAAATCTCTACATAGTCTGTTTATTATGTGCATATCGAAGCCAATTATATTAAAACCAACAGGGATAGGATTAAAAAATGGTTCACCCTTCCAGTTGTATTGATCAACAAATTTTGTAAATTTATTCCATACGGACTTTAAGGATGGTGCTAATTCTAATTGCTCCCTTGTCTTCTTTGTTATCTTTAGAGCTTCATCTTGTATGGGGTCAAATCCAGCCGCTATAGCTTTTTCATCATCAAAAATAGGCTTAATTTCACTGTTGAATTGCCCCTTCATCTGCAATGTTCTTCCATCTAAGGCAATAGCGGCGATTTGTGTTGGTTGAGTACGATGTGGATTGCGTGATCCTGTTTCAAAATCAAATATAATATAGTCTCTATTAGCCATTAGATACTCCTGTTAGTTCTTCAATCTTCATAATTTTATCTAGCAAATTGATTCCTAGAACGTCAAACTTTACGTGGCCCAGTGCCTCTAAGTCTGCCATTTCAAGTCCAGCCACCTTTTCTGACGAGCCTTTTTGTTTTACCATTGGGCATACCTTTTGAAGTGGCTCTGCTGAAATTACCACACCGGCAGCGTGTTTGCCTTGAGTTTTAAATGTTCCCTCTATCTGAATAGCTTGTTCAAAATATTCAGCATACTCTCCCTCAAGTTTTCCATCTTCTGATATTCTACAGAAATCTCTTAGATCCTCAGAGTTATTAATCAAAGCCCACTTAATAATAGATCGATCTTCATCATCCATTTCTGCTAATTGATCTGAGATTCTTGCTTCGTCTGGTATACAGTTACTTATAGCATTCATTTCAGAGAATGAGCAAGCCTCATTAACACGTAAAACTTCCTTAATAGCACTCTTTCCTTGAAGTCTTCCAAACGTTAACATTTGGCTAACTCGACTATTCCCATACTTATCTTTTAGATATGCAATAATTTCATCACGCTTAGTACCGGGAACGTCTATATCAATATCTGGTAGAGATATATGATCAGCACTGTTTCTTCCAGCGTTATAAAATCGTGCAAATAGAAGGTCAAACTCTATTGGGTCAATCTTCGTTATGCCAATTAAATATGAGATTAAACATCCTGCGGCAGATCCTCTACCGGGACCAGATAGCCAACCCATATCATTAACGTGCTTTATAATATCACGAACAATAAGAAAATATCCGAATAGATTAGCATCTTTAATAACATCAAACTCTTCCTTGAATCTACTCAAATACTTCTGCTTATCTTCTTCGTTTGATACCTTGTTTTGATCTATTAATATTTTCTTCCAGCCAATACGACATAGTTCCTTGAGATAATCTTCTTCTGATGCCCCTTTTGGACATTCAAATTTAGGCAACATTGGCTTGCTGAGAATATCGTAGTCTTCACACTGGTCATAAATCTCTTTTAGTTTAGATGAGTCTAAGCCCTTAGATTCGTCTTTGTCTTTAACGTAGAAAGAGTCTTGCATAAAATATACCAATTTATCCATATGCTCTTGGGGATATTTTGAGTCTACATTTATACCACCGCTGTTGTCTGGCCTAATGCATTTCTTTATTTTTGGTAGCGTAGTCTTCATATCAGAACATAATAATATTCTGTGAAGTTTGGCATCTTCCCTATTTGTATAATAACTAATAGGCATTGATTCAGTAGGAGCATTATAGACACTAATCAAATTTTTACTGATATTTGTGTTGTCATATTGCTCTGGTAATTTACCATTTTCATCTAGTGATGAAACCATCTCAATTAACTCGTACCACCCATCTTTATTCTTAGCAAAAAGTGTAGCAAAATCAAATGAGCATCCAATGATGGGCTTTATACCCTGTTTTTTGCAGGCTTTATAAAAAGCAACTGCACCAGATAATGTTTTATAATCACAAATACCACATGCTGGATATCCATTATACTTACATTTTTTAGCCAATTCTTCTGGCTTTGAATAACCTTTGAGCAAACTGTAATGGGTATAATTCTTCAACGGGAACCAGTTCATATATTTCCTTATTCAAAATCAAGAGATCAACAACTTATTATACCGCCTTGGGGGCCATAAGTCAATATGACCCCCATTCAAAATTTAATTACCAACTCTTACACGCCCAATATCGACTTTTCCACTTTGGACCCGGATTATCACAATTGTGTCTAGCTCTGAAACTCTTACGTCTTTCTGGAATGTTTTTCTTAATTGTCATATTTGGATCGCCAAATCTAACAATAACAACATTTCCACTCTCATTTTTGACGTATACTGCAAACTTTTTAGGACCATTAGAAGTTCTAAATGGTTTATTAAGAGTAACTTTTCTTCCTTGGTACTCGCTGCCTTCACCCATATACATTAAGACTCTGCCATCTTTTTCGTAATAGCCTTTGCGTCTGTATGTATAAACTTCTCCAGTTTTTGTATCTTGATATTCATATGAACCTTCTGTTTCTTCTTCATCGTCGCCGGTATATTCATCTTCGTATTTCCCCGGTTCATAGTATTTAACGAAATCATATACATTTTGTATATAGATTTCTGCTTTGGAAATCATATCCTTAGTCCAATCTTGGAATTCTACTGACAACTGCATAACTTTTAATTTTGTGACTATTTCCATAAGCTGATCGTGCATTTTTTGTATTTGCTCAAGAGCCATTTCATCACCACCATCAGATTGAGCTTTTTTCCAAGCTTCTGGATCTGGACGATCTTTGTCGCCCCTTTTTGCTGGCTTGTAGTTTTTACCTTCACGTTCTTTTTTCTTACGTATATTTTCCCATAAGCCGGGTTTTTCTGCTGCAATATCATACTCTTCTACTTCTTCGCCAAAGTCTTCATACTCTGCTTGAGTTGGGATATAAAAATTTTCTTCTGTGATTTCTTCTTCGTATCCATAATTTTCCATTTGCAATTTAAAATCAGCCGCTTCTACGCACCCACAATCTGCGGTAGCTTGACCAATACAAATTGCCACTCTTTGAGAATTATCTGGATATTCTTTTTTCATAACTTCGCTACCCATGCATCGTGCTACGAACTTATCTTTGTCTTCATCTTTATTTCTTTTAGGAAGTGGCATAATTGTCTCCAAGTATTAGTTTTTTAGCGTCGTTAAAAATGTTATCTAAGCTTTCTCTGGGTATTCTATTTCTAAAATAGTTGTAAGCACCCAACACCATTATGTCATTTGGATCTTTAGTTATTTCTAGCCATCCAACGAAATAATTCCAAACCCTGTCCTCTAAGACTAGTCTATATTTAACACCTTCTGGTCTACCAAATCTATGTAACCATCCTAGTTGTGGTAAGCATATTGCCCGTCCACCATTTCTTCTAAATTTTTCGTGTATATATCCTTCTTCTCCACCAAATCCTTTGAAGTGCTTATTAAAGCCTAGCCAGTTTTTTGTCTCGCATGAAAAAAGTCCAAGCCCCATCATTGGTATATCAAAAGGTTCTCCCTTTTCGTAAGCTTCTGTATTTGTCCCCCATGTTCCAAACATATCTCCACGCCAAGCGGGATCAAATTGAGTTGAATAACTAACTTGATCGTCATATATCATTGGTCCTTGTATTATATCTTTGCAGTCTGGATTACTTTCATAGTATTTTAATAGCGATTCTATTGCACCGGGCTTGATTAAAACGTGGCAGTCAATAGATATTGCATATTTACCAGACGAGTTAGAAAATATTTCATTTCTTACTGCTGTACTAGCCTTTTCTTCATATGGTATATATTTTACGTGATTTCTAAGCCACCCAGATACGTCTTTAACAGCCTGCCCGTGCTTTCCTGTTGGATTATTGTCTATAATTATTATCTCATAGTCAATATTTTTTAGTATCTCTTGGTACATTACTAACGATTGAGTGGTAAAATACACTCCATCAAAATCGTCATATGTAGCCATTCCTATTGTAAGTAATTTACTCATATTTCCTTTTCTCAACCGGGAGCAGAATAGAATCCAATATCAAATCCTGACCTTGTACAATCCTTTATGGTTTGTTCCATACCATTAGTTTTTATGCTATTCTCTATATATATACACATGTTCTGGTCGGTTTCGGGCCACTTGTTTTTGCAATAATGGCACAATTTAGTGCATTTCCAGTTCTCTCTATTGGGCGAAATTGGCTGTGGTTTTTCATTCTTTTTGATGTCTAGAAACCTTTCCTTTAGCATCTCCAAGAACCTTTTTTCATCAGCTTTATCAAAACACATCGAAAATGGACCACCATCCTTAATAAAAAAGATACTCATTATTGACTGCTTGTACTGGGGGAAGAGCTTAGAAATTGCATAATTATATAGCAATAACTGAGGATCTGAACATAGCTTACCATATGTCTTTTCCTCGCCGGTTGCCCAATCTAGCCTACGACCTGTCTTCCAATCTATTACTTCAATAATACCTTCTTCTGTTTCTGTTACTAAGTCAATAGTACCCTTAATAGCAAGCTGCCCTTTTATCTTTTGACCATTTACTTCATACTCATAGAAAGCCCAATCTTCATCGATTGGTATATCAAAGTGAGGCTCTGCCGCCACTATTTTCCTTAGTCTTGGATCAAACTGACCATTGTTATATCTAACAGCGTCAAAACACATTTTTAAACAATCTTCTCTATCTTTTTTGGTAAATTTATTATGAGAAGATCTATTAGAATAATAATCAAAACTAAGATTTAAAAGTTTATCTATTATCTTATCTGTCAAAAATTCATTTTTATCAATGATAATAGACCCTAAAGCATCATCTTGAAATTGTATTTTTTTGATCTTTAGATTTTGTTGAATTTTTTCTTTGGTTTTAGCTAATATTTCCATAACCTTGTGGACAATAGTACCCATATCTGCACGTTTACCAGACGGTTGATTAAATCCTAAGTTATAAGTAATAAAATAACTCATTTGACAATATTCATATTGGTTATATGAAGAACTTCTAATATAAGTACATAACATTTATTGTTCCTTTGTTATTAATTTGCATAGCTCTATAAATCTCTCTTGACTTAATTCCCACTTCATTTTATTTATATCTTTGTGTAACCACTGGATATTGTCTGTCGTATACCCTAGATCACTGTTTATTCTGTCTAATGATGCGGTTTGTACTGTTGGTTTTTCTCCAAACTTTGGGAATTGTAATTCTAATCCAGACAAAGAACATTTTCTATTTTGCATTTTAAATTGTTGCCATAGATCATCAACAGTAATTTGAAAATTAATCTTTCTTTTTTTCGCTCCATGCTTTAATGAATAAAAATACCTTGCTGGTATAGTGTGATGTTTTCTATTATTTTCTATTGCTATTTGGAATTTTGAACTTTTAGTGTGTTCTCTCTCTGTAATTCCATGTTTTTCTAGAGCCTTTTTTACTATAGCTTTTCTTTGAAATCCTGCAAGTATAGCTACGTCTTTTAGACTTAAATTTTGTTTGATATAATACTCTTCAAGGAATTCTTTGGTCAATATTTTAGAACTATCTTTTAAGTTAGATCTATACAGGCCATATTTTTTTATATATTGACTTATTGAATTATGAGAATTGATATTGAATTCTTTAGCTATTTGGTTAATGCTCTTTCTTTGTTTAATATAATGCTCTTCAAGAAATTCTTTGGTTAAAAGATCTTTTGGTTTCATATTATGCTCCTTAGTGAAGGACTTTAGTACATAATATGTATACACATAAAATACTAATTTCTCCAAAAGGTATTATTCTTGAGTTCGTCACATAGAACTTCTAGTGTCATATTATGATTATCAATTACTGTATCAAAATTGTGCCAATCAAATCTGTCGCTATCTAATGATGATTCTGATTCAGAATCACTATTGAACATGTTCCTAGTTAATCTTATAACTATTCCGCCATTGTCCTTGATAGCCTTGACTTCGTTTGGGAATCTAACATCTGGAACAATAGCCAACTGAGAATCTTCATTTAGTATTTTGTTTATTGTTGCGTGTACCCAAGCATCTGACTTAACCCGTCTTATTATTTTAGTTCCAAAGTATTCTAAAAACTCTCTATGAGTCATATTTCCAGTTTTATTTGTTGGGGTTGGCATTTCTTCCCATAGAAATGGGGTATGTTCATTCTTTTGATCGTCAGTGCCATATACATTCTTAGAATTGAGTCCAAATAAATTAACTGACATGTCTTTCAAGTAATCTGCGAAATGGTACACCTTGACATAAGGCCACAATTCTTTTTCTGCATACTCAATAAAAATTGAGTCTTTTCTAGTAACATCAAATATTCCATATCCACTTGTTCCAGTTATATCCTGAGTATTTATTAGTAGGTTGCCATCGTCGCTGATAGCAAAATCATTAATCATAGACCTTTCTTTCAGCACTTGGCCATTAATATAATTCGCTACTGTGTTTTTACCAGACTGTTTTCTACCAGAAATCCCAATAATTTTAACCATTTATTGTTCCCCTAACCTGTGGTATGATAATATTCTGTATTTGTTCGACTCTCATCTCGCCAACGTCTTTGGTTGGTATTTTGGGGAAAGATAACTTATACATTCTACCCAATTGTCTTTGGAGTTGAACTTTTGCCTCTCGACCCGCTTGATCATTGTCTAGTAAGACTATTATATGAGTGAGGGGCATTTTAGACAGTTTTAATTCTTGTTCTTTGCTAAGATTCCTACCAAAAAGACTCATTGACTGAGTAATACCAGCTTCATATAGTCTCCAAACATCGCCCTGTCCTTCTACTAGAAATAATGATGATGTTTGTTTAACACTTTCTATAGCTCGGTGATAGTTATAAAAGAAATATCTCTTATCAAACCCCTTTGGGTCTAGAAGAAACTTTGGGCTTCTATATTCTTTTATAGACCTTGCTATACAAGCTATTACTTTATCGCCCGTATCATTATGAATGGGGACTACTGATCTTTCGTATAATTTTGATCCACGATCATAACAATCTCCAACATCAAAATGAACTAAAGTTTCTGGTTTGAATCCCCTAGATATAAAATATTGTGACGGTGTTTTTACGCATTCTTCTATTTCAATTGCTGGATAATTATCATCTAGTTTAACTTTAGAGTTTATTGTGTTTACTAGTTTATTAAAGTCATCTTCTTTTATTGGTTCTTTAACAATAGTTTTTTGAGATGAGCTTCTATCTTTTTTGATACCTAGAAAATCACACGCCCATTTTAGAGCATCAGAAAATTCAGCCTCTACTCCAATCTCCTTTGAAAGTGATCCTCTTATAACTCCAAATATATCATTCCTGTATTGTTGCTGACAATCTCTAGTCCAGCATTTCCATATGCCTTTATCTTTAGAGAATGAGAATGCTCTTGGGTTATCGCTGCCTTCGTGGACAGGACAATTACAATAGATGTTATCTCCCAAAACTTCGTATTTCATACCTAGTTTTGAGAATACTTCTTCTGATTGCTCGTTAAGACTATTCTTGATCTTCTGCAAGTCCATTAATTTTTAGCTTATCTAATGTATTCTGATCTACCATACCAGTATCTCCAACTGGTTGATTCTTAAATTCATTACGTGTTTTAAGTTCTCTTAACTTGGCGTGAGATCCCTGCATTACCATGTTGATATAATCACCATCGTCCAAACCTCCACCATGCCTTGAAACAATTGGCACAAGCTTCCTATTGCCAGCATTTGGCCCATCTTCTGCTAGTTCTTCTGGAGATTTGATTTTGAATATACTGAATGATGTACATAGCCAAATCAATCTGTCCGATCCAGAAACAGCGTCTGTGCTTTCTTTTGTTATGCCGTCACGGTTCAATTGTACAAAGGACAAGCATGGTATGTCAAGCTTGACGCAAAGATTATGTAGCGATGTAATCTGAAAACCAAGTGCTTGGTACTCTTGTATATTATTAGTAATAGAAGTGGATGACATTAACTTAAGATAATCATATATAATAAGACAGTTATTTGTCTTGCCATTATCACCCATCTTGACTTCTTGCATAACCCAACGTTTAATTAGGTTAAGTATTTGTTCAAATGGTTTTCCAGCAACGCTAACATAACTATAAGGTATAGACTCAATCTTTTCAATTGCTTCCATTACCTTGCGTCGTTTTTCTTCATCTTCTGTAAACTTACCAGTGGCTACTTCATTGATTGGAACTCCACTTATGTTTGCCAATAGTCTATTTAAATGATCTTCCTTACTCATTTCAGTATCTAACATCAATACTGGAACTCCACCAGAAGATACATTTAATGCTACATTATCAGCGAACACGCTTTTCCCAACTTTGGGTCGTGCTGATATTAAATCAACACACTTCCTTCGCAATCCACCGCCAATTGCTTCATCATACTTGTTGAAGCCGGTTGGAATGCCTATAATGTCACATTTATTTTCTTCTAGAAACTGTATATAATCTTTGGCATCCTTGCCAATCTTTTCTGGAAGATCGCCGCTATCATCTTCCCTTAAGAAATCAGTAACTGGATTCTCCAGTATTTGTATAATCTCATTTATAGACTCAGCACCAGTAACACTATCTACATCTTTATGAATTTTTGCAGTAAGACCTTTTATCTTACGTGCAAATTCAAACTTCTTCATCTGTATTGCAAAGCTAAACACATTATCTTTGTTGATTGGGAAGTCCATTAAAGACTTAATATACTTCAACTCTTGATCTGTGTTTATGCTTTCAGAAAGATTCAACTGATCTGCTGCCGACAGTATTGATGGTATATCTACTTTCTGATCGTTGAGAATAACCTTTTCAATGCACTTAAACAATATTTGATTATTCAAATGTCCGAAAGTATCTTGACTCACTACGTCAGATATAGCTACATATCCATCTATACCGTGCTGCAATAGTCCAGCTAAAACGGCTCTTTCTGATCCAATATCAGTTAGTTTAACTTCCATATTATTTGCCGGTGCATCGATTGCAACGGTAGTAATCTCCATGAACAAACTTGGGATCTTCCTTGAATGATTTTCCACAAACGTGGCACTCTACTTCTACTCTTTTATGTGGTTGACGGCGACGGGGTGTTCTCTCAAACTGTGGAGTTTCTACATCCTTAAACTCGCCCGTGTCTTTCCACTCGTTCTTTCTGGCTCTCACGGCTTCTTTTCTCCTAGTATTAGAATTACTATCCTGCTTAAAAACAGTAAAATCTTCATTCACGCTTGCAGGAGGCGTGGAAGATTGTATTTTCTTTATGCTTTCCTTTTTCACTTCTTTTGGAACGCTGGCTACGGTTGGACTATCACCAACTAGTGCTTTTAATAAAGCTTGCTTTTGCTCATCGTTAAGCATATTTATAAAATCGTTCATACTCATGATCGTTTACCTTTCTCAAGTAGTATATCGGCTTTTCTCTTTAGTTCAAATACTTTACCATCTAATGATTGTAGCCTAGCCTCTGCTACTTCTCTCATATTTTCTAGCGATGCAGCATATGAATTACTATTAGCTAATATGTGCTTCTTAGATTCGTGCTTAGTATACTGACCAAACTCTTGACTATTCTTAACAATTAGCTTTTCCATTTGATCATTGCACCAGTTCAATGCCACTTTATTCTTACTTATTTCGTCTTGAATGTAGGTAGCGTAACCATATAAAAGATATGCGGCATCAAATAGTTCTGTTTGTGTTAACTTCCTAAGTTGATCAGAGGACATATCTGCTACAAACAAATATTCTTCTCTAAAAGAAGAGAACTTTGTATTACTCAAATTTATATAGTCATTAATTGATGCTATATATTCTGCTAACTTATCAGATGCCTTTAATTCTTTGTCGCCACTCATCGTCGCTTTCTGAATATTTTAGGGTTATTAGTTCAATTCCATTCAACTCACACCAGTTTATCTTATCATCGTCACGAACTTGACCTTTTATGAAGTCTGCTTTGCTCCTATGAAAGAATGGATTGTACTCATAGTGCTGCTCTCCATGAACCTCAACCCCCAGTTTAATAGAAGGAATATAAAAGTCAAGGTACAGTACAGATTTTCTATGTAAGGCTGTGCTTCCCGGTAACTTTACTTCTTCTAGTATTCTATAACTATTGTAGATTTCTTTTAGTAAGTTTCTAGCCCGAATATGATATTTAGATCGCTTACGCTTGTCATCATTAAAAACATCATATCCAGTTAGATTCCACGCATATTCTTTACCATTTATGCCGGTAACTTTCAATGAAGCTCCTTTATCTTGTTATAAATAAATGATGAAATTGCTAGATTGCCATTCAAGAATTCTGCTACGTTGTTAACGCCTTGAAACTTAAAGAATCTTTCTATTTCGTCTGGAGTCTTGCCTATCTGGTTTTCTTCTAGCACCTTAGAAACAATGGGATTTTCTGGTTCATCTACGGCACACTGTATAGTATACCAAGCACCAGCCGCTTTGATAAGTCTAAACTCACAGGCAATCTGAATTATCTCTTGTACTTCGTCAACTCCAACCCCGTACTTAATCCAACTTTCTGCTGTACTATTTGGCCTACCGCCAGCGGTTGATGTTTTTATTACCCAGTTTGCTATCTGACCAACGTGTACACCAGTATCTTTTGGAACTTGCCACTTTCCGCGATGGGTGATCACCATGTTTGTACCGGCTTGATATTGTAACATGTTTCCACAATCTGCCATCTTTTGTGGTGCATATGGAGATCCGCCAGTATTAGCAATATTATGAGTAATACAAATTAATATAGTCTTATTCTTCATAAGCGTACCACTAATACGCTTGAAAAACATGGAGAGTAATCTTGGCAAAGCATTTCTTACGCCCGTTCTAACTTCTCCCTCTAGCTCACACGCTGGAACCATATTAGATAGTGAGTCTGTAATTATGAGGCAACCGGGATCATTGTTAATATAAAACTCAATAATGTTTAAGAAGTCTTCTGCTGATAGAACTCTCTCATCAGTTGATTCTATAATGATAATATTATCTGGTTCTAGACCTTTAATACCATCAAAGTTTTGCTTAGATAGTCTACCCTCTGTGTTTATATAAATGATTCTTTTGTTGAGCTTTTGACACTTGGCAGCAAAATGTAATGCTGTTGTGGTTTTTCCGCTTTTTGGATCTCCCGTCATTACTACTACAGATCCTTCTCTTAGCCCACCGCCCAAAGCAATATCAAGGGCTGGAGATATTCCTATAACTCCCAGACTATTTATATTTTGAAGAACTTCTGTTCCACTCCTAACAACATCGCCATACTTACTTACTATAGAATTACTAACCGCATCTTCTGAAAACTTACCTGTTATCTTTTTGGTTTTGCTCATAAATTCCTCAGTTGGTTCAACGTTGTCCTTTTTGTATTATAGCCGCTAGACGATCTAGTTTCAAGCGGTGTATTTTCTTCTTTAACTTCAAGATTAACTTGGGGTTTATTTTGTTCTTCTTCAATCTTCTTTTGATATTTGGCAATTACTTTTTCTGCTTCTGGGCTAATCTTATATCCTCTTCCATTTTGCACACCAAGTACCAGTAGCCTATCAAAGTCTTTTGATTTTATAGCTTGCAATATAGCTTCTTCGCTATATTTCTTTTTAAGCTGAACCGCAGCACCGTGCTGTTTCTTCCACAACCAATGTAGTGGATCACCTTTAGTCCAGAACTTATATGAAGGTTTACCCAAGTTCAATTTTTCAGATCTTCTCAAAACTATATATTCTGCAACATATGCTTCAAAAGTACAGTATTCACCAGTATGAATATGCTTGTATTTATGAGTTTCTGACCATTCTTTTTGATACGTCTGATTAAATAATTGCGGCTTATCTTTGTTTGACATAGTTATAAATTATCGCCTCTTCAAAACATTGATCAATATTATCTTCTTCTTCAAGCTGTTTTATCAGCTCTGGAATAACCCAGATACTTTTTTCAACTCTAGATTCAAACACTTTTCCAACAGTATAAGTTTGCCTCTCTGACTGCCCAAAAGAAGCAAGGATAGATCTTGTTAGATAAACACCGTCTGAGTTGCATGTATCAACTTCAATGGAATTAGATCTATACTGTAGACCAACTTTGGTTACACCCAGATTTTTTTGTTTACAATAATCTTTAAGCTCTAACCACTCTGAATACTCTCTTAAGTATATTTCTTCATTGTTTGTCAGGGTTGCTCTTATCCAAGTATTGTACTTGTTTTTTTTATATTCTTCTAGCCAATCTTGATATGATCTTATGAAATTTATCATCTTATTTTAGTAACACATTCGTGCTTTATTGGAGTAACTTTTCTTTTTTCATCTATCATTGTAGATGCACTTTCTGTCATTATAGTAGCACCGTTCTGACGAGCAAACTGCTGATCGATCAATGTTTTTGGTGGTTCTACTTTATTTTTCTTGATATGTTTTTCTATAGCTCCAGAAGCTCTATCTAAATCTGTTGCTATTTGTTCTATTGATTGTCCAGACTTAAATTTTTCTTCAACATAAAAAGCTTCTGCTTTTCCAAGTGGTCCTGTTTTAGCCATTGATGAAACTCCTTTGCGCTCTAGTCATATATAGTGAGTTCTTGCTTTTCAAATACGATGTATAATAATTGTATGTTTGTTGACTTACGGGCTTATACTCTAATCTTAGATTAGACTCTCTATGACTGTCTGCTCCATAAGGATCATAAGGTTGATTATTGAATGTGATGATGGCATATTTCATCTGAACCCTACCTTCACCCATGTCGGTAGTAATAGTCTTAGCAAAAACTCGTTCAGATTCATCTGTGATGGATCTGCCAAGTTTGTTTAACAATACTTCATGAATTTCTTTCTTATCAATATTTTCAAAACTATCTGATGAGCTAATAAACTTCATTTTTCACCTGTCATTATATATTTAGTTCTTTGGGTTTCTGACATTTTATTTATTTCTTTTTTGGAGGCAGACCCCAATGAAGAAAAGTGCGAGTCATTACCCACACTCTTCTTCGATTGGGCTTCTATCTCAGACTTCTCGTAGTGACCTTTTTTAGACCAATTTCTATCCGCGAGACTTCCAATAGTCTTAGGTTCTGACATAAAAGAAGCTATGCCACCATATATTACCCTTCTCAGACCTTCTTTTCCACAATTTGTACATTGAGTCAAAGCATCATCTTTTATAGATTGGTAAACGTCCTTCATTTCATGCGAACATTCATCACAAACGTAGTCATATAGCATTTTTTCCTCAAGATTCTAGAGCGTGTAAAACCGCTCCTAATATTCCATTTCTTTGTATATCTTGATAACCTAAACCGCAAATACCAATACCATTGATATTACTTAATTTATCTATACATTCTAATAATCCATTACCACGATACAAGTCTGTTTGTTTTGTATCGCCATTGATCATAACCTTAGAATTCTCGCCCATTCTTGTTATAAACATTTTAATCTGCTCTAATGTGCAATTTTGGGCTTCATCTAAAATCATATATGCATTATGGAATGTTGATCCTCTCATTGTTTCTAACGGCTCAAATCTTATTCTTCTAGTATTATAGTACAAGCCAAACTTATCTCTGCCTAGAAAATATTTAAGATTTTCTTCCATAGGCTGTAAGTATGGTTTAATTTTGTCCCCAAGTTCTCCCGGTAAAGAACCAATATCTTTGCCAGTGCAAACTAAGGGTCTTGTTACTATAATGGATTCTATCTTATCCTTCATAAGATGTTCAGCAGCTATACCGGCAGCAATAAAAGATTTGCCAGTACCAGATGGGCCAGTGCAAAAAATAATATCATTCTCAACAATAGATAAGATATATTCTTTTTGATTGTCTGTTTTAGCTATTAAAACATTTTCTTTAGGAGTTTGCTTTTTATTTTTTTTGTTGTTATTATTCTTTCTCGGATTGTTATTTGCCGCTGCTGCCAAAGCCGTTGTCTCCTCGTTGCGAGGAACCTAACGTTTCATGGACCTCCATACTTACGCGAGGAACCTCTTGGAATATAATCTGAGCGATTCTATCCCCGGTATTTATACCTACAACTTCATCAGAAGTGTTGTATAAGCATACCATTATTTCTCCTCTATATCCGCTATCCACTACCCCTGCTAAAACATCAATTCCATGTTTAACTGATAGTCCCGATCTGGGCCAAATTAAACCGGCAAAGTGTTCTGGCATTTGTATTGCTATCCCCGTTCTGACAGTCTTACGTTGTTTTGGTGGTATGACGGTATCAAGCACTGAGTATAAGTCAAATCCTGCGTCATTTATATTAGCTTTTGTTGGAACTTTGGCATTATTATCAAGTAATTGAACAGAAATCATAGATCGAATCCTCCTAGGTCAACATCCTCTAAGTCATTCTTACTAGCACCAATCTTATATGAAGTAATTTCATGCTCTTGTGGTGCAACTTGTACTGATTCACTATTCATCCAAGGGTCAGTCCATCCAGATATTGGGTTTCTACAACCCTTATCGTATGGTAGTCCTATATTCTTTCTTCTGGTCATACATAGCCAATCAATGTATTCAGCCATTACCTTTTCATTTAAGCCAATGATTGATCCATCTTTAAATAGATATTCTGCCCATGCTTTTTCCTCATTTGCTGCGGATTCAAACATTGCTACGGCTTCTTCTTGGCATTCTTCTGCTATCTTTACAAATCCCTCTTCTGGAACATTATGAAGAATCTTAATAATTTCCTGAGTATTATAAAGATGTAATGCCTCATCGCGTTTTATTAGTTTAATAATGTCTGCATTACCGATCATTTTCTTATTTTCTGCAAACGCGAATGCAGAAATAAATGAGACATAAAATCTAACTGCTTCAAGTATGTTAACGCTAATGAGAGTTAGGTAAATCTGCTTTTTTATATCTTTAACTTTGCCGGAATGACCTACTTCTCGTAAAGCGTTATATTCTTTTATTGCTACATTAGCTCGTTTGAGAATTTCTTTGTCTGTTAAACAGCTATCTAATATTTCACTAGGATTATTATATACGTTCTTAATAATATATGTATAGCTGTAACTATGAATTTGTTCGAAAAATTGCCAAACATTCATACAAGCTTCTAATTCTGGATTAGAAACATACTGATTGAAGCTTGGAACACCCCTACAAATAACTGAATCAAGCATAGTTTGATATTTAAGATTAGATGTGAAAATAAATCTTTCATTCTCACTCATAATATCATCATTTTTGAAGTCATTACGATCTTTCTTCAGTTCTATTTCTTCTGGACGCCAAAAGAATTCAATTTGTTTCTTATATAAATCAAAAAATACTGGATATTTAAATTTATCATATCTCTGTAATGATAAGTTTTCGCCTAAAAATAATGGTTGCTTCAAGTAGTCAACGTTTTTAGTATTTAATATTGTTTTCATGTTCCAATCTTCTTTCTATAGCTTTATTTATATCATCAAAAAAGCCTAACTCTTTGCGTTTACCATTAATTTGTATTCTTACTTGCCACTTTTTTCTTATTTTATTCCAAGAAATACCTCTATACCCACTAGTTGAATCTTTTCTAACATGTGAATTACTTTGATTAATTTCTTGTGTGACATCTCGTAAATTATTAATACAATTATTCTGTTTATTTCTATCAATGTGATCTATTTGATTTTTAGGCCATTCATCATAATACAAATACCATGCCAATCTGTGTGCTTTATATCTTTTATATCCTACTGATATTACTATATACCCCTTATTATCAATAGTACCTGCGATATCTCCCGCCTTTGTATATCCCAAATTAGGATTTATTTTCCAGAATATATTTCCAGTGTTGGGGTCATATAATAACATTTCTTTTAAATTATATTGCACAAGAACCACCCTCACAGGTAGATAACAAATCTTTTTCAGTATTACCATCAGAATCTGGCGTATTGCAATAATAAAAGTTCTTTACACCATATTTATACCCCTGTATCTGATCTTTGATCAAAATACTCAAAGGAATATTGCCGTCAGGATAATGGGAATAATTATAGTATAAATTAACACTTATGCTCATATCAACAAATTTTTGTAACACTGCACAAATATTTAATATTGCTTTGTTGTTTGGCATTTCCCACGCTAAAGTATAGTAATTTTTACGAGAAGCATAATTTGGCACTAATTGCTTGAGGATGCCGTTCTTAGCCTTTTTATAAGACATGAGGCTACGGACAGGTTCAATTCCATTTGTGCTGTTCTGGATGACGCTAGAGGACTCACAGGGCATTATAGCAGTCAGAGTAGAGTGTCTTAGACCATGAATTTTGATCCTAGCTCTCAAACCCTCCCAATCCATAATATACTCTGGCTTAACCAGTTCGTCAACTGTTTTTTTGTACCAATCGATTGGAAGCAATCCGCGAGAATATTTAGTCTCATTAAATTTATTACATGGACCCTTGAGTTCAGCAAGTTTGCAGGACTCATTTAGTAAGTACCACTGAATTTTTTCCATGATTTCATGAACTAATCTTAATGTTTCGGCATCATCATATTTTAGCTTGTGCTTTGCTAAAAATGCAGCAAAATTAGTAATACCAATTCCAAGTGATCTACGATTCTTTGTAAAGTTTTCACCAGCCGCTACTGGATAATCTTGATAATCAATAATAGATTCTAAAGACTTTACAGCAATAGAGCAAGCTTTTTCTATGTCCTTGTTATCTTCCAGTTCAAGTAGGTTTAATGCTGACAGAATACAAATACCAATTTCGCCTTCTTTGTCATCTATAGATGATATTGGTTTAGTTGGATGGATAATTTCTTGACATAGATTACTCATGTAAACTGGGGCATCCCATGATCCATGCTCATTAGCATTATCAATATTCATAACATAAATGCGACCAGTTTCTAATCTCTCTTTGGTAAAAATTTCAGCAAGCTTTCTTGCGTTAATTTTCTTCTTCATCTTTACGTAGCGAGCGTTTTCATATTTTTCATATAGCTTTTTGAAGTCTTCATTATTGTTCATAGAACTATAAAGACCACCAGTTTCATGAGGACTCATTAGTGTAATGTCTTCATTTTTAATTAAACGCTCATAGAATAACTTGTTAAACTGAACAGAATAATCTAGCTTTCTTACTCTATTATCGTCAGTTCCCGCGTTATTCTTTAATGTCATTATATCTTCAATTTCATAGTGCCAAAATGGAATATGCACAGTAGCAGAACCACCACGAATACCATTCTGACTTGTTGCTTTAACCGTTGACTCAAATATCTTTAAGTATGGGATAAGACCAGTATGAATTACTTCGCCGCCCCTAATGCTAGAGTTAATTGGGCGAATGCGGCCAATATTTAAACCAATGCCAGCCCTTCTTGCAGTATACTTTCCAACAGCGTGTACGCTTGAAAATATAGAATCAAGATCATCTTCAACGTCTACTAGAACACAGCTAGCAAACTGTTTGATTTTAGTTCTTACTCCAGCCATGATTGGAGTTGGAAGATTAATCTTAAATGTAGAGAAACATTCATATGCCTCTTCTACTTCCTCTACGGTATCAAATAAAGACATAGCGATTGCTACATAAGCAAACTGTGGTGTTTCATACATCTGTCCAGTAGACCTATTCTTAATAAGATACTTATCTATCATTTGCTGTAATCCAGCATAAGTATATAAATAATCTCTATCATGATCCACGAACTTTTCAATCTGATCTATTTGTTCTTTACTCCACTTTGATAATAGAGTTTCATCATATATTTCAGCTTTTACATTACTAGATATATGAGACAACAAACTTGGTGGAGCATCATGGTTTTCCCAGAGATCTTTTCTAAGGGACATATTCAATAGTCTAGATGCAACATATTGATAGTTTGGCTTGCTGGGAGAAGTTAGATCGTTAGCAGACTTGATTAAGATTTGATGGATTTCTTCTGTGGTTATTCCATCTTTTAAAGAGAGGTTAGCATTCATCTCTATATCTGACCAAGAAACGTTAGCGATGTCTTTTATCGCCCACTCTACAACCTTATGAATCTTCTCAACTGTATAGACTTCGAAACTACCGTTCCTTTTTTGAACGCGCATAATCCCCTCTTTCTTTTAATCAACTATCAATATTCGTTAAAAAGTTTTCTAAACAATCTTTCAAGTATAAACTTTAATATAACGGGCAAAACAACATAGATTAGCAAGAATGATAGTATAACAGACCCATGAATTACTTCTGGATCTTGTTTTACATTAGACATTACGAAGTCTTTGCAGTCTCTTTTTAGTTGCCTCTTGCTATATTTGTCACACTCCGCAAAGTTCATTCCGCCTTGGCTAGCTATTGTAGCCCATTCGTTGCCATACTGCAAACATTTTTTGGCTAAAAAGTTTCTTTCTTCGTCTGCGTATTCAGCATCAATCTGAGCTTCTATGTCGCTAGTGTCGAAAGAACCACCAAACAGAGTTTCTGAGTTTTCATCATAGGAAAACTTGATATCTGGAAGGTATCTCAACTTTAGTGTACCACCATCTTTACCCAAAGTCAAGCCCTGTACGTAAGCACTTAACTTTATGTACTTTTTCCAAGTGACTTTTGGGAGAGATTCAGTAAATGAAAGAATGATATTTTCAGAGGTATCTTTTATGACTTTAATATCTAATGGTTGGGGGAAACTTATATTTAGATTTTTAATGTCATAACCATTCTTTGAAAAGATAAAATCAACAATCTGTTTAATTTGTAAAATTGGTATTGCCATATTAATTTTTCTGTATTAGTGACCAAGCCAAGCCCATAAATCTATCTGAGATTTTATTTTTTTCTTCATCTGTTAGTTTATGATTGTCATCACCACCAGCGGCAGAAGTAATTAAATCTATGATAGCGACATCTAAATCTTTATACTTATCGTTCATAGCCCCTTCAAAGAATCCACTTGCAGATAATGCTAGCACATCATTTACTTGTTGTAACTGAGCGTCATAGGTTTTTACCCTACTAGCAAACTCTTGACTATATATAGCCATCTTTGCTCTATCGGTAGGGTCAGTAATTAATGATGATACCGGTTTAACAAGTTCTATTATTTCATCGCTTGGGCGATCTATATTTAGAATAGCAACATCGGGCTTTGGAAAAACTGGAATTAAATTTAATACCGGTTTGTATAAAGCTAAACCTAGTAAAACTAGTGCTATAAGATTTCTAACCTTAAGAAACTTTTCCATCGTTGTCCTCAATTACTTTGTTTAATAGTGGAAATACTTCGTCTAATTTCTCAGACGCTACGGTTAAATGGTATTCATCGCATTTATTTTTTAGCTGATACCATAAACTAACTATTTCCAAAAATCCCTCTTCTTTGTTCTCTACAACTTTGACTTTAGACTTAGCAAATAATCTAGATACCCAGTATGGAATATCTACAAAGTTAGTTGCTAATATAAGTAAAGCAATTACAATCAACCAAACATTCCACGATTCCATCTTATTACCTCTTTAAATTAGTGGTCTTTGCATGAAATGGACACACTGTTTTATGACCATCTCCTTGAACTATTATTCCCGTGCCTTTGCAAACGCATTTGGCTGGGTCTGGATCAGTATCCACAACGGGCTGTGGTTTTGGATCTACCTTAAAAACCTCTTTTTCTGCGTTATCAAAAGCTGCTTTACACTTCTCTTGCCACTCCGTTACGTAAGAAGAGTACATATTTGTTATATCTTCTGGATTGACAGAAAACATATTATTTGAGCATCCAGCTAATAATAATGCTAATAGTATATATTTATTCATTGTAATTCCTAGTATAAAGTGAATGAAGACAAATCAATTGTTGTTACAGTATATGAACTACCAGATCTATTATTTCTTGTCCAAAGTAGATTCATATTAGTATTTAATGTACTTATAAAATTACTATAGAATGGTCCACTGTCTGGTCCGGTCCATGTTATTATCAAAACCAATTGATTATTGATGATTAAAAATGATGGGTTACCACTATCTCCACCGATTATTGATTCATGAAATAATATTCTATTTGGGTATGTATTATAATAACTATTATTGGGATCAAGATAATTTTGTGTTGGTTGCTGTGTATATGCGGAACTGCCCGTTGGGTCCACGTATAGAAATTCTTTTACTAAAGCTTTTTCTTCTTGATCTAAAGATAGCATTGGAAGTCTGTAGATGGTATAAGTACCACTTTTATTTCTATAAATTGTAGGTAAATATATAGACCAATTAGAAGGAAGTAATTTGGCAAAACTAATGGAATTTGGTACGTCAGAATCTAAAAGTCCCAAATAAATATCACTAGTCAATGTTGGCATTTTGTCTATTAATGTTCTTTCTATAACGACATTATCATTAGTAACAAATCTAACTTTAGCCCCGATATCTATTTCATAATGAGTAGCAAAAACTAAGTGACTTGGGCTAATTAGAGTTCCAGCTCTAGTATTTGATCCAGTTGTATTCCAAGGACTTATGCAAGTTAAATCTAAATCATAAGCCCAACAATTAGTATTTCTAACGTATGTAGAAGTTGAATGGTTTTGAGTACTATAAATATCTTTTGCTATAGTTGGGTTTTTATTTAATAGTCTATTATCGACGCTATCAGAACAATTTTTTGCTAAACTACCAGATGTAAATTCACAAAAAGCATCTATTTGTCCACCTATATTACAATTGACATTTACTTCTGCAATGTTAAAATCAGATGTATTTATTCCACTTGCTATAATTTTTACTGCTCTTTTAGAAGTGCTTCCCGTTGGCACTCCAGAACATATATAGTTGTTAGGATTTAAATTTGATAAAATACTGTTATCTGTACTATATACAGTAACTGATATATCATCTTGTTTATATAATATTATATTAAAATCAGTTATAGTAGATGAATTAGTAGATCTGAATACTGTAGCGTCATAATTCGTAGTATAACCAGAGCCAGTAGAAACTAATATCCTATCTTGGGGCTGTGCTGTGATTTTTACTCTATCTCCACCAATATCTGGTTTTTTAAACAGATAAGATGAATTCTCAGATATAGAACCACAATTGAGAGGTATATTTTGAGCTTCTATCATTATGGTGTTCCATAGCTAGCTTGACAGTAATTTACTGCCGCTACCCATCTAATATTTTTAGTTGCTAATCCAGTAACTCTAATAGACAATCCTCCATTTGTAGCATCTGCTGCTACGCTGGCTAAAGCCGAAGTCATACCAGCATCTTTCCAGCTTGTTTCAGTGGGTGTTTCAATCAAAGCGGTAGTACTAGCACCAACCCCTCTTTTAATACCTCCAACAAAATTCCATACGGCTGAAGAAGTATCCGTGTCATTATAAGCACTAATTTGTATGTTAAAATTTACCGTAGTTTTATCTGGTAAAAATATAAAATTTCTTGAAGTCGTGTTACTTGGAGATGTTACTAGAGATGCAGATCCATTTGCCGTTAAAATTACATTTGATGTATTACTTGAGGTTTCAGTTCTTAGCACTATGGTTGATCGCTGTGCATCTCCAGCAGAAGCAAAACTACCACCAGCCTGTGCCACTTCTCCATATAAAGTAGTTTTTGCGGATATACCACCTAAAATAGATGAATATATTCCGCTAGCAATATTGTTTTGACCGTTAATGATGCTAGAATAGTTAGCAGTTGCTGTGTTTTGATTCCCATTTCCAATAAAAGTATAATCTGAAATAGCAGAATGACCAAATCCATTTATAATAGAAGAATAAGTTCCTCTGCTCATATTAAAAGTTCCATTACATATCAACCCATAGTTAGGAGACGTTACAGTATTTCTTAAACCAGTGATTATGGTAGCGTTACTAGAGGCTGGTGATCCAGCAGTATTTCTATCTCCATTAAGAATAGATGTATAAACACCGCTACCAACACAGCCATTACCAGATAAAATTGTTATATTATAACCACTTGCAGTACAAGTATTAGCGTGATAAATACCATTATAGTTAAAACTTGAACCAAGCAGTGATGAAATTATTGAGTTTCCTGATCCCAAGCATAGATTTCCGCTTCCTAATATATTGTTAAATTTTGTAGTATTATTACCAGAGATTTCAACTATTGGGGATGAGATTACTATTCCGCCAACTGTAGATCCATCACCAACATATAGTTTTTTAGTATCGGTTGTCCATAACGGTTCTGCTACCGATGGAGTTACCAATAGTCTTTCTGAATCAAGACCCTGCTTTAATTGCAAAGTTGCAGCTTGATTTAGTACAGAACTTCTTAATGTGCTGGCAGAAACTTTTTTTGTTATTGCTTGATCATTTGGGCTATCCACCATAACAAAAAGATCATCATCTGTTACAGATGATACTGATGGTAACTGCGTTATTTTTACAACACCCATATTAAACTCCTAATAAGATAAAAAAGATGAAAGATCTATTTCAGTTAGTTGATACCCACCGCCAAGCTGAGACATCATTGTGTTGATAGCATTTTTTCTTTGAGTTATAAATGTACCCAAACTAGAACTAGTCCAAACTGTAAGAACTACTAATTGATTGTTAATTATTAGAAATGATGGACTACCAGAATCTCCGCCAATAATATCTTCATAAAATGATAATCTAAAAGAATTTGTCGGGCGCATCAGTACAACTTGATTAGATATTGCATATAAATCAGCAACCATAGCTTTTTTTTCTTGATCCGTTATTAAAACTGGAAGTTTTATTGGATGAGAAATAGAAGGTAAATACGATGTCCAGTTTTCTGGCAAAATTTTAGCAAATGATATACTATTAGGAACATCAGAATTTAATACACCAATAGTTATATCTGGATAATATGGAGTGTATGAAGGATCTGTTTGCAATGTTTCAATAGTTCTATTAATAACAATATTGTCTGATGTGACATATCTTATTGTTGTTCCTACTGGTGGTTGATAGTGGGCGGCAAATAAAACATGACGAGGAGAAATAAGTACTCCCGCCATATTATTGCCACCATATGAGTTCCATGGACTTATGCACGTTAAATCTATGTCTGAAACCCAACATCCTGTATTTCTAATATAAATATTAGATGAGTTGTTTATATTAGAAAAAATAGGTTTTGAGTAACCGGGAACTTTGTTGCTTATACGACTGTCGATGGCATCAGTAGTATTTTTTGCTAATGAATTATTAGCCCAACTGTTAAAAGAGTCTATATTTCCAGAATATGTTTTTTGAGCATACAGTCCTATTGCTGATGTTTCACCATCATTAGATATTGCTGTAATAGTACAATATCCATCATTCTGATACGTAGCTATTCCACCATTATTATTTATAGTTAATACAGATGGATTGGATGATGAAAATTTAACAAGGCTATTGAATGTAGATTGATTGAATATATTTTGTATAGTAAAATCTGTAACATATTCAGCACTAGTTTGCCTATTGAGCATTTTATCTTTATCATAAGCTATAGAATTAGAGCCAGACACTGTAATTCTATTTATGACATTACCTACAATGTCAAAAGATCTATCGCTAATCCTTTTTTTAGCATAATTATTGAAGTTTACGGTTGATGCTAAACCGCAGTTAATTGGATGATTTACAGATGGATACATATTAGTTAGTAGTTAGTGTTACTCCTCTGGTTACTAATGCTTTTGCACTAGAGCCAGCTTTAATGATAGTGGCTGTGCCAGCACCAGTTGCTGTTTGAGATGATATAGTATAAGTAAATTGATTACTATTAGTTACCGTAATAACAGCATACCTGTTTGCATTTGTAGCTGTTGTAATTCCACTGACTCTTAATACATCTCCACTGAGATATCCATGATTAGTTAAATTTACAGTACAAGTTGTACCAGAACAAACGAAATTTGAACCATTGGTAGTAATACTGCCTAAATTTGAAGGAGATGCGCTAGACCCTCCACTAATATTGATACTTCTTGCATTAGGAGATCCATAAGATGTTGTTCCATTAGTTCCATCCATGTATGCGAATGTTGCTAATAAATTATCAACACTACTTTGATTTAGCGAAGCATTAGTTATAGACACATTCAAACCACAACTTTTCCATGTTCCAAGAGAAGGAAGAGTTAGTGTTTGTAAAACGGGGGTTGTGAATGTTATGGTACTAGAAAAAGAACTCCCTACCGCTACTATCGATGGAATAGATATTGATGTCATAGAAGACGAAGAGATATTAAAATTTCCACCGTTGCTAGTAACAACATACTGTAATGATGGTAGAGATAAAGAGCTTAAGCTGTTTGCTGTTAAATTAAAATAATCAATAGTATTTAATAATGGTAAGCTTATTGATGTCAAGTTTGAGCCAGTAAATAATAAATATTTTGCATAAGTGAGCTTTGGCATTTGAAAAGACGTTAGAGCATTTGCTGTTAATCCAAAATTCCCAGTAATATGTACAATTTCTGGTAATGACAGAGTTGTTAAACTATTCATCGTAGTAGAATCAAACAAATTTCCATTTATATATTTAAAATTATTTAGTAATATGCTTGTAAGATTAGTGACAGTACCCATAGTAGAAAATAAATTACCGGTAAGACCTTCTATGTTGGATGAAATAGTAGCTATTCTACCATCAACAAAATCTTGATTATTATAGAGGGGCCACGAACCTTCAACCCACGGTCCTGTTCCTGTTAACACATTTCCATTTATTGTCATTATGTTTTTAGGAAAAGTAATAAGGGCTGCATTCCTTGAATATATTGGAGTAGACCCTGTGATAGTCGTCGTTAGTGCAGGTATGCTTTCAGAAAAACTTATTGGCACACCTCCTTGTGTAATACCATCACCCATTCGTAATACTTTGGAGTCGGTAGCCCATAAAGGCTCACCTTCTAATGGAGTTATTGCATTAACTTCTGCTAATGTTCCTCTACGAATTTGTAAATTAGCTGGAGATGTAATATCAACCCACTGATTATTGCGGCGACCATATGTAATAGTGCCAGATGGTGCATCAACATCCTTCCATAATATTTTTTTAGTTACAGGTGTTCCATCTGGATTATCTACCATTACCAAAACATCGTCTGGAGTTATAGAGGAACTAGATGGTAATTGGTGTATTCTTGTGACAACCATCTTAAACTCCTAATATGCCAGAAGATCCGGTAGTATAATAAGTAACGTCATCAAATCTATCTTTTAGTCTGTTTTCTATAGCTGTATATGAATAAGATTTCTCATATTCAAATGGACTTATAAGAGCTTGATAATTGCCACTCCCACTAACTGGCTTTCCGAACCAGCAATATACAACGGCTGAACCGTTTTGAATTGTTTCTCTACCAGAAACTACATTAGTGATTACATCTGTTGTTGAAATTGGCATATTTTACCCCTTTTTAGAATTGATCTTTTAATGTCCAAATTACTTTTCTTGGAGGAAAGCCGTCTACATCACTAAATACCCAAGAGCCATTCTGTGCTAACATTTCTGCTGCATCTCGTTCTCTTATCCAGAAACTTCCATCTGGTTGATCTAAACGCTTCTCACCATTATTCCAAACCCCCCAAGAGTTTTGGACTAAGAATAGTGTTTCATTATAAATTTCATGAGTATCATCCATCCCAATCCAAGCCATCGCGTGACCCCATGATCCAGATCGGGCGGCAATACCATTCTTATCTCTTCTAGAACTAAATCCAGAATTACTGCATACACTAATAGAATAACCGTTGGCTATTGCATCTCTGGCTTGATCTATTGTGTTAATTAAACTGATAGTCTTAACTTGATGTTTCTTTGCTGCTTTTACTAATTCTTCTGGAACACCAGTACGACCCCATCTGCCACCAATAGCACTATATGTTGAAAGATCATAATCTCCGTACTTTTGACGAAGTAATATTCCTCCATTTTGGTGGACGAATTTAGCAGCACCACCACAAGTCATACCTTCACCGCCGTGTCCGCGTGAACCATAAATACCTTCAGTAGCACCACGGGCCACAAACTCTTCTCGTTGTCCATTTATAATTTCACAACTGCGTGTAATATCTACGCTATTTCGCGTTGCATGTGAAACACAATCTCCTTGGACTTGCCTTTCTGATGGACCAAAAGAGGGATCAAACTTCAAGAGAGACTTAAACGGTAGGGATAGTTTTCCTTTTCCAGTACCATATAAATCATGTGCTGCCACACCAAATAGTGGATGTGGCAGTTCTCCTAAGAGCTTGTCCAACTCTTTTGGGTCACAGTATGATCCTACAAAGCCATCTTTATAGGCTTTTAATAAATCTTTCGGTGTCTTGAACATCACTTTGAGTTATCCTTTGCCCATTTAACTACTGTGTTAATTAATACTACTGTAACAGGCACAATTAGTGCTGTCATGCTACCAAGATCAAGCTTAGTTAGATTTTCGCCAATATATGTTAATAGTGCGGCTAAACCAACTAATGCTGCGTTCTTACCAACTGAAATAAGATCAGTTGTATTTAATGAGAATGCTTTTGAACCTACTTTTAGATCTAACATCTTATATCTCCTTGAGTTGAGAAATGCTTATTAAAAATCCACCATGCTCCTTGTCATTTATCCTATATGGAAATCCCATCATTTTTACTATCTTATCATCTACTGTTTGTACTGTTTTGACTAATTTTCTATTCATTTTTAAGCAAGATTTCAATTCATCAAAAAGATCTTCTCTATCTTCTTCTTTTATATAATTGAGCCAATCATAACCTTCTACACTGTTAATAACTTCTTGTGTTAATTCATAAAAATTATTATTGGTCCAAGTTAGTCTACCATGATCATCTGTTTCAAATAATGCCGCATCATTATAGTGAAGTGCGGCTTTTGTTCTTTGTTCTATAACTTTTTGTCTTTTTTCCATCCTATTAACGGTAGATCTTAAGTCTACAATAGCGTCTTTTAGGCTATTTCCACCATTAGTTGTTAGTTCTTTTTTGATTGTTTCTAATGATCTACCAACTTCTTCCTGCCCTTTAACAAATTTAACTGTTGGTTTTATTACCTTGACCCACATTAAGCTAAAAAATGTTCCTAGACCACCAATGATAGTAAATATAAAGGTGATATGTTCTGGACTTTTTATGTCTAGCATAATTGCCTCCGTAGGAAAAAGAAGGATAAAGTGCCTTAAGATTTCTCAAAAGGCACTTATCCAAAAATAACGACTTATTCGTTACTATCTTTAGCCTTGTAGGCAACATTACGAGTTGGTAAAGCTGCTCCAAATCTATAGGTAAGTTCACCGGGAACTGCTCTACTAGTACTTGCAGCATCATCAACGGCTGGGAAGTTACCGCTGGTAGCTCTATAAGTTACAGCAGTACCAGCACCAGTACCTCTGGTAAGACCGGGGAAATTGCCACTAGATGGAGTTGCAAGAACATTAAATGTTCTTGTAGCATATGAACCAAACTGAGTAGTCTTTAGATTCTTATTAACTACGGCTTCTGTAGCACCACCGGGGATAGTTAAAATAGTTGAAGATGATCCATTGATTTTACCAGCATTGGTATCACCAGCGGCCATTAATAGAAATTCGCTACCAGCGGGTGGAGTATATGCAAAAGTGCCACCCTCTTTTGCCCTTGTTACACCGTGTGGATCACGAAAATTATTTGGGGCTGTAGGTGTATCTTCAGTTACAACTGTACCATAGCCCGGAACGTCAGCTAAATTGTTGATAAGTGATAGATCTGTTAGATTTTCACTAACAGCACCGCCATTTAGAACAACGCCACCGTCATTATTGTATGCATTTGCAGAAACTGCTTTTTGGGATGCCATATTATTCTCCTTTTATTAAATAAAATTTGCAAAGTAATAATTCCGCATCCTTTTATAGTCCAGTTCCTAAAATTATATACACATTTAACAGAATTTATCTTTTATGTTGTCTGCAAGTTTGTGGATTTTACGTCTAATACTTTCCCTATTTTTACCACGTTTTTCAGATATTTCTGCTATAGTCATATTGCTAAGTCTATCTTCAATCAAATCCCTATCTTCTGAATTCTTAAACTCGTCCATTAGATCAATACTAAAAAATGGATCTGTATTGGATGCTATATTTTGGTGCAACATTCCAAAAGACTTATTTTTATTGGCAAACTTAATCTCCTTCATGCACTCAATAAACACGCCCTTATATAGATAAGTTGTAAATTTAGCTCCCTTTTCTGCATTGTAGTTAACGAATGTTTTCCATAACGCATTAAGTTGGCAAGTCTTTATAGAATCAGCATCTAATTGATTTCTAAATCTCTTAGAAGCCTTATTCATAATTTTAACAATATTTTCATCCTTAAGGGCAACCTGTATCTTATCATCTATGCAATTACTCATCATCAAATTCTCCTTTTATAAGTTCTTGTTCAATATCAAATCTTATATTCTGAAAATCAAACATCTGTCCTATACCAACAAAAAATCTATAACGACTAAAGATTTTTAGTATCTCAATACCGGGCATTTTATTGAGTTTATTTTTTATGGCTGGTGTAATATCGAAGTTTGTGTGACCAATCCAGCAGTCAAAATTAGCTAACATAGATATATCATCTATTACCTGCGGAGTGAGTGGCAACATCTTATGCAAAGCTGCTGACATCATATCTTTTTTATTGTCTTCATCTTCATATGATTCGTCTTCATCATCGTCATCGTCTTCTTCACCCAAAATATCTTCTTCTGCTTCTGGCATCATATTCTGTATTATATTCTGTAATATGGGGCATGATAATTGTTTTTCAATATAATCTTCATATTTTTGCCATCCTATTTTTTTAGACATATATGACTCCTATTTTGTGAAAACTTCAGACGGTTTTATACAAGGTTCATCCGCCTTACTATCTTTATGCCCATTTATGATTTTTGCTTTAGTATCTTTACTAATAAGATTGAAAATTTTAATTAGACAATCTTCTCTACCTTCTTCTACAAGGGCATTTTTTACTATATTCATAGTTTCTAGTATCGCCCTATCTTCTGCTAAAGTGTCGATTATATAACACAGTGATTCAATAGATTCATCACTATAATCCTCCAGTTCTACATCCACTATCGTAGAATCTGAACCTTTAGAAACTATATAACTTATTTTTGCTAAAACTTCATTAGGTTCTGAAACTTGTTCATTATCTGGTTTTTTCTTGAAGAAATTAAATAACATTTAATATTTTTCTCCCGGTGTTTTTCCAGCTAAAATTTTTAGCAGTTGTAATTCCATATTCGTTAACAGTTAAACTATTAGTTATATTTAGTTCATGGATATTTTGCATATATTTTATAGCAATATTTTTGGCCCTATTATCTATCCTAGCCCAATTACCTTGACCGTGAAACCATTTACCGTCATATGCAGTTTCGGTTTCTTCTATAGGTATTAACAATGCATTATTAGAGTTACAAAATTCTGTATGGGCAGAATAATCTGTGGCTATTACACGTTTTCCACAAGCCATCATTTCTAATAGCTCTAAATTCCACCCCTCTGCTCTTGCTGGAAATATTCCACAATGAGTTTGGGACATTATATTATACACTTCTTGCTGAGTGTTCTGTCGTGGAATAATATGTATTTTAGATCCCAGTTTAGACTTTTTATATAGATTTATCCATTCATTTTGTTCCTGCTCTGTGCAGAAAGGATTTTCGCACATCATGAATAGTTCTACATTATCATCTTCGTTAAACGCTGAGTTAAATATATCAACTAATACATCATGCCCCTTTCTTATTTCCCATTTACCACAATTAAAAAATCTTGTTGGACTATTTTGTGGCATTTCAGACGGCTGAAAAATAGATGAATCAACACCCAGCGGGACTACTATAACGTTAGATTCTTCAATAGTTGTATTATTTAATACTATTTTCTTAGCCCATTCTGAACATACAAACACTCTATCTAAAGATTGAAGTTGATGCTTTTCAAAATCATTAAACTTATCCAACTCAAATATCGGAAACCCTATTCTGGTTCCTTTGCCAGCAAATTGTGCCATATCATGTTGATGCCATATTTTAATACATGGGGCATTATAATCATAAAACTGAGAATTTTTTATACATTTAGAGATTATGTCGGCATCTTCTTGATTTGTTACTTGAGGTTGTCCTATCATGAATAAAGAAACTTCTATGGATTTAGATAGTTCTTTGATAATGTTTAAGGATGATACGCCGTAACCAAGCTGATTAATTGGGGCCATTACATTAATTTTAGTATTCATAGTTTATTTTGTTATTCCTAAAAAAGAACCATCGTTTTAGTTTTGTTACGTCTTCTTCTTGATTTATATAGCTAAGATAGTTTAATACCTCGCTCAGAGAATTAAATATATGTTCGTGTGGCAACATAAAGAATAACCAATTGGGTGCTTGGCTTTTACCCTGTTCGCACCATATTAAAACTGGCTTTTTCTCCCTATTAGCTGTTACTATCTCTTCGTATGTTCCACAAGCATGAATATTAAGATCAATATGAGCAATAATGAAGTCAGATATATCTACACATCGCAAATCTGCACTGCGTATTATACCAAATTTCTCTTTGATCTTTTCATACTTTTCTGTCTCTTTGTAGTATTCTATCCAGTGCCTAGTCTCTTCATCTTCAATAACCCCATTGATTGGTTTGTCGCACGGGTCAATGACAGTTACCCCTAGTTCGTTTAGATATGGAGTTATTCGCTTACGCCAAGTAGTTCCACCGTCTGGAACTCTATCCATAGCACCAACTAAATAAACTCTCATGCCAACTAAGTTATTTATTGAATCCATTGTCTATGCTCCACCATACTTTGTTAATACCTAGAGATCTCATTATTCTATCACACTTATCGCACGGCTGACTACATCTTAATTCGCCACGCTTATTTAGTCTTATAATAACCATTTTGAGGCTATTATCTATATAATATTTACCCCATAAACGAGATATTAGATCAGTTTCTGCGTGAAAGTAAGGGTATTCACTATCTGTATTGAACCTTTTAGCTAATACTAGTGCTTGAGTATGGGTTTTCTCTGGATTGTTTTGCCCTATTGCAAGAAGTTTATTTTTCTTGTATCCAAAAGCAAAGTGAAAAAATTTATTCTTAGTTTGTCTTTCCTCTTTGGCTTTAGGTAAAAGGCTCAGTGCTATTTCAAGTGATTGATCTATTATATTCATGAGAAATCTATAGTATTGATAGTAATAAGCTTGATAAATTCTTGAATACTAGTTACTTTATGATTATCAAAAGCTTGTTTGGTTTTCTGTTTTGCTTCTGTCTTTTTGTATCCAAGTGCTACAAGCGAACTAATACAATCATTGTAAAGTTGCTCATCTCGTACTGGTTTTGGTTTAGGGGTTGTTGTTGTTGGTGTAATAGTAGGTATGGTTGCCGGTTGATTAATGACGGGGTTATTTTTCTTAGGTTTGGGCTTATCTGCAACGGTGCGTTTTGGTACACTCTTGACAGCACAGCTTTGTGTTGGTACAACCTTTACTTGTTTTGGTTTTTCAATATACGTGTAGTCTTCTACATATCCAATAACAAACTTATCTAGCTTGTTGAAGCTAATTGATTTGCCCTCAATGTATGCCTTATATGTATAAAAAATTGTTAAGCAAATGATAACAAATGCCCAAAAATTTCCAACGCTAGGATGTGGCTGTGGGTTCATAATTTTTTCCTACTGTGATCATACCATAACTATCGTCACAGTCAAGACGCAAACTTAAAAAAAATGGCCCGAAGCACAAGGCGACGGGCCATTCCTTAGACAGATTGACTATCCATTTCACTCTTTAGAGTCTTGCCCTACAATTCCAGACGGGCCTAAAGAAATTTCATCTGCCATTACGCAGATAGAGTTCTTTTGATTCCCATCCTTATCTTGATAATCATCAATTTTTAGCTTCCCTTGAACGCCAACCAATCTGCCCTTCTTTAGATGATCCTTTAATGCTTCAGCCATTTTTCCAAAACATAGGATATTTAAGAATAGAGTATCTTCATTGCGACGATCATTCACGGCCATACGAAACTTTGCCATAGCAGTACCCTTTTGGGTTGTGCTTAATTCCGCATCCTTTGTTAATCTGCCACAACCTAACCATGTATTAATATTCATGCTATCATACCTCCAATGCTGAACGAATTCTACCTCTTACTACCTGTGTATTGCCACGATTATAAGTGCCTAGTGTAGCACTGTATACGTTTCTAGCAATTGATCGCGGAATACCCAGAAGTCGAGCAGCGAACTCTGTATCTTCACGATTATTACGAAAAAATCCAAACCCAGACTTGTGTGCTAAAGCAGTAATTGGATTTAATGTTACACCCTTGTAGTGACCACTTTGAATGGTGGCAACAACACGATTATGATTAATATCCCAATGATATGCATCAGCTAGGTTTGATAGTCTGTCAAAAAATTCAGTATAATTCATATCAATCTCCTTCTTCATTGCTATTTAATTCTTCGAAAACTTGAACATCTTTAACGCCATTTTGCACATAAGCCTTTAGTTGCTCAATCTCATTTTGAATTAAAGCCTGCTGCTTTGTCAATTCTTCAATCCTTTGAGCAACATTTTGCAAATGTGCTTTTGCCATTTCTACAACCGTCATATCTTTTTCTCCTTGTTCTTTCACCTTGTTATACCCATTAGTACTGTCAAAAACAATCATGGTTTTTGTTCATATGTCATATAATCTAAAACTTGAAGATGAGTCCAATTAGGTTGATAATTGTCATCTGTTCCAAGTCTAGCAATATCTATATATTCACTTTCTAGCCTGACTACTAGTTCTGCAAGAAATTCTAGCTTGTTTGAGTAAACACATTCCTCTATCATATCTAGAGTCTCTTTTACTGTGCGTTTATTATTAGTACTCATGTTTGATACTCCACACATTCGACATCAGATTCATGAAATAATTCCCTTGATAATTCAAAGTCTTTTTCCCATCTATCTATTTTGTTTACGAATGAAACTATTCTGCTTATTCCTGACTGTATTATTAAACCAGCACATCTTGGACATGGCATAAATGGGTAAGTATATAAAGTACATCCTTCTACAGATTTATTAGCAAATAAGATTGCATTTATCTCGCCGTGTACAATAATATTATACTTTGTATCTCTCTCTTTCAGTCTATCATTATCTTCTATATGTTTAGGAAAACCATTATATCCAACAGAGACTATTCTATTATTTTTATCAACTATGACAGCACCAACTTTAGTCGATGGATCTTTAGACCATCCAGAAATAAATTTAGCTAAATCAAGAAACCTATAATCCCATTTAGACATTATAATTCCCAAACTATTTGATAGCCATCAAAAATAGGATCTATACCTATGTTCTTCATAAATTGTTTAACGTATTTACCTTTACCGTGTCCATTTTCAAAATTGTCATCTACAGCAATTATAGTTCCGGCAGAACATGAAGGCCAAATACATAACAATTCCATAATATGGTGCATAGATGATGGGTGAGGATTGTTATGATCAAAATCGTAAGAATCTAGATACAAAAGATCTACTGTTTTGTTTATTTCTCTCAACTGTTTATTCATATGAAATAAATAAGAAACTGAATCAGAACATATAAGACTTATATTTTTAGTTATACTTTTTGCTAATTCTATATTATATGGATTTATATCTATTGAATAACATTGACCTTTATTGTCTTGAATAAACTTATCAAATATTACAGTTGACATTCCAGCACCGTAATCATTTACTTGTCTTACACAGCCAGTTTCTATAATCAACGGACTATCTTTTTTTGATAATTTGTCAATCATCAATTGAAAAGATTCTTTGCGTAATCCATTATTGTTTATTATTTCTTGTAATTCCAGTTCCATTAAATGCTCCTATCAAAGTGTACCCTATTAACTTTAACAAATTCTGCACATTTTGGAAGGTCTTTTATACTATCTGCCCCAACATATGCACAAGCACTTCTGATACCACCCAATATATCATCAATGACATCTGATACCTCACCCTTATATTCTACCGTCTTAACGCGACCTTCACTGGCCCTATAATTTTTAATTCCACCATATTTTTCCTGTGCTGCATGGGAACTCATCCCATAGAATGTTAAAACCCTACTACCGTTTATATGACTCCATTCTCCACTGCATTCCTCTGTACCAGCAATCATGCCTCCAAGCATAACAAAGTCTGCACCAGCAGCAAATGCTTTTACAACGTCTGCTGGAGTCCTACAGCCACCATCTGCACAAATTAGACCCAAGTGCTTGTGTTGTGCTTTTAATCCATGGGCAGCGTGAGAGCATTCATTAATTGCTGATAATTGAGGATATCCTACTCCAGCTTTTAGTCTTGTTGTACATGCTGATCCCGGCCCAATTCCAACCTTAACAATATCAACGCCACCGTGAAGAATTAATTCATGAACCATTTCGGGAGTACATACATTGCCAGCCATTATAACGGGCCTAGTTCCAAACTTCTCCCTTATTTTTGCACAGTGGTCTACAAACTTATCTGTATATCCATTAGCAACATCAATACAGATATTTGGTATATCTTCTATTCTATCAACTATCTTCCTAAGTTTGCTGACTTCTTCATCATTAATTCCCATGCTATACCAAAATGTATTTAGATCTTGGAGATTTTCTATATAATCTTCTATATTATAATGTTTGTGTAGGCATGTGATACAATTTTTCTTTGATAGAGATTCTGCCATTTCGAATGTGCCAGTGGTATCCATATTCGCGGCCATTATAGGAACACCACTCCACTCCAAAGATGAGTGAAAAAATTTAAACGTTCTTTTTACATCGACCAAGGACCGTGAGGCGGCTCGGGATCTCTGTGGAACGAGTAATACATCATCGAAATCAAGTTTTGTATCGTTATTAATATTCATTATTTACTCCAAGAAAAAACCGACAGGGGAATTTCTTCCCCCATCGGATTTAACACACAATCAAACACTAACAGCCTGCCTACGCTTGGAAAGAACTCTATTAAGTCTATCCATCTTTGCCGTAACCTCAACAACCCAATCCCGGTTACGCTTCTTACGATTAACATGTTCAATATCATCACCGGTCATATGAACAACCTTATCGAAAATGCTATCAAATTCAGATACAACTTCATATCGACAAGTGCGAAGCTTTTGAAACTTAGAGTCATTTGGTACGCTAACAACATCGCGTGGATTAACCTTGCAAATCATTAGACGATTGCCACCGCCATCATTATCGTTATCAATATCAATGCCGCCATAACTCTTAGCATAATCAATAGCACCAACGTGTAGACCCTTACCACAACCGTTGTCACGATTGCTGTCTACCTTACTACGCTGGACTTCGCAAATAGAACCAACGCGATTGTCAAAAGTGCCGGAATAAATATCCTTGTAGTCTTCGCGTACAGCCTTATAGGACAAGAAACAACCATCATATGTGATAGGCATGTTCTTGTTTTCCATAAAGTCGAACAACTCAATAACAGCATGGTCAGATGGATTCTGACTAAGATTATCAAGGAAATTCAACATAGGCTCAAAAGGAAAACCTTGCTTAATCATATCAAGGATTGTTCCAGTAAACATATCGGGCATCTTAATTCCATCCCAACTCAAGCCACCATCTTGGCAATTTACATATCCATCGCAGTAAGCATTAACATGCGAAATGATATCGTAAGAAGCCTCAAAGTGTTCGACATTGTTATTCTTAAGATGATTAATTAACTTATTATAGTTAGGGTGGGACTTGCCGAAGCAGTATGCCTGACCACTAACAACCGCAGTAACAGTACCGTCATTTGCAATAATGTATTTCATGTTATGTCTCCTTAAACTTATTATAGCGTCACAGTGAGTTAAGAACAGTTTGGGCCTTCAGGCCCGATTCAATAGTATCGATATAGTCAGCAACAAGCTTCCTATCAGCATCATTCCAAGGAATCGAAAGCAGTCTGAGCATAGGATACTTCTTCATTTCCTTGTCAAACTTGCTAGCGAACTTATTATCATCGAGTTTCACATCGCTAAAACTAACCTTCTCAACATTGGGCAACATCTTTGACATGCTGTAAATCATATTCATTTCTGTTGCAATGTTATTAATGTTGGAGCAATATTCGTTGTATTCATTAATGATGTTCTTGACTTCGCTATTAGAAGTCATCGTAATGATATCCTTCCATCGATCATATCGCTCATTTGAAAGTGGAACCCTACGATTAACATTAATAATATTTTGCTTGTTGGTCTTTGTGGCATGATCAAAAACTTTTTCAAGTACGTTAACACCACGGGTCCAGTTACCACGCTCATCAAGCTTCCTATTCTTTACAACGGATGGCTTGACAATATAAAACGTAGCATCTTCAACCATGTCAGAGTGATTCTTGCAAACATATTCAAGTACATTTTCAAGAAAACTGACATCAACTTCGTGAGAATCAATTTCAACAGAACCCTTAGACTCTGTGAAATAGTGAGCATTCTCATACTTTACGCTCATGTTGCAATCCTCAAAGCGACCAGTTTCTTCATTGAAAACCCGTGCCTGTACAACTGGACCAGAGTTTGTAAACCCATAACTAGAACGATTGTAATTAACTTTATCAAGAGTTGAAGTCAAGACAACATCTGTCCGATCAGCATCACCAAGGATACCATACAAACGGCAGTTGTCAATAGTCTCGCTTTCCTTAAGCTTGTAGACATAGCAAGCCTGAGAGCCACCGTTCTCTTTCATGTACTGACGAATTCGACTAACTCCACCCCTAGTAAGGTTATCAATAAAAAACTTTGTGTGAGTATTAAAGACAATACGCTCAACACCGTACTTAATATCAACCTTAGAACGATACTGGGACTTTTCCATCAAGTTAATACCACTATCTTTAGCATTGATATACTCTCCAGCAACGCTATCAAAAAGCTTCATATCATTCCAAGTGATAGACTTTTGAAGAGACTGAACAGCAGTATTGATAGACGAACACTGATTGCTAATCTGAACATACTTCATACGGGCCTTAAACAAAGAAGGCTGGCTAGCAATTTGTTCTTCAATCTTAACAGCAATCTCGTTAATGATATTATCAATCATGCTAAGAATATTCTTTTTAGTGTCTCGACTATATGAAAGAGACTCACGACTAGGAGTAATGTCAACATCTCCAATATTCACAAAGATTCTCAGTCCGTTAGAATACTCAATAAATTCACGATGACGTTGGAAAGACTTGTCACCATTAGCAGTAAACTGGTTAACGTCAATTGGGTATGAGATCTGACCCATCACAATAAGATTCTCTCTGGCATTGTCATCAAAGTACCAGTTGGTTCCAGCCAGAACCTTATCAATGCTACGGAATGAGGGCTTATAAGCCACAAAGTTTGGCTTTACCTTGAAATGTTCATAAACATGGTGCGATTCATGTTGAAATCGGTTGATATCATACTCATTCACATTGATAGAAACCTTGATACCATTCTGTTCGCTGGTATCAGACTCGTCCATCAAAGAGAAGACGGGACTGCCGCTCTCATCCTTATAGGCAGTATAAAGCCTACGAGTACCATCAAGATAAGCCTCAACGGTAAAACTATCGGAGTATGCAAAGGGAGCCTTGCTACCCAGACCAAGACAACCAACCGCATCATTGCTATTATTTCGGGTGCTACGGAAATACGTAGTATAGAGTTGCATACAGTTTTCATGATCCATGCTAGTGCCGTAGTCACGAATAGAGAATACGGGCGAGATGGCGGTGGGGATATGAACGTCAAAAGGTACGTTTGCCTTGCCAGCCTCAACGTGAGAATCGTAGGCATTAGTAGAGAGTTCACGAACAACTGCGAGAATCTTGTTAGAATAAAGACCGTCAGAAAGGATAAAGAATGCCTTAGACGATGCTTCGATGCTGAACTTGGACTCTTCAAACTGACCGGACTTCTCAATAACGTTCGTACTAGCGTGAAGTTTCATAATTGCTAATCTCCTAAAAAGTGCTTAAGTGCTGTGTGTACTTTGAGTATACCAGAGTTATCGGCAGTGTCAAGCGGCCAGTTTAATTTTTTTTCAACGGTTGTCTTCTACACAGAAAGATATGGGTTCTAATGCAAAGTCAACTAAATGACCATCAATATATTCTGCCCATTCATCAATAAAAGATCCTATGGTATCTATATCATCTGTGCAATATCTATATGAATTATAATCGTTTATAGAATCATCCCAAATCACTATAGAGTCATTGGTCACTTCTACATTCTTTATATTTTCTTTGAAGTGCTTTGCTGCTAATAACTCAAGTGGTGAATACCTATTATCACGCATAGCACGAATAATATCACTTTCACTCATTTCAAGCTTGATTTTCATTTCCAATCCAAAGCCTCACTAATTGTAGGGAATTGTTGTACAAAAATTTCTTTGCATCCATTCGCTATATCCATATGTTCCTTCTGAGTACCGCTTTTTTCTCTTAGTGCTATATACGTAATCCATGATCTGACATTTCCAGAAACATAAAGTCTGGTAGGAGTTGCTAGTGGTAATACAAACCTAGCACACTCTTTAGCCACCCCGTCTTTAATCATGTCATCGTATATTGATTTTGTTTTAGCGAAATGCTCACGAATTTTTGTATTCCATTTAACTCGTACTTCATCGCTAATGTCATCTATACTGTTTTGTCTATTTTTAGTATCTTGACGGCGAAGTTCAAATAACGGAATGTCTTCTGCTAACAATGCTGTATCGGCATAACGTTGGCTAAACTCTTGAAAAGTAAAGCTTCTGTGTCTTAGAATCTGAGCAGCAATACCTCTTGTTGTATTAATTTCAACAGTCATAAAGCCGTGCTCAAAAATACTCCAATGCTGATGCTCAATACAATATTTCAAAAGTTTAGCATAGTTATCGTTATCTTGTCCTTTTGGATTTGATACTCTAGCACAATATGCCATTAATTTTTCTGCATCGGGAGTAACGCTAATTAATTTTACATTCATGTTTTTTCTCTATTAAATTTATCTGTTCTAGTTTCCCACCAAAAATGCGCCATTGTTGTATCGCCATCAAAATATATTGGACAAAAATCTGGACGAAAAACGCTATTAAGATCACAGGCTATGCAAGTAAAAAATAATTGAGATCTTGGATAACCATAATCTAAAAGTTTTTGTTCTATTTTCTTAAAATTATTTCCACTGAGACATCCGCTATCTACTACAATTAAGATATAGTATGGATCTAATTGATTTGGATGAATAAATGCTTCAAACTCATCTTTATATGGAATATTAACGGGTTCTATATCTATAGGCTCATCTTTATTTGATAATTTATGAGATATTAATTGAGCCACAAGCCCAGAATATTCATAACTTAATTGTAATATACCTATGCGACTAGACAAGTTAATAAGACTATTATGACGAATTTCATCGCATATTTTATCTATACATTTGGTTTCCCATTCTCTATCAATAAATAAACTATTTTTCATTATACTCTCTTTGGTGATCTAGCCACTTACCATTCGTATGATGATTAAATATTGCCCTAGCCAGTTTACTAACGCTTGGAGCAGCACCGCTACCGCTAATAGAATTATCACTAGATTTTGCCCAATAATACTGAGCATCGTCTTTATCTTTAATAGTCTCATATCCAAGACCTTTGGCCCACGATCTTATTTCTGTCCAAGTCATTTTTGTAATTGGTCTTCTGACCTTACCTTTTGCTTGTGGGAATACCCACTAGAAAATCCAGACATAAATGCTTCTTTTAAAAGCGGAATATCACTCTTCATTATGTTCTGGTTTTGTAGCCAATCGATGAACATTTTATCTTCGTCGCAAAGTTCTGGCCCACATAATTCATTATACCTATACTTTATGGTATTAAACATACTGTCTATGCATATAAAGTAGAAGTCATCTTTTATACAAGAATTTTCAAAATTCTGATGCCATCCAGATATTACCACAATATCTCCAGAATGGGTGTAAATTTTATCACCAATTTTTATACGCAAGGCTTCTTTAAATATCATATAATTTTTCTTTTGCTATTATCTCATAATATTCTGGAGTAAATTCGCCTTTTCTCATAGCTTCATTGTACCAAGGCGTATCTTGTTTGTCAAACAGTATTCTGTGTTGCATACTGCTATTTAATCTTTTAGACCCATTTACCTCAAATTCCCAAGGGTTTTCTGAACCGTGGTTGATCAAGCAAGATTTAAAAAACTCTTTATTCCATATAGAAGCTTGCATTGATATTGTATATAAACTATGCTGACGCAATGCATACATGTTTCCTATTATATGAAACTTATTATATAATCTACTATCTTCATGAATTCCTAATCTATTTATTCCCTGCCGACATATTTGAATATACATATCAAATTGTGACTTTGGTATAGTTTTTCTCAAAAAATAATCATCCTGTAACCATAATACGTACTCTGTATCGACTCTATCTAGAGCATACTTTAGACAATCTGAATAAGGTATTTTGCCCGGTAAAATAGATTTAAAACCATAGTCGTTAAATTCTAGGGTTTCTGATAAAAAATATCTTGGAATATCTATATTGTGGTCCCAGTATCTGTTGAATAATAGACCAAATTTGTTCCATAGGAAATTGTATTTATCGCAAGTGCCGACTAATAAAGTAATGTCCATATTGATTTTCGTGTATAATTGTAATGAGTACTCGATTTTAGAACCTTATAAGGAGATTTTTATGCCTTTTTCACCAACACAATCTGGTAACATGTTTCCCGGCAGAAACGTATTCTTCCCCGGCATTATAGCTGGTCCATCTACTGTCACTGGTACTAGTGGCATATTCATCCCATTTGCCGCATTAGAAAGTTATAATGTTGGTAATAGTGGTGAAATCGGAGAATTAGTATATTCAATAGTAGATAAGTTTGTAACTGGTTTAAACAATTTATCTGGTGTTCCTACGCTTGCAGATGATCTCCCAAGTAAGTTTAGTGCTTCAAGACAAACATCGTTAACTTCAGATAACACTGCCACAAAAACATACTCAATGAGTTTTGATCTTAATGTTTCAAGTGCCAAGTATGATCTACAAAGCGAAGCATGATGGATAGGGTTTGATAGAGAACATACGTATGTTTGGTTAAGAGGGCGAACTTTTAGTTCGCTCTCTTTTTTTGTATATGTGTCTTGATCCAATCTAAGAAGTTACTAATCCTCGTATGACAACCATCATCATTATACGTTGAGTCTGGCTTTTTGTCAAGGGTTGTGACACAAGAATTTATACCAGCCAATTTGCCATCTATAAATAAACCGCCGCCGCTATCCCCGCTACCTATTAAGAATTCAAGCTCTGTTCTATTTAATATAGAAGGACTGCAAATTAAAAGATCATTTTCTATTCTATCTATTTTATTTGATCCGCCCCTTTTTTTCTTGTCTCCATTCTGTATTCCAGTTATAAAAGTACCAGTTTTACCATAGCCAGCAATAGCGCATATTTTGTCAACTTCATTTGATTCTTCGTATAGCTTTGGATAAAATTCAAGCTCTATGTCTGATGTTGTATGACATAATGCTATATCTGCAAATCCAAATTGCTTCTCTTCAAAGTTTTCATGGCATATAATTTCATCTATAACTATGATCTGTTTTTTCTTTTCGCTGTGTAAGAAAGCAAACTTAGAGTCTTTCACAACATGAGCCGCCGTTAATACCCAACGAGAATCTATAGCAACAGCAGAGGCTGAGAATAAACCATCATTATTATAAGAACCCATTATCTCTAATACGCAATCAAATTTTTTACCATATTCAATATATTTTTCATCTGGAGTATTGGGGTCTATTGTGCCAGCATATATATTAGATATTAAACCAATAAGAAATCCAACTACGAGGTTGTTGATAAGTTTGTTCATTATATGGCCTATTCTTGATTTTGAGTGATATTTGTTCACAGTCAGTGACTACATTTGTATTCCAGCTTTTGTAGTCCATCAAATGGCCCAATAATAGATGACAATCAGAGCATAATGTGATTAAATTATCTGGATTTAATTCATTACTTGGATCTAAATGATATGGTATTATGTGATGAACTTGTAGATCGTTTTTTCTCCTACACGCCTGACAAATTGATTGATGTTTTAAATGTTCCTTCCTGACGTTAGACCACTTGGGCGATCTAGAATAGTCAGATATTTTATCTCTTAACCAATTAAACATAATTTTCCCATAAGATTAAAAAAACCCTTATATATATACACTAAATAAAAAAGGGGGCAGCTTTCGCCACCCCCTGATTCATTACTTATTAGGTAACTATTGTTCACTCTTCACGAACAAAAGCCACGCCAAATTCACCCGGTGCTACGGGAGGTACAGTATCAACAGCAGTAAACTCCACGGTGGCTGGCGAACTTACATTGCCAGCATCGTCAACGTCTACTAAGGTTAAAACAACACTATCATTATCTGAGAATGATAGCTCACCAAAACTGGTGGTATTTGCTGGGAAGGGCGATGTTGAACGAACTTCACCATTAACAGCCACTGAAAGTCTACGCTCTGAAACGTCACTATCAACAACTGGGCCAGCGGTTACATTATAAACTAGTGCCATAGAAAATTCCTCTCTGTATAAAAAATCACACTTAAATGCTATAGGATAGATACTACGCATATCCATCTTTCGCAAAACTTTTAGATATCTATTAAATAGTCTGTCATTTAGCCATAAAAACATAAATCTACTCTGCTTTGTATGTTAGCTCATCTACCTTTTCCATTATTATACTCATCTTGTGCTCATTTACACTGTGGCTCTGATTAATTTCATTAAGTATGTCAATATATAGTAAATTTACCGATAAAGATGATACTAATATTGAAAGTAATAATGCTACAAATGTATATTTCATGAATAAACTCCTTAAGGTGGGATATTTTAGGTAGGCTACCATTTTATACACCAACCGGGGGGTTTATCGTTGTCTAAAATGGCTTTTCTTTCTTCTCTAAGTAGGGCTATTTCTTTTCTTTGGGTTTTTACTTCCAGTTTTAATGATTCTACTATATTTTTAAGGGATTCTATATCCCTCAACAGTTTATTTATATAGTCATCTATATCTACTGGAAAGTCATTTATATTAATCTTCATCTATTGATCCATAATGTTTTACTGCCGCCCTAGCATTTTGCTTGTGGGTTACTCTCTCTAAATTATCAAGGCTATTATTAGACTTATTGTGATCTATATGATTGACGATGAATAACTCTCTTAGAAATACTTTGATAGATTCTGGAGTCTTTTTATAGTCTTTTGCATTAATTTCTTTTGGTAGATTTTGATCAAATGGCTTCCAGCTATCAATTACTAATTTATGAACTCGACAATTTAATGATTGTCTTTTAGCTCCATATCTTCCTTTTGAGCTATATTCATAATCAAAAGTACCACAATCAAATGAAATATCCACCTTATTATATCCTTGCTTACATATACGAGGTTTTAAAAGTTTTTTATATGAAGTATCAATAATGCAAATACGATAACCACTTTTTTCCTCATTAATTCTTTTAAAATGAGAGTATATATTACCACTTTTTGAAACGCTGTATTCTTTTATTGGAATTCCATTCAAGATTACTGTGGTTAACTCTTCTTCATCGTCTACTTGATCTTCTGAAAAATCAAACTCTAGTTGATTCATTTGCATATAAAGCCCTCCCAAGTGCTATTCTAACACCAAGTTTCTTATCATAGTTATCTTCTGTGCTACAAATAGCAAGTCCATGAAAACGTTCGCCAGTAGGAGAATCAATAATAACTTCGGTAGAGCCACCCTTGGTATCTGGGCCAATAATTCCATCAGTATAACCATAGACTCTCTTACCGTTTTGCCAAGCATGATATCCATTATAAAGACGGTTGTGAAAAACTTTTACTTTGTATCCATTGTCTTGCAATTCTTTGACAGTCATTATTCAACCTTTCATAAAAAAGTAACGGAAGAAGTAGGATTCGAACCCACGGAAGTTTTTACGCTTCTTCTGATTAGTAATCAGATGCATTAGTCCACTCTGCCATTCTTCCTACTAATTGTATCTCTATTAGTTGCTATTGTCAAGTGGAGGCGGCGAGAATCGAACTCGCGTCCAGAATAATTTCAATATAAACATCTACATCCTTAGTTAGTTGTTCTCGCACAGCTAACAAAGCTAACAGAATTATCTGTGTCAGATTGAATACAATCATTACCCCCATTTATGTTTGGTGAGGATACCATATCCGATTATCGGAGTCAGCATGATTGGGCAATACGGTTCATGCCACCGCACTCTTGCCTAACTAGGTCAGGCAGCGAGAGCGAAACGAGTTTCGCCAACTAACATTTTAATCGACTTTTATACTGGCCGGTCGATTAACCAGTGGATGCCATCTATATATCCGTTTACCTGTCGATACCTTTCGCCCCCTTATTTTAAGAAGTTTATTAAACCGCTTGGCCCATTATAGCCAATCTTCCTTCCCTTCTCTTTACCGTTTTCGAAAACCACAAAGGCAGGGATCGTCTTTATATTGTAGCCTTCAACGATGTCTTTGTCAACATCAAAATCTACGTCTACGATGGTATAATTTTTTACAATCTCTGATAGTTGTGGGTCATTCTTCATATCATTCTTAGCTATGTGGCAGTATTTACACCAATCGGCGGAAAATATGATTAAAACCTTTTCGTTTGTATTATCAAAAGCAAAAACAGAAGCGATAGATATTAAACACGAAATCAAAAGGATAGATACTAGTGTATTTCTCATGCTATAACCCTCCAGTTGGTAAATAATATATTCTACCTTGAATATATATACACTTTTTAATCAATCATTATTATCAACACCACCCTCGTATGTTAACTTGGGTATTAAATCATCATTTGTTTGTTCTACCTTTTTGATGGTGATCACCAAGAATGTATCTCCTTGGTGATTTCCACCATCCAGTAATTTTTTCAGAGCATTACATACCTTTTCGCATGTAAGTTCTGGATTTATTTTAAAGCAAATCATCTTTTCTCAATTTGACAGATTATTACTGTGACTATTGCACATATAATATATACTATACCCAATATTGTCCAAGCGGTTGGTTCATTCATTTAAATCGACCTCAATTTCTGCACCATCAAATACCCAATGATCTATACTATCTATATAGTTGTGGGTTGGAATTGGTTCATTTACAATTTTGAATTTAACGTCAAAAATTCCACTTATTCCTTGATTTTGATAAAGATACTTTATAATAGCATCCTTAACATCTTCATCGCTCATAGTTATATGAGTCTTGTTATTAATCTTCATGGTTCTCCATAACAAATTTTTTGCTTTGCTCATTAAATAGTTTAGATATTAGATAGAATCTTTCATTTTCTAAGTATTGAATTTGTTCGTTTATGAAATCTATTCGTTTCTTAGTATCTTGTATACCTATACTGTTTTCGTACTTTTCTTTCATATACTCATTTAGTTGTTGTTCTCTTTTACTCATTGGTTATTGCCTTTAGCTTTTTTGTGATATTCTCTATAGTTTTAATAACCGGTGCTGTTAATGCATAGTCTTTTTTATATGCCTGTATAGCATCTATAATCTTCCAAGCCTCATTTTTAGAAATATCAATGTTCATACAAATAACCTGTCCTTTAGCAATTCTGCAATAGTTTCATTAATATTTATTCCGTTTACAACTATATCTTTGTTAGAATCATATTCATCAATTTCCATATATTTCATGGCATTATTGAAACACCAAAAGATAGCAAACTTTTGTTCTTTTGTGAGATTACCATTCATTTCTATAAATTCCCGGTTGTAATCTTGGCTCATAAGGTTTAACAGTCCATCCCATCATCATTAAATCTAATTTAATTTCATCAGTAACAACCCCTTCGTTGCCAGAACAATACCAATCCATATATTCTCCACTATTGATTATATCAGCTACTATGCCGCCAGACATTCTCCATGAGCAAGTCCACTCTTTATCACCATAAAAGAATCTGTTATTGCACAAAGCCCCATATAGGTCTGTGCAATAGACTTGGCTATTAATACATTTGGCTACTATACGTTCATTATTAATGAGATCATATTCTAAGTCTGGCTTATCAAAAACTGCTTTTAGTGTACCATTTAAGTCCATAGCGAACTCCTAATCTTAATTAGTTCAATTAGTTTTTCAGTATCTTCTTCGTCATACTTATGCTCCATCTCATCAATTTTGCGATAGTAATACTTTCCGTCTTTTTCTTTAGTGAACAGATCATATGGATTCGCCCTGTAGTCTCTATCTAGCCACCAATTGTAAAGTTCCAAAATCTTTTGAGAGGCTATTGCTTGTGCTGTTGCCTTATTGTAATCTTCATCATCTGGATTAAAACCATTATCTTCATTAAGTTTAAGGTCACAGGCCCAATTTAAATAGTCTAATCCTGCTTGTTTGCATCTTCCGTTAACAAACTTATAGTTACGCTCTGGATATGCTTTCATCAAATGAGCCTGATCACTCTCAACAAAAAGAACTAACTCATTAAAAAGACCATGAAGAATACGATAGTCAAGATCATAATACTTCCCCGGCTTTAGTCCTGTTCGTAAATAATGAAGTTTGTCAATATATCTGTTACGAACATAAACTTCTATGGTATAGTAAATATCCATAGGAAGATGCACAATGTCCTGTAAAAAGTTTAGAACTTCTTCAGCAATCCAGTGTCGTAAAGGGTGTTTTGTTTTAGATTCTTGTCTCCAAGTTTCCCATTCATCTAAACCTAATGCTAATGGCTTAGTGTTTCCCCTAATAAGGTCAGCGAAATGTGAGCAACTCCAGTAATTAATTCGGGATTGTTTTATAATTTTAAACATTATAGATCAATATTCACTTCATAATTGTTAAGTATTCTGTAAAACTCTTCTCTTATTTTGACTACAGCATCACGGGCATCTGTAAATGGATCACCATATTTTTCCCATGTGCGTAATGCTTCGCTTAAATCCCATAATACTTTTTGCATACGGATTGCTTGATTCATTACGTCATACTCACGCTGATCTTCTGGAAGATCAAATTCAAATGTAGCTTTCATATTATTCCTTAAATTTAACCATTAAATATGTACCAAGAAACGCTCCAGACGCTAGCGGGATTAAGTAATAAATGTTCTTACTATATGATACTACGCCAAATGCCAGTAGACTGTAGATTATACTAGTCAAAACTGCTGCTGTAAAGGCCCGCTTTTTGTTAACGCTCATAATGTACCAAGCGTATAACATATCAATTGCAACATAAGTAACAAAGATTGTTAGTGCGGTTATGTAAGAAAAATCATTCATGGGAAATATCTCTTTCCATTTAAAGGATCATGATCATATGGGTAATTGAATCCCCCTAAAACTTTTCGTTTTTTATCTTTGATAAAATGTAATACTTCAGTAAAACAATCTTCACACAAATCAATATCATACTCCATACCATCATCCTTGCAACCATAACCCCAAGTAGCACCAAGACTAGCCCATGATGGCCCCATATTTATGGTATCACAAGATTGACCACAGCAATCGCAAATGACATTATCAATTGCTTTTCTAATTTCTTCTTTGTATGTTTTCATCTTTTAACTTTACTTACTATGTAAAGTATAGATCGTGCCAATAATATGCCACAACATACTTCAAATATTTTAAGCAGACTTGCTGACAACATCATATTTAACGTCCTGTTGATGAATCTTTGGCTTTTTATAGCCCATAAATACTTGGCTAGTAATAACCCCCATACCAGTTATGAGAGTTACTACTATACCCACGATAAATATGGTAAAATTGTTCATTTGAATAAATTTCCTAAAGAAAGTATACTTGGAACCCACAATCCTACGAATAGTGCCTGTTGCCTATTAAGGTCACTATCTCCTGCAAACCATAGTGTAACACTAAAAACAAAACTAGCAAATGCGGCAACAATAAAATAATTTCGACTGTTCATAATATTCCTTTTTGTTAAATTTGAAACCCCTTTAATATATCTAATATTCGTCGGGCTAACGCAGCGCCGCCGACAATTCTACCATCAGTATAATCTTCACCATATCCAGCAGAAGATTCGTGATCTTTTTGATCTTGAACTTTTTCACTACACAGTTTGATAATCTCAAGTATTCTATCTTTTTGTTTCTGATTCATTTATATTAATACCTTGATTGTATCCTTCGTCATATGCTGCTTTTAGCCAATCTTTTATTTGTAACCAATTATCCACAGGATCTTTGGGGCATTTTACAAGATCATCGTATATTCTCTCCATTCGTAAAGAAAATGATTCGACTTCTTCTAGCCATTCATTAAAAGTCATTATACCACCGTATTGTCAGTTGTCAACTCTCCATTACGAACAACATAATAAATAGGCTTGCCGGATGATCTAACATATTTTCGTCCACCATCAATCATATTACCATTATCAAATGCTTTATAATCGTGATGGAATTGAGAATATTGTAAATTACCATCATCGTCTTCTATCATGCCAAAAGTTAGTGATTCTACGCCATCAGCATTACTAATGTAAGCTTTTCCATAATGCGGTCTTAATGAAAAATATCTGTTACCAAAATCTGGATGTGGAGTTTCCCTATAAAATATATCTGCTGGATTGTCATCGCTATTTATATCAGTAGTGCAAACATATTTAATAGGAACACCATCTCTTTGAGAATAATGCTCTACAATCTTATTTATATCGTTAATAGGAAAATGTTTTATCATAGTAGTTTTTCTAGTTTTTTCTTAAGATCATTCATAACTTCTAATTCGATCTTCATGCATTCGGAAAGACCTTCCGGGCCACCGTGTATATCATCAAAGCTATCTTCAATTAACCAAAGTATAACATCTATCTCGTCTTCTGTCAAGACTAGGTTTTTCATAAAATTTTGTGCTGTTTCAATATTTTATATAGATCTTTAAGCTCACTAATATCTATTCTCAGTTCATGTGGATCGCTATTATTATAACTGAAAACTCTCACAAGATAAGGTTTGTTTTTTAATTTTTTGTTATAGTGAATTTCTATTAAGTCATATTCAAGGACTATGGTGCGAAATAGTGTCATAATGAGATACCTAGCCAACTACTAAAAACTTCATTGGCTAGGCAATCTCACTAAATTCAGTTACAGCAACTGCTGCCGCACTGGCGACTCTGCCTAGCCTTCTTTACAATACGAAATGGTGCTGTTAGAACACGCTTTGTTACGCTCACAACCGTTGATCCAGCCTTCCTAACTGGATTAGTCGAACATGACCCGCTGCAACAATCTGCACTAGCAAGTGTAGCAGACCCAAGAACAATTGCAACCGCACAAATTAGATTCTTCATAAATTCTCCTTAATTAGAAATTAAAACAAAAGAATAGGTAAGGCGGGCCAATGGTTAAATTATCCCGCCCTACCATATTCAACAATTATAATTGAACAAAGAGTTCGCCTTTTGGTCTAAGCCAAGGACTAACCTTTGACAATTTTACCATCTTGTTGATTCTACCACGATTGTCTTTGTGGCGACCAATAATATGGATTTCTCCTTCAACGTCTTTTTGTGTCCAAGTATAGTTATTGATTACGCTATTTGGATCAACGTTATCATCACCGTAGATTTCACCTTGAACATGAAATTTTACAACTCTGTCAAATATTTTAGCCATGATACACCTCTCTTTATTTATGATTATATAGTTTGTCGGGCCTTACGAGAAAATTCTGATCCTTTTCCCACTACAGATTCTACAATATGATCTTCTAAAACTTCTGGACAGAATTTATTGATTTCACTTTGTAGAGTATCAACTGGATAGTTGATTTTCTCCTTGAAGAAGTAATCTTTAAATTCTTCTAGTAGCTCTAGGTTATCCATTCTACTTGTAATGTAGTCTGTATACCTTCTAACAACATAGGGTTTATTATCTTCCGTAATTGTCATTATACGTTTCATGATTACCTCCCACTCTTTGTTAAAGTGGCTGGGCCTTTCATGTCTTCCCAATTATCCACTAGCACATCTGGTGCTTCGTGTCTAATCTCTGCCTCTAACGCAGAAACGGAAGAATGATCTTTCTCGACCTCTAGATAATCTCTTAGTCTATCTTTAATCTCCATAAAGTTTAAAGATCCTAAAATATGGTCGATATACTTACGTTGAAACTCAGTCCTATTCTGTTCTGTTAAAACTTTAGTCTTCATAAATCACCTCATAGAAAAAGTTAGATACCTTTCTATGATTCCTTTGTTCTCCGTAGTTCCACCACAGCTAACTCAGGCTTCGTAGTAACATCGAAAGATGTTTAAGCGGCAGATTCCCACCGCATCTAAATTATTATAGCCCCTAACCTTTTTCAGACACACTAATTTTTTCTACAGGTGTAGGATTATTTTCTTATTTTATAAGTTAGGAAAATAGTTCATTCTTGAGGAACAATCTTATTGTCATCAACAACACACTGTCTCAAAAGATTAACAGCAGTTTCCAATAAGGAATTGGTTGTTTTCAAATCATCAGCAAGAGTATGTTCTATATTACCACCATTAAGAAGTCCTAACATAAAAAGTCTTTCTTCATAATCAAGCAAGAACTCTTGAACATCTTTTCTGAGTTTATCGTTCATTCTTCATTCTCTCTATACAAAGGATAGTCTTGTTCATTCTTTAGTAGTTTTTCGGCCAATCCCAATATCTCCCGCTCACTCCAACCACTAAAATATCCCCTCATATAAATTTGGGTCAATTCATTACGAGGAGTATTCTCATAATATTTCTGCACAGATTCTATCCAAGTTTTGGTGGCTTGTTGTAGACGATTCATTTGTTATACTCAACTATCCTATCTATAAATTTTAGACATTGCATAAATGCAATAAAATAAAGAAGATAATATTCCCAACGAGGTATAGTTATCATTAGTTATTCTCCAAATATTCACAAATCATACTACTCAAACCTATTGGCACAATTACTACAAAAAACAAAAATCCCAAAATCAATAGTGAG